CACATCATGCCCCGTAAGATATCTACTTAGTAATCTATACTCACATTGCGATGGATTATCAATGATATGTTGATATTCCGATGGTATATGAGGTTCTCCATTATCAAACTTATCCACATTATTTCCTCCTAGAGATATACAGACGTTATCATTTACTCTAATATTAAATCGAGGTATTCCGAATGAAATTGATGCGGTATCTGGAAATAATCGACACAATTCATCTACCAATAATTTAACGTCCTTCAATGATGGATGTATATAAAAGACTATGTTCGGCGAGTTTAATAATTCGCGTCTATATGTTTTACCATTAAATACATAGGTTGATATGGATTCTCCTGGCTTATTCGTTGGAAATATTTCTGCTATATTCAGTATTTTAATTTCACCAAATAAATATAGAAGCTTAAATGATCTCATTCCCAACCGTTGCAGATTTTGATAATTTCGAATAATAGTTTCTATTGTCCAATAAAAATATTCAGGCTTTATGCACATTTGTAATTTAGTTTCACTGGGTGGCCCTACATTTTTAGAAATAAGTTGGTTTGGTCCATTGTAACCACGTAATCTATTTCTAGATAATATGCATCCCTTATGTTCAGTCCATCTTAACATTTCAGTTTCCAACATTTCCACTAATCTATACGATATGTACATGTTGGCTATAATCATAGAACGTCCAAAAAATAAACCCTTATGCACATATTCATATGGTATTTCAGTATACGGCGGAGTGTTTATTGTAAATGAGATTGAATCATTGACTTCACTTTTAAAATAATAACATAATTTATACATCGAACAATTAAAAAGGTAATTTTCGGTTAATGGTTCATTTTCATTTCGTATACTGCAATCACCCCACGCAATATTCCAACTATATTTATCTAATGAATCGGGCGCATCATTTGTCCAATATATTTCTTGGGTAGGTTGTTGGTCCATGTGATTACTTTGCGTAGCAAACGTACGCTGAAACACAGGTGTATTAAAATCCATTGGAAGTTTAGTTTCTTGTACTATAACAGTATTTATTGCATATTTTGTTCCTGGATACATATATTATCTAATTATAAAATTGAAATGATTTATATTAATTTATAAGAGAAAAAAAAATGGAACAATTTTTGACGGACCTAGAACTAAATGGGTATGCAATTCTCGAAAATGTGTTGAATGAACGACGCGTTGAAAAGGCAAACAGATTATTTTATGAATGGTGGGACGCAAATCCAGATTTAAAATCAAAACATTCGCAACGAGGACCACACGGTATTATGAAAGTGGGTGAAGTGTCACATCAGAAGTTTGCATGGTATATAAAAACTCGTAAAACGGTTCAAAACGCATTTAAACGAATCTGGAAAACAGATGAGTTGGTTACAAGTTTTGACGGATGTTGTTATATGTCACCTACACCAATGAAAGATAGTTGTTGGACCCATACGGACCAAACCCCAAAGGGAAATCGATGCTACCAGGGATTTGTATCATTGACTGAAAATGCAGACAGAACTCTTGTAGTCTATGATAAATCGCATTTATTACATGAAAAATACATGAAAGGTAAACCAGAAGGTAAACATTGGTGTTTAATTGATCCGGATTATTTAAAAACAATTGAACATACAAAACGGATTCTACATGTAAAAGCTGGGAGTTTGGTTGTATGGGATTCAAGATGTTTTCACCAAAATCAAGTTGGTGTAAACATTGAAACACGATTGGTTCAATACGTTTGTTTCATGCCTGCGCATGATAAATTAAATACAGATAAAATGCATGAAAAAAGAGTTCATTATTATGAAACTAGACGCATGACATCTCATTGGCCATATCCATTAAAAGTAAATGGAAAACAAATACATACGCGAGGAGATAAGTCATTATTAGTAGATTATTCAAAACTAACTGAACCAGATTTGAATAATTTAGATAGAAAAATACGAAATATTTTATAATTAACTTGTATATTGATATCCTAAAAGTGATAATATAACCACATTTGGCAATTCATGTAATATGCCGATTACTTTTTTTTCATTTACCTTTTTATTTATCTTCATGTATTTATCTATTTCGTTCCACATGGATAACCCATCTGGGTCACTTTTAACTCCATCCTTAGATATAACAATTTTAAATCCAATTATCATTAATAAATCATTGGACATCCAATCTAACCATTCTTCTTTGTACACTTCTTTATATCGTGCTATTACAAGTTCTGTCAATTTATCTTGGTTCATATCATTAAATCCAGATCGGCGTGAGTATGCGCGTTTAGATATTATTTTTGCGTATTTTCGTGTACTCATCCTTTATTTCATTATTAAATTGAAATACTATTATATACATATCCCTATAAAATGTCTAGATTTATTAATAACGCTTACCTTTCATTTATAAGCAACTTGAATGGTAAATGTATTTCAAATTATTTCCAGATAACACGTTACTCGTGTGTTCTATTGCGAAATTCGGTCATGGAGTTTATAGTTAGCATATATAGTGAACAAATGAAAAATTATGCATTTCAGCAACTTCCGATTGAATTATCCATTCATATAAGTGGTTATTTGTATGAATGTATAAACGTGTCCTATAAATTAGTGTATCCAATTGATTCTCCATTTAAACCACCGACATGGTATCTTTTATACGACAAGACGAATAACAGTAGAATAAACTACGAATACGTTTCCCATTTATTAAATAAACAATATAACGTAGACTGGTCGCCAGCAATATCTCTTGAGAAAACCGTGTTGAGCCTACTCGAGTGTTTCGTTTCCTTAAAAAATTGAAATAGTTTAAACATGAAATACGATTATAACTCGTCATGTACGGATTTGAACTTCTCCATACGGAATGTACCACCACTACTCAATCGGTTGTTGATGCCTTCAGCAATGCGTTTGACTTTGATGTGGTTGGAAAAATAACTCAAAGTTTTACTGAAGATTACAAAGGTTCATGGAAAAAATTCTTGGTTGAGTTCAAAAATACACCAGAATGTATCGATGCTCTGTTCTCTCCTACGGTGGTATTTCACAGCTCTTCTGCTTCATACTACAAGCTCTACTACAATGATACGGACTATTGGATTGCGTACTTGGTAACTATTCCAGTTGAAGCAGCGTAAAGAGTTCCATTTTACATATTGAATAATTTTTTCCGCAAAGCAACCATACTTTTATCTGAAAATACCCTTTTATTTGTAAATAATGAAAAATCATTTGAATGAATCATGATAATGATGAAAAATAAAGTGTACATTCCACATTCTGTATTTCCAAATTGATGTTCTGTTGGATGATTTTGAATTAAAGTATAAGGTTCTTGTGCATTTATTTTATCATAAAACTTTTGAATATGTTCGCCTATTTCCTCACCCGTAGAATCAAAATAATACATTTTTCTAGCAATAAGGTCAAGAAAAACCGCAACCCAGTGTGTACCTCCTCCGTTATGTGTATCTAAATTAAATACAATTCCAACTCGTTTATATTTTTTCATGTTTTTTACGTTAAACTTGCATAGTTCTTCCCATACACATGTTCCATTCTCTCTAAAATAAAAATCAGCCGGCGAAGGTCCTATATATTTGAAATCAGGATATGCCTTTTCATATTGTTTCAGTACATCCGTTATTTCATTGCTGGATAACCATGCGGTTGGTTTTTTTTTCCATTCTTCGGGACTTTTGGGCGCAAAATTATAAGATTTTATATTTAATTTAGCAGCAATGCTTGATTCCTTTTTACAGTTCATATGTTTCATTAATTCTTTCCATATCTGAGTCGGGGTTGATGTTTTTATTTTTTTGCGACTGGTTTGATTATATTTACGTTTTAATTTATGTAAATCATTATCAGAATAACATGAAAATGTCTTTCGTGTTTTAGAAGGAGCACACACTTCGGGTTTCATTTACCTTTAAAGTTTATTTTATTTTTCAAAACACATATTTTTTTTGGATACATTATTTTATCACATTCTAAAGTTACTAAAACTGGCGGGACTACGTCTTGTTGTTGAAAATGTGAAATGCATTCTGATACGTAATTTTCAAATGCTTCTTGTAATCCACCTGACATTTTTGTCGTCATTAAAAGCGATGTTAATTCTATAATTTTATCTTTATATGTAACGTCGAATTGTCTAGGTTTTGCATACTGAATTCGTTTCGGGACTAAATGGGTTAAGGTAGCATCGTCCATTTAGTATAGAATCTTTTAACAATTCTAAATAAACGCATTAACGAGATGTTTCATCCAAACACGTTTTTAAACAAACACGTTTGATCAGAAAACATCCGTACTTAATATTTCTTCTCAATTCATACGATTTATAAATGGCGGTTGGATTTTTGTCACAAATTAACTTATCCAATTTATACTGTGAATACAATAATCTATCTCTTTTTAATGATGTATAATTAGATGCGTTAACTATAGTTGGGAACTCTCTCATTTTATTAGATACTAGGATTGAACATGTCATATTATTACTCTATATAAATAGTTTTGTCATCCCATTGTTTTGAATAATGTACTCCACCCGATGTTGATTGTTCTTTCCTATATCCAGGATAATTTTGAATAATTAATGTTCCATTGTACATGATATGATCGTTAAATTGACGTGGATAAACTAAATCAATCACTATAGGAAAATGTTGTGCTATTCTTCCAAGAAGTTCTGGTCCTGTAGGTGAAAGATTGGATTGACCGTAATATTTAACGCGTACATTATGTTCAATTTGCTGAATACATGCTTTTAAAAAGATGTTATTTTTTTTACATACCATAAATGCATTATAAATGTGAAGCGAATGATTTGGTCTGTCTAAAACGAAATGTTCTGATTCAGACAGATCAATTAATTTAAACCCATTGATACATTTAAGTTTAATATCCATATAATACCCTCCATGAATGTATAGTATACATAGCCTAAATAAATCGGCTTTATATGCTCCTGGTACAAGACCATCGAACGCACCAAGAATACCTGAATGAAAATGTGTTCGGATAAAATTTCTACAGTCTTCATCGTCATATACATGAAACTTAAACTCTGGATTTTGTTTATGAAGCATGTTTAAATTATGTTGCATTAAAGGAGGTAATATTTTTGTTTTCCATGTTAAGTATACATGAAGAGGAATAACTGACTTAAAACGAAATCTTTTCATTCTCATTTTTTAAAATCATATAATAATATGGATAAAGTTCAACTAAAGTTCAAAGAATTAGATTTATATTTATTACAAGAAAAAAAGAAAATTGTACTTGAAGAACTAACAAAAGAAACAAATTATATACGTAAATTAAATGAGTTATTAGAAAGAATAAATAAATCCGTGTTAGAATTAAATAGTGCTACTTATGATTCAGACTAGTTCTGAAACGTTATCCAATTCTAGATATTGTTTTTAATTTTTCTTTAGTTTTTTAGTTTTTTATTCTTATTTCGTTTTCTGGACGTTCTACCACCTTTAACCTTCCTTGGGGTCATTGTATATGCTGGCTTATTTCTTGGGGTCTTTTCTAGACGAGCCTGTGTAATAACCTTATGCGCCTGCACATTTTCTAAATACGCATCTGGTATAACGGCTTCAGGAATAGTTAATGCCCAGTCTAACACATCTTTGATATTCCATGCTTCTGGTGGTACTCTTTCTAAAAACTGTTTACCGTATATTTTATAAAAATAGTTAATCACAGGTATGTCCATTTTACATTTCAGAGTAGCACGATTATATACTTTCATACTTTTAGAAAAAGTGGTGGTAAGCTCTTCTGCAGACGGAATAGCATCTTCATATTCAAATCGCATCCATTCTATAATGTGATCTAAACAATTTATACCTGTAAACGATGCTACATGTCCTTGTAAATGTGCAGGTAAACGAACGTTTGATATGCGTTGATTTTTAAGAGTTTCAACATGTAAAGCGTTATGTGGTAACTCATCTTGATCAATTGTTGTTGCCCAATTTAAAACGGTTGGGTTAGCCCATGCTTCTTCAGCCACGTTTTCTAAAAATCCAGGCCCTTCTTTCTCATATAACATTTTAATCAATCCCACCTCCATTTTACATCGGTGAGAAGCATACTCATACATATCTGCACCACCATCGTGTTCAATTGCTAACATAAGCATGTCTAAATCATCTTTAAAGATTGGATCCGCATCCAATATAGCTGGACCAGTCTCCTCATTCTGCGTAACAGCAGCAATTACTATGTCTCTTCTTTTTTTTAGTTTAGGTGAAGCAAACTGAAGCGCCATACCATTTTCCTTAATTGCAGTCATAACGATAACATCATCATCTTGTAACGTTTCATGAGCAAACAGAAGAGACATTCCATCAAATGTAACTGCTGCAGTAACTACATCTCTATTCTTTTTGAGATTATCAGATACAAATTCCAACATTAACCCTTCTCCAGATGTATGTTCAAACTTTGAACCAGAATCACTAACCGCTAACAATGCTAATTCTTTATCGTTACGATGAAACGGCATATGTCTAAATATTTCTGGATTAGATTCAAGTGCTAATATACATAAATCTCTACGTATAATTGATAATCGAGTAAAAGATAATGCCATTCCATCTTCTTTAATAGCAGCAGTCAATACATCTTCGTCCGTTTTAAGACCATCTGAACACCATTGCAAAGACATTCCATCATTTGTAACTGCTATCATACCTACGTTTTTATTGGATTGAAGAGTTTCAGATGCAAATTGTAATAATAACCCATCTATACTAACAGCTGCCATAATAACATCTATATCTGCTTTAATAATATCTGATGCCAAATGTATTGGTATTACAAGTATATTATATCCTTTATTATCTCCTTTTACAATCCCTGTTCCTGAATTAGTACTATTACGTGTTTGCCTTTTAATGCATTCCATAACAATATCTTTCGTACCTTTAAGACGTGGAGACGCAAATTCAAATGCTTGAATATGCTCTCTTATTGCTGTACTAACTACATCTGAATCATCTTTTAATTGAGGTGATGCGTATCTTAAATTAAGTCCATTTATATTTACAGCAATTAAGACTACTTCTTTATCGTTTACAAAATCTGGAAAAACCCTTAAACTTTTACCTTCGTTTAATTTTTGTATACATATTCCTTTACTCATGTTTTAAAGGCTTATTTTATTCAAGCAATAATCGTTTGTTATACATCATTAGTTTAATTTCATCCTTTATCATGTTAAGCGTTTCATCATTGTCTTTGTTATGCACGTATTGTATAAACTTTTCTTTTAATTCGGGGTACTTGTCTTGTTCATTAATCCATTCTTCTAGCATCATTTCCTTTTGTTCATAAAGATAATCCAACTCCTTCTTTGTTTTTATGTTCCAGTTGCCGTTTTCGTAAACCATAAGGTACTTGTCCTTTAAATTAGAAATGTAAATGTTCATGTTTTCTGGTTTAGCAGGATTAAAATGAATTTTTTCAATCATACTTTTCACGCAAAAGTTTACTCGTTTTATACAAAAGGCATAATCTTTATCGGTTAGATGAGAAACGTCTGTATCCTTAAATGATAACAATTGAATGTTGTTTTGTATGTTGGTGGTATTGAACGAACCATGTATTTCAAGCTTATTCACGAGTTTGTCAATTTGTTTAGATTGGGTTTCCAATTGCTTAAATTGAGTTTCAATCGTCTTTTTATGAAGGTCAAGTTCTTTATCTTTTTGGTCCATTTTCAAGTTCATAAGACGAACTAATTCCTTTAAATCTTCATCTTTGCTTTTTGTACAAGTATACTTAATATGTTTATAAATGGAGGATTTATGTTTAAATCCCTGACTACAGTACTTGCAAGAAAATGTATTGGAAATTGGACTAATTTTGGCTATATTTTGGGTTATATTTGGACGATTTTGGACTAATTTTAAATGTTTTTTTGTAATTAAATGAGATTCATAATTTGACTTTAGTCCTGTAGTAAACATACAACATTTACATTCATAAAATACCATTTATTCTATTGTTTTATATTAGTTTTATATTGTTTTCATTGTTTTTCATTGTTTTTATAAAATCTAAATAAATAATGACACGTTATATGTATTGACTGAATTATTAGATTTTTTATAGAATTGTGACTGGGACTAAAAAAAGGACGAAAACGTAAAAAAAAAGTTGAGAGAGAAAAAATCATAAAAAAATATTTTTAAGATTTTAATAAAAAGTTTCAGTGAATAAATTGTGAATTAAACTATTTACTTTGAAAATCAAGGAAATCACGCTTTCGCCAATAAATCAGCTGCTCTGTTTCCAATAGAATGAACATCGCATTTTAACGTATGTGCAGTAACATGTACAATTGTTATGTTTTTCCTTTCTTGTAAAAGTGTGTATCCCTCTTTAACCAGAGCACGATTCGGAATGTCTTCTGGCCATTTTTTTTTTGCACATTTTTCACCATAGGAAGTACAACAAAGAATTGCATATTGTGAATCAGTATACAATCCAACTTTTTCAGATCCTAATAACTTAACACATTCAATGACGGCAGTCAATTCAGCAATGTTATTGGTTACGACTCCCTCTATACGTTTGCTTACATTTCGAATGTTATCTGGTCCAAAATAAATACCGTATCCGCCAATTACTTTATCATTGGTTCTTCGACAAGACCCGTCCGTATATACACAATAATCAAACGTTTCATCCGTTCCAAACGGTCCGTACATATTAAAATGTTGAGCTTCTTCTAACGTATCAAATTTCTTGTATTTTGGTTTTTTAAAAATTTCCTTTTTACATTCTTCCCATGTAGTAAAAATACCGTTTTGAATGTGGCCGGTATAAGTGGCGTAAAACGGCATTACGTAGCATACTGAATGTTTGTTTAAACGAAAAAAAATGTAATAATTTATAATCACGATGAAAAAGTTATATGTCCAATGGTTCAATATTCACCTTTCCTAGAATGGCAAGTGTTTTCTTGAACGATTCGAAAATCATTTCATCCGTTTCAGGTTCAATAGGTTCAGGTAATTTAACGGGCGCTGGCGCGACATAAAGAATGGGTTCATTTAATTCTCGAATTGCTCTGTATATTTCGCTCCATGAACCTGGAACTACTGTGCGCACTAAAGGTGACGGTCCTGGAATTTGTGACATTTTAACAACTTAATGAATGTTGAATCGTTTCAATTTAATTTATAATGGTTAGTAATTTGATTCATTTTTTTAAAAAAGTAAACTATACTATGAAAACACGTAAAACTAAAAAACTTAAAAAACTTAAAAAAACAAAAAAAATGAAAGGCGGATATATTTATTTTGATGGAGCCGAATGGAGACCAGCTATATTCAAACCGGATGGTTCACAAAGAGGCGACATTGCAATGTCTTATTCTTCTTCAGAAGCAAGTTTTTTAAATAAATTAGGTGTTCCGAGAATAGATATAAAAGCTTTTTTTTCTAATCCAACCAATGCAAATGAATATTTAAACCGTATTGCATCCGGTATATTAGAAGATGCACATAACGATGTATTCCCAGAAAGATTATCCAATATGAGAAGTGTCGTTAATGATTTAAAAGCAGCCCATCAAAAAAGATCTGAAAGTGATACTCAGATAGATGAAATGGGTCCAGATAGAAGAGCAGAACTTGGCATAACAGAAGAAAGTCGAGAAACACATAAAAAATATACTTTTAATTTGAAACAAATGTTAGACGCCATAAAAGAGTTTATGATACCATATGAAACAAAAGAATCTAGACTGAAACCCAAACCTACTGTTAAAGTAGTAAAAGAACAAATAAGGAATCCATTTTTATTTTATAGAACACACGAATTAAGTGACGTAGTACCACATAAACCAGATGAAGAATACAAAGGTGCAGAAGTACGCGAATCTAAAGAAGACAAAGGTGCAGAAGTACTCGAATCTAAAGAAGTACGCAACCCAAAAAATAAAAAGAAAAAAGGGAAGGCCGAGAAGAGTAAGAAACTTGATATATCAACTAACTATAAGGTACATACATTTTATTCAGGCATTGTAGAACCAACCTCTTTGTGTTTTACGGACCCAGAAAAACAACAAATTAAAATGTTTATTTTTTCAAAGGGGCTTATCAATAGCCTAGTTGATACTACAGCTGGATTGACAAATTCAAGTCAGGTTATTACACAAAAACTTAATCTTAGTTTTTGTGAATTAAAAGGAGATAGAATTTTTGTCACGTATGATAATGTGTTACATATAATAAAGATTAATACACCAGAAATTACAATTGGTATTATCCCTAACTCTGAATATAAAGGTATATACTTTTTAAATGACACAGATTTGTTTTGTGTTGGTTCTAATAAATTATGGAGCGCACAGAGTGATTTAACTTTTGGACAGATTCCTCTAACAGTTGGGTTAAAGGATCCTATGGGTATTAGAGGATGTTTAAATTTTATGGTTATAGCAGATAGTGGGCATAATAGAATTGTTATTATAAATTATTCAGATAGCCTTTTGACACCACCCATGTATACTATAATTGGTACATCTGAAGCCGGGTTTAAAGATGGTAGAACGGGTGGCGGGATTAACACACCAAAGTTTAATCGTCCAATAGACGTTCTTATTTTACAAGATCAGTCTATTATTGTATCTGATACAGGGAATCATTCTATACGGAGAATTTATCGAGCAACTATAAAACCAGAAACCCCTGGAGATCCAGAAGAACTTGGAGATTGGATTACAGAAACGATTGCTGGAAATGGAAGTCCTGGATTTCAAGATGGAATAGGTGGGGAGGTACAGTTTAATGAACCACATGGATTAAGTTTATTTTTAGGTTATATTTATGTTGCTGATAAAAATAATAACGCGATTCGTATTATTGAGGCTAACAATGATATGGAAGAGTTTTGAAATCACTATCAAACTATAAAAAATATTAATTCAATTGCAATCTAGTTTAATGTCTGATGGCAATTTGACTCCATTGGTCTTTTTTTGAAAAGGGCATTTTCCTATACCTGCTTGATGTATCATCATAAAAACGAGCAAACGTTGCGCCTTTCATTGCTATAAAATAGTCACATTTCATTCGTTTTTTCCCCAAACTATATACTTGTGTTATATCTCGAGCAATGGATTTTTCACCATCAAAGTTTAATTCTAGTTCAATCCAAAAATGGTAATCCTTTTTATGTTTTTTTATTAATGATGTCATGTCAAAATTGGCTGGTTCAACTTGTCTACAATATGGACACTTTATACATTTAACACCTTCATTTATGATCATTGTAAAGGTATGACTAAATGGATGTTTAATGCTTTTTTTATCTTTCATTTTATCTGCACAAAGTATACAAATGGAATGATTGCATCCTTTTAGAGAATACATTTCATTTACTCCAAAACAAATCATGCATTCCATTTTTAAAAAATAAAAGATGGAATGTAAGTTCAATTTTATAAACTATTAGTTGATTCAGGTGTTACGCAATGCGTTTAATGTTACATCGTTCAGGCATCCGCTTCACTATTAAGGTATCGTTCGGGCATTCGCTTTACGATTAAGGTATCGTATTTCACGTCTGTCTTCGTTATTAAACGCACTTGGCGCAAAATTTTCTGTATTTTGGATAGGTGCTCGAGGAACACCTATATATGCAGTAGATGATGCCTCATGAACACCAACAGTAGGGGCTTCTCTAGCAAACCGTGATGTAAATCTAACTATGTTTGTCCTTACGCTATCGCTGTAATCTTCATCGGTAGGTGGGTGTTCCATGCGCCCACTAGCAAATGAACTTATATAATCACGTGCAGCTTTTACTATTCCATAAAAATTTGCATGACCCGCAGAAAGTTCTGGATGTCCGGCTGCATCCTGTAGTCTTAGTCTTATAGCTGCGTCAAGCGCATCTAATATAGGGCCATAATCATCCACATGTGTTTCGCGAAGCGCGCGCTCCAAACTTGTGTCAAAATAAGGATGTGTTCTGGTAGGAAACTCAAAAACAGCATCAATTGGTATCATGCCCATATCCGGACCAATATATCTAATTCCTAATAAGGTTAATGCTAATGCTTCCTGAGTACCCCACGGACTCATCCCTATCATTTCACCACGTCTGGACCGAACGGTTCCTCCTTTTGTTCTTGTTTTTCTCCTATTTCTTAAGTTTCTCCTATTTCTTGTATACTTCATAGTTTATAGTTATAATTTAAAAATAAATAGATTTTAAAACCATGGATATTGACTTAATTTGTTCGCAAACAAATTATACAAAGGAAGAAGCAGAACGTAAATTACTTGAATTGGGAGATCCTATTAAAGTAATTCGTGATTATTTAGGAATTAAAGATAAAATTGTTGTGTTGAAACCGTACGCTGAAATAAATGCATTTATGAATTTAAAAAATAGACCTACGGTTTAGGTTTTCGACATAATTTATATTCATGTTTTTGAGATACGTATTCCGTTGAACATTGAATTAATTCTGGATAGGTACAGCAAATTGGTTTATCCACAACGATAATTATTTTATCGTTTCGTATGACTTGTCTGTATTCTTGAATCGTCAGCGTTCCGTAATATTTATTCAGCATGTAATAAGGAGATGGTGCCGGAACAATCGGTTTCAAATACTCATATGCTTCTCCATATAGGTCATTTAAGAGGTGATACCGTTCAAACTTGGTGGAATGGTCGATTTTTTCCTGGAACAGGTAACCTGAAGCGCACTCTGGACAACAAAAAGACCCATATACGTGGTATTGTCCGTGTATGACAGATTTGGGTATATAAATGGGTGGGGTATTGTAAGCGCAGGTACACCAAAAACAGTCCGACCGATTATTAATGTCATTAAGGTGTAATCTGGATGAAATATTTTTAATCTTTTGATGAATTGTATCGTCTGCATATTTATTCAATTCCATATGACACGTTTCATTCGTGTAAGGTTCAACCAAGGTGTTGTTGTAGATAACATTGACAACGTCTTTACTGCTACATTTTAAATGAAGGATTACATTTTGAATCATCTGACATTCAGAAGCAATGTTGTTAAATTCCATAATTTTACCTCCCTTTGGCTTTCTTCCGCGTTTTTTTATTTTGTCCATTTTATTTTTTTAATCCGAAATCAGTTTAAATGGTAATTCAATTGATTATTTCTTAGTTACTTGTTGGCTAATGGTCGAATCCAACTGGTATATCCCAGATTGATAAGGTAACATGCCACCGCAATTTTACCGCACGATTAGAAATGATAATAAGCTTTGATAGAATTTCATCATTAATATTATTTGATAAATTTAAATATAATTTTATACTTGATAAACAGTAATTACCATACTAATCCCTGTAGTAATTACAACGGCTTTATCGGGATAATTATATTTAATGATGTAAAAGATAATGACCCATACCACCAACTAATAAGTTGTGTATTTGTTCCATAATAATTAACAGTAATAGATGATAAATACCAGTTCCACAGCTTTTGGACTATATAACCCATTCATAAGTGGTCATTACTATAAATAAACATTAAAAATTAAGAACAGCTATTCATATTATCCCGGCTAGTAAGTTATTAGAAGAAGTAGATAGTTCACATGTAAATCCAAGTATTTGGTATATCATCTCCACTGCAAGAGTTTTTACACTTTCAACACCCTTTTAAAATTGTGGTTTTCATGAATCCAAATGACATATGTATCACATGTAATCATATATTTGATAAAGCGTTCACTGTCATTTTAGAAAAAAATCATTCAGACATTTAAACACCATAACCTAAAGTGATTTAAAATTGAATGAGTACTCTACTTTTTATATTTAAAAAAAATGAACGTCACTTCCCAAACTAAGTTCACCAAAGATGAATGGAATAGCATTGAGATTCCAGTTCAACCCGATGAAATGCGTATTCTTGCTTTTATCCAAAAAGCGTTTCACAATCCAGACCTTGTTGAAAACCAAATGCTATCTCTATATTCTTATTTAAAAGTAGATTCTTCACCAGAACTTGACGTTTATTTGTGCAACACTTACTTTTCTATTCAAAAAGTAGATATAAAAGTAAAACTTAAAAAGGCAGACCAAATAAGAGTCGCCTCATTTACTAAAAAGATTTCAGTGGTACTTTATGAACACGTTCTTATAGATTTGTGCGAAAAAAAAGAATACTTTCATTTACATTGGATGTTAAAACTAAACGTACAACGTAAAAATAAATACGTCATGCAATACGCAACCCGTTGCTTAGATTCATGTACGCCCGACATTAAGGCTATGACATGGAATGCTGTTGAGTTGCTTGAAAAGAACAAGTACGTGAAATACAAGGACACCGTATTATATGACCACCAAAAGCAATTGTTTACTCTTGCAAAACAAGCCGGTCCAAAGCTTATTTTATACGTAGCACCTACTGGTACTGGAAAGACGATGTCGCCCATTGGATTAACTGAAAAGTACACGGTTGTGTTTGTTTGTGCAGCAAAACATGTAGGTATGGCATTGATGAAAGCATGTGTTTCACTCGGAAAACCGTGTGCTGTTGCGTTCGGTTGCAACGAACAAAGTGACATACGACTACACAATTCAGCTGCAGTTGATTGTATACGTGATAGAAGAAGTGGTGCCATTCGAAAAGTAGACAATACAAACGGCAGTAAAGTAAAAATTATCATTTCAGACATTCAGTCCTACTTACATGCCATGGAATATATGCTCAAGTTTAATGCTCCAGAAACGTTGCTTAATTACTGGGATGAACCTACCATTTCCATGGATGAAGAAACCCATCCTTTGCATGAAATTATTGCTCGAAACTGGCGTGAAAATAAAATACCGAACATAGTATTATCATCCGCAACACTTCCGAAATTAGATTACACGAAATTGACGAACTATCCAGTTCATAGTATCTATACGTATGAATCCAACAAAACCATTCAGGTAATCAGTCCTGATAATTACATCGTATTACCACATCATTGTACTTCAGAAAATCTACTGAAATGCGTAGAGCACATTGAACAGAATCTTATTTTACTGAAATACATTGATTTGGGAGCAGTACTATCTTTCTTAAAAGACGTACCGTTTACAAAAATGGAGGACATTACGATTACCGCTATAAAAATGCATTATTTACATACGTTGAAATCATCCTTTACAATGGATGAAAGAATACAATTACCTTCCACTATAAAATTATGTTCGGATGACGCATGGACGTGTTCTTATGGACCAACCATGTACGTAGCGCATGACGTTCGTAAAATAGCATCCTATTGTTTGAAAACGGCAGCCATTCCAGAAAACATTTTCAATGAATTAATGAAAAATCTATCTCATAACAATTTAATCGCTGAAAAAATGGGCAAACTTGAAAAGGACATGGCCGACAAAAACAAAGATGACGAAAAGGAGAAAAAAATGGCAGACAATCGAGTCAATGAAGAAGTAAAACGCATTCAGGTAGAATTAACAAGACTTCAAGTATCCATTAAACCAATAACATTACCAGATCAATTTATTCCTAACAAATATGATCATTTGAAAAGATACGGAAAATTAGATAAGTTACCCATTGCATTTACATCAGATATTGAAACATCCACTCTTGAAAAAATATTGTCTGTAGAAGTAGATACTGCATGGAAAGTGTTGATTATGATGGGAATTGCGGTGTTTTCAACAGACGTACCTCCAAAATATCTTGAAATTGTAAAAGAATTAACCGCAAAACAGAAACTGTACGCTATTTTCGCAACCACAGATTTCATTTTCGGAACGAATTATCAGTTTGCTAACTTATACATAGGTAAAGATTTAGCAGGGAAACTAACACAAGAAAAACTAATCCAAACGGCTGGCCGTGTTGGCAGGGGAGCACAAGTTCCGTATTCCATTCGATTGAGAGATGATTCCTTTGTAACTACATTGTTTATGCCACAAGATAGTGTAGAAAGTAGAGTTATGGAACGCCTATTTACATAAAGTGTCGATAATTTACTGTAATTCAGATAAACAGTGTCACACTGATATCTCATTCTGTAAATATGAGTCAATAAACAGAACTAAAAATTTGTAAGACGTCTACGTAAAGTTTGTTTTCTACGGGATTTACGTTTTTTACCTCCAATTGGTCCATTTATAGGATTACCTAATGCATTTGTATGAGCACGAATTGATTCAATCTCACTACTAGTAAGCTGCCTAGATGCTAATGCTTTTAAACTTGGAACACCGCGCTGTACTATTTTGCGTTGCAATAATTTATGTTTTAATTGTGAATTATACATGTCTGGATATCTCCATTTTGACTCATTATTTATCTCTATTCCATCTTCATGATCTTCTCGATATACATCATTTATGAGGGATTTAATAATGACACCTCTAGGAGAGGATATACCATATTCACCATCATGCGTTACTGTACCTTTGATGTAAGAAAATGAGTTTTCTCCATTTTGTTCAATTACTTCTATCACTTTTCCTACATTAGGTAAATCATATGGAAATGTATTGTTAAATCTACCAGAAAAAAATAAATCACGAAGATTTTCCATTATTATTTAAACTTATTTTATAATCAACTAAAATATTCACTTTGTATGAAACTAGTCTGTGCTTGGTATACTTCATCTTGATTCATCCACTGAATCGCTCTTAAATTATTTCCATAAATACGAATTAAATAAACGTCAATTCCATAATGTTTAATGTATTTTATATAATCTTCAGGTACGCATAGGTGCAATGGCAAACACTTTTTACAGTCCTTACATTTACATGGTACAAAATAATCTTCCTTCAAAATATACGGCTCTTTCCAACTGGAAGTTTCCATTTTATTACTATAATATAACAAGTATAAATACATGAACGAATCATTTCAACTGTCGTATTGGGTACGCAGATCTATTACCAACGTAACCATCCCAACTTCTCAGGTCTGAAACAGACCAAGTGTATTCATAATAAACAAAATTAAAATCATAAATGCTAATAAACCAACCCTTTTTAGAACATGAAATAATGAAGAAAATATTGGCATCTTCAACAAACTTGTCTTCAATCCAGGTATCTACAAAGATAGTAGCGATTTGACAATCAAGAACCCCTCTTGTAAAAATGTTGTTTGGTATGGGTTGGGAGAATTCCTTGATAAGTAATAAAACATCTTTTGGTAATTCCATTTTAATACTCTAAGGAATATTGTGTTTATCAATTTTAATCACATCAGACGTAAAAAAATAGTAGGTAATATAAATGAACAGAGTAGAAGAATTAAATCAAAGAATTCACGCAAGAAATATAGGAGACGTTCCGCAATTTTATTTTTCACCTCGCCCAGTGAATACAAAATACACAACTATGCCCATTGTAGATGAACGCATTCCAGACAAAGTCCCCATTCAATGTAAACCCGTTTTTGATACAACTACTAATTTTTTACCTGGAACAAGTGCTCCATGGTCTGGGAAAATTGATCAAATTGACATTGAAACAAAACTAAGTAGATCTACTGAATATTTTCCGTCTAGTAAAGGAGGATTATACACGCAATCGATTCCAAGTAAAGAATATGTACAACCATTCCCTCTTTTATTTAGTTCTGTAAAAACCTCACACAATGGAATAAAACACACGTTTCCTGAAAAACATCTGTTCTATAATAGTACTAGCAATAAAACTATGTTTTAATATATAATTTAGAATAAAATAATGGATACAATTATGTCAAATTCAGTGAATTGTATGGATTCATCCAATTATCTAACTATAAAAAAAAACAAACTATTAAGTTCGCAATATAATATTTGTTGCCCTATAATTGGACCTACCGGTTACACTGGACCAACTGGCTATACTGGGCCAACCGGTTACACTGGACCAACTGGCTATACTGGACCAACCGGTTACACTGGGCCAACCGGTTACACTGGACCAACCGGTTACACTGGACCTACCGGTTACACTGGACCTACCGGTTACACTGGGCCTACCGGTTACACTGGACCAACTGGCTATACTGGGCCAACCGGTTACACTGGACCAACCGGTTACACTGGACCAACTGGCTATACTGGACCAACTGGCTATACTGGACCTACCGGTTACACTGGACCAACCGGTTACACTGGACCAACTGGCTATACTGGACCAACTGGCTATACTGGACCTACCGGTTACACTGGACCAACCGGTTACACTGGACCAACTGGCTATACTGGACCTACCGGTTACACTGGACCTACCGGTTACACTGGACCTACCGGTTACACTGGACCTACCGGTTATACTGGACCTACCGGCTATACTGGACCTACTGGTTATACTGGACCTACTGGTTACACTGGACCCACTGGTTACACTGGACCCACTGGTTACACTGGACCCACTGGTTACACTGGACCCACTGGTTACACTGGACCCACCGGTGACACAGGGCCTACTGGTGACACAGGGCCAACCGGTTATACTGGACCCACTGGTGACACTGGACCTACCGGTTATACTGGACCCACTGGTTACACTGGACCCACTGGTTATACTGGACCAACCGGTTATACTGGACCTACCGGTTACACTGGACCAACCGGTGACACAGGGCCTACCGGTGACACAGGACCCACCGGTTATACTGGACCCACCGGTGACACAGGACCCACTGGTGACACAGGACCCACCGGTTATACTGGACCAACCGGCTATACTGGACCAACCGGTTATACTGGACCCACCGGTTATACTGGACCCACCGGTTACACAGGACCAACCGGTTATACTGGACCTACCGGTTACACAGGGCCTACTGGTGACACAGGGCCTACCGGTGACACAGGACCCACTGGTTATACTGGACCTACCGGTTATACTGGACCTACCGGTTATACAGGGCCTACTGGTTATACTGGACCTACCGGTTATACTGGACCTACCGGTTATACAGGACCCACTGGTTATACTGGACCCACTGGTGACACTGGACCTACCGGTTATACAGGACCTACCGGTTATACTGGACCCACTGGTGACACTGGACCTACCGGTTATACTGGACCTACCGGTTACACTGGACCAACTGGTTACACTGGGCCTACTGGTTATACTGGACCCACCGGTTATACTGGACCCACCGGTTATACTGGACCTACAGGTGACACTGGACCAACTGGTTATACTGGACCTACCGGTGACACTGGACCAACTGGTTATACTGGACCTACAGGTGACACTGGACCAACTGGTTATACTGGACCTACCGGTGACACTGGACCAACTGGTTATACTGGACCTACCGGTTATACAGGGCCTACCGGTGACACTGGACCAACTGGTTATACTGGACCTACCGGTTATACAGGGCCTACCGGTTATACTGGACCCACTGGTGACACTGGACCCACCGGTGACACAGGGCCTACTGGTTATACTGGACCCACCGGTTACACAGGGCCCACCGGTGACACAGGGCCTACTGGTGACACAGGGCCAACCGGTTATACTGGACCCACTGGTTATACTGGACCCACCGGTGACACTGGACCCACTGGTTATACTGGACCCACTGGTTATACTGGACCCACCGGTGACACAGGACCAACCGGTTATACTGGACCAACCGGTTATACTGGACCCACCGGTGACACAGGGCCTACCGGTGACACTGGACCAACTGGTTATACTGGACCAACTGGTTATACTGGACATACCGGTGACACTGGACCAACTGGTTATACTGGACCTAGAGGATTGCAAGGAGCAGGAGGACTTATTTTATATATGGATATAGCTCCTGGACCAGCCGGTAATACTGGAACATTAGAAATAGTATCAAATGTACAACCTTCAGCATATACAATTACAGATACCGTTATATCAGGATCAACTCAATTTGCTAGTTTATTTTTTAACGATTTTACAAATATTACACCTCAACCATTTATAACAGATGGTATCTGGGATTTAACCATTTTTGCAAATTCACCAACCCCAAATGAACTTGAAATATCTTATGCTGTTTACGCTATTCATATTATATCTCCACAAGTACCGGGAACACAAATTTTAGATACAACAATTCCATCAATAATTCCTCCTGTAAATCTTCCTAGTGGAGTGACACAAATTGGTACCATTTCCTCGTCTGAGTTAATTTTATCAACCGTACCTACTTTTTATACATGTTCAATCGTAATACCATTTACTAGTTTTGTACTACCATCTGCAATCACTTTACAAATTCAACTATATGTTCATAACAACGGTCTATTACCCAATAATTATACTTTATATTTTCAATCTTCAAATACATATTCACATATTGATACCTCATTAGGAAATGTTGGGATTGAAGGTTCAACTGGGCCAACTGGTTATACTGGACCCACTGGTTATACTGGACCCACTGGTGACACTGGACCCACTGGTTATACTGGACCCACCGGTGACACAGGACCTACCGGTGACACAGGGCCTACTGGTTATACTGGACCAACTGGTTATACTGGACCTACCGGTGACACTGGACCAACTGGTTATACTGGACCAACTGGTTATACTGGACCTACCGGTGATACAGGGCCTACCGGTTATACTGGACCTACCGGTTATACTGGACCAACCGGTTATACTGGACCAACTGGTGACACAGGGCCTACCGGTTATACTGGACCTACCGGTTATACTGGACCAACCGGTTATACTGGACCCACTGGTGACACAGGACCCACTGGTTATACTGGACCAACCGGTTATACTGGACCCACTGGTGACACAGGACCCACTGGTGACACTGGACCCACTGGTGACACTGGACCCACTGGTTATACTGGACCAACTGGTGACACAGGGCCCACCGGCGACACAGGGCCTACTGGTTATACTGGACCAACCGGTTATACTGGACCCACTGGTGACACAGGACCTACAGGTTATACTGGACCAACCGGTTATACTGGACCCACTGGTGACACAGGACACACTGGTTATACTGGACCCACTGGTTATACTGGACCCACCGGTTACACAGGACCCACTGGTTATACTGGACCAACCGGTTACACAGGACCAACCGGTGACACAGGGCCTACCGGTGACACAGGGCCTACCGGTTACACAGGACCAACCGGTGACACAGGGCCTACCGGTGACACAGGGCCTACCGGTGACACTGGACCCACTGGTTATACTGGACCAACCGGTTATACTGGACCTACCGGTTATACTGGACCTACCGGTTATACTGGACCTACCGGTTATACTGGACCCACCGGTGACACAGGGCCTACCGGTTATACTGGACCAACTGGTTATACTGGACCAACTGGTTATACTGGACCAACTGGAGATACTGGACCCACCGGTTATACTGGACCCACCGGTTATACTGGACCAACCGGTTATACTGGACCAACCGGTTATACTGGACCTACCGGTTATACTGGACCTACCGGTTATACTGGACCCACCGGTGACACAGGGCCTACCGGTTATACTGGACCCACTGGTTACACTGGACCAAATGGTTATACTGGACCAACTGGTTATACTGGACCAACCGGTTATACTGGACCTACCGGTTATACTGGACCCACCGGTGACACAGGGCCTACCGGTTATACTGGACCAACTGGTTATACTGGACCAACTGGTTATACTGGACCAACTGGAGATACTGGACCAACTGGTTATACTGGGTACACTGGACCGACTAATGAGGTAATTCCTAATTTACAGCAAGTAACTGATGCTGGTTCTACTACAACAAATACTATTTTAGTTGATGACGGAGTTAATTCTATATCAATATCACCTAGTAATTTTCTACAAATAGGTCCTACTTTTCAAACATCTATAAATTCTCTTGGTTTTGTAATTGATAAACCTATTGTTGGTGGAGATTATAAGGTTGAATTAGATGAAAATAGTTTAACATTTACTGAAACACAATATAATTTTCCTTTACCAGATACATTTCAAACAAATTCATTAACAAAAGGACAATTAAGATTAGAAGACACTGATGTTTTAGAATTAACCACAAGCGATATTTTAATTAATACTGTTGGTGGAGCTTACGGGCAATATTTAAGTTATGAAACTAAACTCAAGTGGGTTGAGCCTTTTCAATCTGGAGTTATTAATTGGCCTACTGTTCCATCAATAACTGGTGGCAGTGTTGTATTTTCGAATTCCTATTCTAGCGCAATTGCACCAAAAGTTTATTTAACTTTTAACAATAATGGTTCAACCACCTTTGTCAATGTAGCGATTGATTCAATTACGCCTGACCCGGGTTTACCGGATACCTGGATTGGGTTTAATTGGAAAATTTCAATCGGTACAGGTTCACTCACAGGAATGAGTATATCTTGGTTTAGCGTTTTATAAATTTTAATGTTTGTTGGTATAAGATTTTTCAACCAATCAAAAGCGACCGATTGATTTATGAAATGCTGTGCTTCGTTACGTGTAGGCAGACTTTTTGAGGCATATTTTATGGAATTTATAGTAATTCTTCCAATAAATTTGCCTGAAGGTGTTTTTTCAATACAACCATTTTGTTTTTTCATTCCTTTTGATCGTCTTATTCTTGTGTGAGATTCTTTTGTTTGAATGTTTTTTCTTAAACGTTTCTCATCATTAGTCATATTAAGTGTTACACTTCTATTCATCATATTTTCATATTTTGTAACCCAACGTAGATTATCAATGTGATTATTTGCTTTATTTCTATCAATATGGTCGCATTCCATTCCTTCTGGACATTCACCAATAAATACTAACAAAACGAGACGATGAATTTTCATTTTTTTTATTCCATTCTTGGCTCATTAAATACTTGGACTGGATTTACTTGGGTAATGTCAATAAGTTCTTCATTACCAGGAATGAGTATATTTTGGATTAGTGTGGCGTAAGCGATTGCTCACTTAGTAATCTTTGTATTTATAATATAGTAATTATATATGACAACGTTTTCTACAAATATTAAAACAAATGATATTTCAAGCATTACCGGTGAATTGGTTGCAAGTTCGCAAACAAGTTTCACACTTGCGCCCCATTGTTCGGTAGCACCCTCAACTGCTGAAGACCTGACAAATAAAGAGTACGTTGATACACGGCTCGTTAATTCAGGAAGCGGCACGAACCTCTATTTTAATTATTCAGTTGTTGATACTATCACTCCTTTCAGACAATTAGGCACTTCTATCGTAATTGCGATTCAATCAACAATTACTAAGTTTCAAGATGGAAACAATACCATCGCAAGTTTCATTACCGATGTGGGATACCCAGGAACGACCTCTATTCCATCTGGCATTTGGGAATTAAACCAATTTGGATATACAGGTGGAGGAAGTGTGGGCATCTTACAATATTATTTTATATTATACATAATCCCTTTGGTAGGATCAAGTCAGGTTATTGGACAGTCTAATTATTCTGCCGATGTTAATACATCAGTGACTGATATATTTTTTGCTCAATTATCTGCTCCTGCTATAACCTTACTCGCTACAGACAGATTAGCTATTGACATATGCAGCAACGGAACTGACACTATACTTGGTACTACGTTCGTTTCACAATTTCAAGGTGATACTTATTCCTACATTACGACACCGCTCGTCTCTGGTTCTAATTTTTTAAGTTTAAATAATGTTTTTACTGGAGTGAATAGCTTCACAAACGACTTATCTGCTTCAACACAAATAACTTGCCCAAAAATTGTCACCAGTTTAGTAGACACTCCGACATTATCCGATACGTTACAACTAGGCAACATTTTGACCACTGGGACGATTGAAATCGGTAAAAATATGTCTGCTGGACGCGTCATAACTATAAATCCATTGGGTAAAACGAACATTGCAGCGGTGACTATCAGTTCGAACGAAATTGAAGCTTCCGCAGTTGATAATAATATTTATTTGGGCAATAATTCAACCACGGGAAATATTGGGATAGGGGTTTCACAGACAAGTGGTTCGCTGTTCATTGGTAATGGCGGATTACGAACCGGGCCGATTAGGATCGGAGCACTCGCACCATCTTCAGGTTCTTCAGGTCCAATAACAATAGGGCATAGCGCTTGTCCCGTCGCAATTTATGGAAATTCGACTTCCTCTATTGCATTTCCTAAACTGGATTACGCAGGCACATTAACAGTTGGAACTGTATCCTCAACTGGACTTACATTAGGACGAACTGGTGCTGTAACGAACATTAACGGTTTGAGCATCGCCATATCGGGTTCTTTATCAAATCCAATAGCCATAACCAGTGCGGTCCCGACTTTTCCACAACATATTGGGTCAAGTAGTTCCACGGCTTTGGCCAATGCAAGCAGTAGCATAAGCGTTACAACCACTCGGTTGACTTCAGGTGCTGGATTGTCATTAATTCAAGGTAGTTATCTATGCTCTATAAATGCTGGTTATATTTTTGTAGACGGAATCGCGGTCACAAGCGCGAACTTGTCATTTGAAGCGGGAATGACACAGCAGGCCGATAATTCGGCAGTAGCATTAATACCGCTATCACAAACGTCTGGGATAACTCGAATCCAACTTGGTGCGCAAAATGCTGTTATAGGAACGACTTCACGATGCTGCGTGTTAACCGCGAATGTTGTTTTACAAGTCCCATCTTCGGGTACATATTATGGGTCTGCTTCGTTGACAAATAACGCCATAGTTGCAACTAATAATCCACGTGTTTGGGCACAATTAGTATCTATTGTCAGAATCGGTTGAGTTTCATCTAAATATCACGCGAGTTGGTTGAACCTTCCAGTTTCATCGGTTAAATATGTATGTATATAGTATGTGGTCTATACCATTGTTTCTATTTTGCAAAAAAAATAAGGTACACTTCGCTAACGTTAAATACAAGACATACATAACAGTATTTATCTTTTAAAAGGGCGCTTATCTCTATGATCTTCCGATTATATGCCTTTCTATTACGATTAACCCAATTATTCAAAAATGAAACTGGATGAATTAAACAGTGTAGAGATAGATAAAAAAATATTCAAATAAAAGGCAGAATTAATTGCACTATTAGTTTGATCATTTAGCTTTCCTAGTCATTATGTTTCTTAGGGTGCGCATTTCTTTGTAAGCTAAGCTAATTTCCTTCGCGGACTTTTTATGAATGGCGATGAGTTGTTTATCTTTTTTAAGATAATGGACTAAATTATGGTTTAAAAATATGGCTTTGCTTTTTGCATCTCGAATATCGAACCCATATTTTTTAAAAATGCCAATAACTTTTTTAAGAGGGGGTCGTGTCCGTTTAATCTCAGCTACAAGTAATTCTGTTTGAGACATACAATAATTGAATATTATTTATAAAGTTAATATATGAATTGGGCAATCAATAAAGCAACTGGAATCGCGGATAGTGCAGTTTTGTATGCACTTAAAAACAAAGACATAGCGCGCACTGCTTATAAATCATTACTTGTTATGTTACCAATTCAAGCGCCGTTAATCCAAGTAATTTGTATTTTTTACAATAGTATATTATCGCCAGAATCTAAGGCACAAATTGAGGAGTTTATTCAAACGGATGAAATATTGAAGCAATTTTACTTAAAGTATCAAATATTTTTAGTTTTGTGTAAACAAGAAACGGCAGATCCGGTTGCATTTTTTCGCGACCATAAAGATACATTAGGCATGATATTGACCGGCATGGGTGTTCGGATTGACTTAACCACTATAGACATGGATAAATTAAAGGTGGAAATCAATACGCATATTAAAGATGCGATTGATATGATACAAAAATATAAATCGGAAATTGAATCTATATTGGAAAGAGTAAAGACATTAATACCACATGGAGGTACACGAAAAAATAAACGGTGTAGATATGGCCGCAATGGAACCAGTCGTAAACGTAGATCCAAACGTGTTAAGTCTAGATTTAACGCCTTATAAACGTGTATACATATCGTATGGGTCTAGTCAACGAGAAGACAGATATATGCAAGACCGACCTGATTTTTTATTGTTAATGGGTGTATTTCCTATTGTCTGTATTTCTATCGATACGGATTATCCAACATATACACAAAAAGAATATGAATATGACAACCCTAGTGAAATGTATACACTTATTTGTGTTCCAACAAAATCAGTGGCAGAAACGATAGAAATTACTCGTCAACTACTATCCAAACTAACTCTTATAGAATCTTTAAACCCTAAAAATGTATTTTTTGCAAACTTTATAAAGTATAGACGTCCAAACAAAATAGATGAAGATACATTAGAACAATTAAAAGAATTGTCGCGTATTGTACCTCTTGAGTACAATTATTATGATTGGTGTGGATTTTTGCTTCCCTATTTTATAAAAAAACGTAAATTATCTATTCTGTCTTATAAAGATGTATCGGTTAACCGGTTCTTAAAAGAACTGGATATTAACCATAAACTTGCGGATTTTAGTAAAGCATTAATGAGGGATAATGAATTGAGGGAGTTTGCTGATAGTTATATGAAGAGTAAAGTCAAAGGGGAAATCTTATACAATTCTATTCGGAAATGCTTACTTTGTATTATACCGAGTATGACACAAGACCAATATGATATGCACTTAAATGTAGAAAAGGAACAGAAATCAGAACAAACTGCAGAAATTGAACAAAAAGCAGGAAAAACTAGACGGAAACGTGTAAAACGCCGCACTAAATCTTACCGAAATAAGTATAAAAATTGAATTTTTAATGACGTATAGGTTTAAAATGAATTATTTCAAAGAAGATGCGATAAAAGAAATGACCCGATATTTTAAAACGGTTTTTGATGTTAAATTGGAGTATAAAAGAGTTGATTTTACAGAAGAAATTATGAATAAAATGTTCATTTGTGTATTTAATTCTGAACCCAAATTTGAAATAAACGCAAACTCAACTTGTTTTGATTACATTAAAAATCGAGCAGATGTATTGTATGAAATAATAATGACGTTAAGAGAGCATAATTATTGTCAAGGAACAATTACACAGACCTTTAATAATTATTGGTTCTATGTAGGATCTCATCTATTGAATCGAAAAGAAGACACTATACTCAGAATAATTGAGAAATTACATGCGGATTAATATTCACAAACTTACACCTTGATATGTTGGATATGAAATTCTGATTAATTTTTATTTAAATAATCAGCGCCAAATACAGCAGCATAATAGAACAGACTAAAACATAAACTTTTTGCTAATAAACCAGATGTTGTATCTGTAAAAATAGTGGGAGCGGTTTTTACTAACATTAAATGTAATACTGGTAAATCAAATAAAAAATAGAGTAGTCCCATCATAATAGGTAACCGTAACTCTTCCATCCAGTCTATTTTACGTTCTAGGGTGGGTTGTTGTTCAATGTATTCTGGCGTTTTTGGAGGAACATAGATTGGATTTATTTGAGGGTCAACTACGTGTTCTATGGTTTCTCTAGGAATATCACGAGAAGGCAACTCGGTTTTCACATTATATGGCAAATCAGTAATATTCGTAGCCATATTTACAATCCTTTAGTATTTTATGTGTCCTTTTTACGCAAACTTTACTATTTTTTTCTTAGAACTACATTTTGCTGCATTTGGTGTAAAATTATAACACGCGTCACCATACTTGTATGTTTCTCCAACAATTTTATCTAATTCGGGTCCTTTAAAAATCATACAATTTTTACCGGTACACGTTTTTCTAAACAAGGTGGATAATCCAAATCCTAAAAGAAGAGACATTATTATTTTACCATAATCTGATTGTACAAATTTGCGCACTTTCATAGTATCACTCATTATTATTTTTTCATTGTACTGGAATGCGTTTAGAACCTTTACCACAATCCACTAATTTCGCTGAAAACTGAAAACAGTGGTTTGCAGAATCTTTATATTGTATTTTTTTAACATTTGTCGGACTTGGGTAAACAATAACCGTTTTGTATTCCGTAGGGGATATGTAGATGAAGCCCATTCCTACAATAAAACTTACAATGAATAAACAAATATACATTAGTTTCATACAGTATCAATATAAAAATAATCCATTTACTAATTTAAAAATGATTTTATCGATTCCATTATCTACATATAATAACCAATTTGTTACAATGCTTCAACCCGTTAAAAATAATATGATGGAACGCGGGTTATTCACACGTATTTTATATTCTACGACCAATGTTATATTCAACGGTCTTTATATAAACATTTATGGAATGAAACCATACGACGTTTATGCTGTTGAAAAAAATATATTAAAAACTTATATTACTACAAAATATCCAACTTACAGTATTGAAAAACAATTAGGCAGGCATTCTACTAAATCTATTTTAAAAATATCTGGTATCTGGGAAAATGATACATCTTACGGATTGGCTTACAAAATTATAGAGTAAATCCATCTGTTCTAAAATAGGAACATATAATGGACTCAATCATAATAAATCCAAATAAAATTGTACTTAACAACATGGATAATGTATTATATTCAGGAATGAGTGTTTTCATGTATTGAATCACTGAAATAACATTTAATCCAGCTACAATAACTGTGAAATATGAAAATAAATACCATGAATCGGGCATATTATTGTCGGAAATGTAGTCATTATTTCTAAATACACATACTGTATAAAACCCAATCAAAATAAATAAAGCAAGAATACCTCCAGACTTCTCTAAGAGTTGATACGGTATTCCCAGGTCTGAACGTATTAATGATAAAGATGCTATAAACATGGCGCCTACTACTAAAAAGAGAACACTCATTCCCAATAAAATAGCGGTTTGAATATTCATAAGTGATACAACTATCCCAGACATTGCTAAGCCACCCATTAAGTCCCATGTAAAGTTATCCATAGATTTAAGGTTTAAAAAAAAATAATACTATATAAAAATGCAAAATTACGTAGTTCAAAAGCAACTCATATCCATTCATTCTGAAGATAGGGACATTAAAAAATGGCCATCCTCTACCATATTTGACGTGGAATTACCTGTAGAATATAAAAATATTGTTAGTTTAAGGTTGTCTGACATTGAACTTCCATCAAACTACTACGTATTTTCACTTAAAAATCAAAATGTTAAGTTTACAGTTAGCCTTAATGGAATGGTTCATTCTATTACTATTATGGAAGGCACATATTCTCCTTATCAATTAGCGCTTGAGTTGACTGGACAATTAAATAAAATGTATTCAGTTACAACATTTCAAGTATATTACAATACTGTTTCCATGAAATTTATATTTATTAATACAACTCATTCGTTTTCGATTAATTTTTCGTTTGCAGAACCGTATGACGCTGGTTCTTTTTACGACCAATACACACAATGGGGATTCGGTAGTTATCTTGGATTTGGTAAAGCATTGTATGATTCTGCAGCAGTATCTACTTATTCCATTTTCCCAGATAACATAATTACTTCTGGAAATGTGATTGAAGCTCCATTTACTGCTAATTTATTCGGAGACAGTCACATTTATATGGAACTCGATTTATACAACAGCATGGATGAAATTGCTCCGTATACAGAAAGAAGTAATCATACATTCAACGCAAAATATAGCGGAAAACATAATTCTGCTTTTGCGAAAATACCAACCATTGCGGTTGCTAATCATAAACTGTACGTAAGTAAAGAATCGTTCCTGTCTAATTTATTTTTTAGTGACCCACCATTAGAACGAGTTCAAAAATTCAAGTTTAGATTTAGATATCATGATGGTAGGCCTGTTGATTTCGGAACAACTAATTTTAGTTTTACGATTGAAATTACAATGCTTCGACCAGATTCGATGAAACAAGCGATTCAAGTAAACTCAAATCATTACAAATTAAGATAAAATGGATACGTATGGAAGAATTTACAAAATTAAATAAACAAGAGACAATTGCAAAGTTACAACTTAATGGTAAACAACTTGAATTTGTACCACAGTTTAAAGGTGATAAGGACGTTGTTTTAGCAGCAGTAAAACAAAATGGGGAGGCTTTAAAATTCGCGTCTGAAGAACTTCAAGGCGATAAGGGATTTATGATGGCTGTAGTAGCCCAAAATGGAGTTGCTTTAGAATTCGCATCTGAAGAACTTCAAGGCGATAAGGAAGTGGTGATGGCAGCAGTAAAACAAAATGGAGTTGCTTTAAACTACGTATCTGAAGAACTTAAAGCGGATAAGGAATTTATGATGGCAGCAGTAAAACAAAATAGATTTGCTTTAAAATACGCACCGGAAGAACTTCAAGGCGACAAAGAATTTGTTTTAGCGGCGGTAACCCAAAATGGTGAGGCTTTAGAATACGTATCTGAAGAACTTAGACAGGATAAGGAAGTTGTATTAGCGGCGGTAACCCAAAATGGGGAGGCGTTAGAATACGCATCTGAAGAACTTAAACACGATGAGGAATTTATAATGGATGTAGTAACCAAAAATAAAGATTTTATATTATACGTAGATAGCTTTAAAGATGAAGAAAGTAAAGAATTATTAAAAAGTGTTATAAAACTCGCTCTATCTAACGATGGATTATTGCTTGCAAAACTGCCTGACCTATATGTAACAGAAGAAATGTGTGTTACTGCTGTACGCCAAAATAATTATGCTTATCAGTATGTCCCTGAACGCTTCCTAACGCCAGAATTAGTTAAATTGTTACCAGTTAGACTGGGTCCTCCTAGTCTTACACGACAAGTTTCTGAAACTAAAAGTAATCAAACTTCTGCTTCAACCTGCTCTTATCATTCAATGTCAAGGCTATTTCTACAAAATCGATTTATATTTGTTAAACCTCTTCAAGTAGACGATATTTACGATAAAAATGATTGTAATGGGTTTTTAATACCGGTTAATATTGAAAAAACTGGACTTGACACATTAGATGACGCGAAATGTTCGCCTGGAGGATATGATAAAATTTTATTATTTTTATACATTTATTTTTTATTGAAAGAAACAAATTCTTGTAAAAAAAAAATTGGTGAACTTATCCCCCGACAAGTAGATGCTATTGAAATGCCGGATTTTTTAAAGCGTACCAAACATGAACCTCGCCTTTTATCTTTATTAAGGGAGATAAAACATTTATCTAGTGAACTTAGGTGGAAAGAATATAGTTTTTCGTTTAACACCATAGAAGAACCTATTTTATTTTCAGTCGTTCAAAAACTAATAAACTTGAAGTTTTATGTTCAATTAACCTGTTGTGGGGGGCGCGAAATATATCATGCTGTAACTATTGTAGGGGTACAAGAGGGTAATTATATTATTAAAAACTCATGGAGCGTACTGGTAGACATTGTACCTTCTATTAAATTTTTCTATTTAAAAGGATGGCCTACGCCGTGGATGGGAACCGAGTTGTTAATTTATATACCGATAATTTCAAGCGAACCAACAGACGGCGTCAAGGGAAAAGACTATGCTATAAGTAAATTAACCAGGTTTGATGCATGGTTAGATGATTATACGGCAGAAATACAACGCAAACCTAAAGGTGGTCGTAAAACAAAACGAAAGAAAGGTACGCGTCGTATAAAACATAAACGTACGAAACGTAAGTTAAAATAATGCGCATCGATTAAAATTTTAAGTTTACGATTATATTAATAGTGTGAATGAATATGGAAGAGTTTAACACTTTAAATAAAGAAGAGACGATTGCAAAGTTACAACTTCATGGTAAAAAGCTTAGATTTGTGTTGCCACAGTTTAAACAGGATAGGGAAGTTGTGTTGGTGGCAGTAACACAAGATGGAGAAGCTTTAGTATATGTATCTGAAGAACTTAAACAGGATAAGGAAATTGTGTTGGCAGCAGTAACACAATATGGATGGGTTTTAGAATACGCATCTAAAGAACTTAAACAGGATAAGGAAATTGTGTTGGCAGCAGTAACCCAAAATGGAAGGGTTTTAGAATCCGCATCTGAAGAACTTAAACAAGACAAGGAAGTTGTGTTGGCAGCAGTAACACAAGATGGATTGGCGTTAGAATATGCATCTGAAGACCTTAAAGGCGATAAGGAAGTTGTGTTGGTAGCAGTAAATAACGATGGATCGGCTTTACAATATGTGTCTGAAGACCTTAAACAGGATAAGGAAGTTGTATTAGCGGCAGTAAACCAATATGGTTCGGCTTTACAATATGCGTCTGAAGACCTTAAACACGATAATGAAATTGTATTAGCGGCAGTAAACCAATATGGAGCGGCTTTACAATATGCGTCTGAAGAACTTAAACGCGATAAGAAAGTTATGTTGTCTGTAGTAGCCCAAAATGGATTGGCTTTAAACTATGTATCTCCAGACCTTAAACAAGATAGGGAGATTGTATTAGCGGCAGTAACCAAATACGGAAGGGATTTAAGATACGTATCTGAAAAACTTAAAGGTGATAAAGAAGTTGTGTTGGCAGCAGTAACCCAAAATGGTGAGGCTTTACAATTCGCATCTGAAGAACTTAAAGCGGATAAGGAATTTGTATTGGAAGCAGTAACCAAAAATGGGGAGTCTTTAAAGTGTGCATCTGAGGAACTTAAACAAGATAAAGAAGTTTTAGAAAAATTAAAAAATGGTCGAATACTTGCTTTATCTCAAGATGGATTATCTCTTGCAAGTATATCGGCCGGAGACCTAACAGAAGAAATGTGTGTTATTGCTGTACGCCAAAATAATTATGCCTATCGGTATGTCCCTAAACACTTCATAACGCCAGAATTAGTTGAATTATTGCCAGTTAAACGTATGCAGACTGCTCTTACACGACAAATTTCTATAACTAAAAGTAACCAAACTTCTGCTCCAACCTGCTCTTATCATTCAATGTCAAGGCTATTTCTACAAAATCGGTTTATATTTGTTAAACCTCTTCAAGTAGACGATATTTATGATAAAAATGATTGTAATAGGTTTTTAATACCGGTTGAGGTTGAAAAAACTGGACTTGACACATTAGATGATGTGAGATGTTCGCCTGGAGGATATGATAAAATTTTATTATTTTTATACATTTATTTTTTATTGAAAGAAACAGATTCTTGTAAACAAAGTATTGGTGAACTTATCCCCCGACAGGTTGCTGCTCTTAAAATGCCAGATTTTTTAAAAAGTACCAAATATGAACATGGTGCTAAACATAAACATCGCCTTTTATCTTTATTAACGGAGATAAAACATTTATCTAGTGGACTTAAGTGGAAAGAATATAGTTTTTCATTTAACACGATAGAAGAACCACTTTTATTTTCAGTTATTCAAAAACTAATAAACTTACGGTTTTATGTTCAATTAACCTGTTGTGGGGGGCGCGAAATAAGTCATGCTGTAACTATTGTAGGGGTACAAGAGGGTAATTATATTATTAAAAACTCATGGAAAGAACTAGAAGACATTGTACCTTCTATTAAATTTTTCTATTTAAAAGGATGGCCTACGCCGTGGATGGGAACCGAGTTGTTAATTTATATACCGATAATTTCAAGCGAACCAACAGACGGCGTCAAGGGAAAAGACTATGATATAAGTAAATTAACCATGTTTGATGCATGGTTAGATGATTATACAGTAGAAATACAACGCGCACCTAGAGGTGGTCGTAAAACAAAACGAAAGAAAGGTACGCGTCGTATAAAACATAAACGTACGAAACGTAATTTAAAATAGACAGGAACAATGATTGTATTTAAATTATGCATTTGTATCATTTATACGGTTCCCGTTTAACACGCGTAGATGCTATTAGAATGTCATATCGATTTATGAAATCTCAAATTATAGATTAAGATAAAATATAAAGACTCATATGGAAGAGTTTAACACGTTAAATAAACAAGAGACAATTGCAAAGTTAAAACTTAATGGTAAAAAACTTGAATTTGTACCACAGTTTAAAGGTGATAAAGACGTTGTTTTAGCAGCAGTAAAACAAAATGGACGCGCTTTAGAATACGTATCTGAAGAACTTAAAAGCGATAAGGAAGTTGTATTAGCAGCAGTAGCCCAAACTGTAGCAGCTTTAAAATATGTATCTGAAGAACTTAAAGGTGATAAGGAAGTTATATTAGTTGTGGTAACCCAAAATGGATGGGCTTTAAACTACGCATCTAAAGAGCTTAAAGGTGATAAGGAAGTTGTGTTGGCAGCAGTAAAACAAAATAGAAATGCTTTAGAATACGCATCTGAAGAACTTAAAGCGGATAAGGAATTTATGATGGCAGCAGTAACCAAAAATATACATGCTTTAGAATACGCATCTGAAGACCTTAAACGGGATAAGGAATTTATATTAGCAGCAGTAAACCAATATGGAGCGGCGTTAAAATATGCGTCTGAAGAACTTAAAAGCGATAGGGAGATTGTGTTGGCAGCGGTAACACAAGATGGAGTGGCGTTAGAATACGCATCTGAAGAACTTAAAGGTGATAAGGAATTTATATTAGCAGCAGTAACACAAGATTCATGGGCTTTAGAATATGCGTCTGAAGAACTTAAAGGCGATAAGGAAGTTGTGTTGGCAGCAGTAAAACAAAGTGGAGTTGCTTTAAGATACGCATCTGAAGATCTTAAAGGTGATAAGGAAGTTGTTTTAGCAGCAATATCACAAGAAGTAGAGATTTTAAAATTCGCATCTGAAGAACTTAAAGCGAATAAGGAATTCATGTTAGATGTAGTAACACAAGATGGATTGGCTTTAGAATATGCATCTGAAGACCTTAAACAGGACAAGGAAGTTGTGTTGGCAGCAGTAAAACAAAATGGATTGGCGTTAGAATACGCATTTGAAGAACTTAAAGGCGATAAGGAAGTTGTGTTGGCAGCAGTAACCCAAAATATAGTAACGTTAGAATACGCATCTGAAGAACTTAAACAAGATAAAGAAGTTTTAGAAAAAATAAAAAATGGTCGAATAATTGCTTTATCTCAAAATGGATTATTGCTTGCAAGTATATCGGTCGGAGACCTAACAGAAGAAATGTGTTTTATTGCTGTACGCCAAAATAATTATGCCTATCGATATGTTCCTAAGGAATTAATAACACCAGAATTAGTTAAATTATTGCCAGTTAAACGTGGTCCTCCTAGTCTTACACGACAAGTTTCTGAAACTAAAAGTAACCAAACTTCTGCTCCAACCTGCTCTTATCATTCAATGTCAAGGCTATTTCTACAAAATCGATTTATATTTGTTAAACCTCTTCAAGTAGACGATATTTACGATAAAAATGATTGTAATAGGTTTTTAATACCAGTTGAGGTTGAAAAAACTGGACTTGACACATTAGATGATATGAGATGTTCGTCTGGAGGATATGATAAAATTTTATTATTTTTATACATTTATTTTTTATTGAAAGAAACAGATTCTTGTAAACAAAGTATTGGTGAACTTATCCCCCGACAGGTTGATGCTATTGAAATACCTGTTTTTTTAAAAAGTACCAAACATGAACATCGCCTTCTATCTTTATTAACGGAGATAAAACATTTATCTAGTGGACTTAAGTGGAAAGAATATAATTTTTTATTTAACAGCATAGAAGAACCACTTTTATTTTCAGTCGTTCAAAAACTAATAAACTTACGGTTTTATGTTCAGTTACATTGTTGTGGGGGGCGCGATTCAGGTCATGCTGTAACTATTGTAGGGGTACAAGAGGGTAATTATATTATTAAAAACTCATGGAGCATACTGGTAGACATTGTACCTTCTATTAAATTTTTCTATTTAAAAGGATGGTCTACGCCGTGGATGGGAATGGAGTTGTTAATTTATATACCGATAATTTCAAGCGAACCAACAGACGGCGTCAAGGGAAAAGACTATGATATAAGTAAATTAACCATGTTTGATGCATGGTTAGATAATTATACGGTAGAAATACAACGCAAACCTAAAGGTGGTCGTAAAACAAAACGAAAGAAAGGTACGCGTCGTATAAAACATAAACGTACGAAACGTAATTTAAAATAATGCAAATGGGTCACATACGAATAATGCTCCTTTTTTTTTAAACTTATTGAATTTTTTTGTTTTTTTACGATTTAATTTAGTTATACAAGGCGTACAAAATGATTTCATGCAATGTTGTCTACGAAGTTTGGTGATTATATTTGATTCTTTTTTTACTATAAGTCCTGGAAATCCTTTTACTAGATTTTGTGTTTGTCTTAGATATACTTTTTCCATATGTGGCAAGTAATAATCATCACAGAATGATTTACAAGTCATAGTATATCTGTTGAAAATAATGATTTAAATAAACTTAATAGTATGGCGGAGTTAGACGATTATAATCCATTAGAACATATTCGTCTTAATGTGGAATATGATTTAGATAATTGGTTTAAACCTTATGTTGGTGAAGTAGATTTTACAATTACATTCAATAATAGATATCAAGGTGAATGTATATTCAAAAATGTGCCTGAAGAAGTTAAAGCTGAAATAAATGAAATGCTGCAAGAAAATATATGGAGGTTCAATGAATATTTAGATGAACAAGACCGTTTAGAAACAGAAGAAAAACAAGAAAAATTAAATAAAGAGCGTTCTGAAATGTATGATGTTATCATCCTATTGGACGTTCATGGTTCATATAGAGTAGAGCTTAATGAAGATATTATTTCTTGTAAAATAGACCCATTGGATGGTAAATATGTAACCTTTTTACAAGCATCTCCTTGTGGCGTAACAAATTATTCTCCAATAGGGTGGTATGATATTGCAAGAGACATATTTGAGCGCAACTTTTCAACATTTGGACCTACAAAATCTCTTGCTACATTTCTTCAAAGTGTATTTAGAAAAGAAAGGGTGAAATTTATAAAAACTTCTTCCATGATAAAAAGGGATTTAAAAACAGAAGATGCACCACACGCTCGAGCATTTATGCGGGCACCTGGATGGGATATTATTACATCAAATGTACATTACGGCGACAGATCCTATACGATTGATGCAGATATGTTATCTATTGTTGTAGTTTATTCTGAACATGAAGATACTATTCCTGTAAATAGCAATCTACAAAGCTTTATACTTAATGCTGGTAAAAAAAATAAAATAAATAGAACATTATTATTGGAATATCTGTTTGAACAAGGTGCAAAACATCCATTGATTATAGATAATAGTTGCGGAGATGTTTATGGCACAGAAAGAGAAAAACGCTCAATTGTTAAAGATGCTAAAACTAAGGGTATAGGTGGTACACGTCGCAAAAAAAATAAATATAAACGCACGAAACGTTTCCGTAAATAAATTGAAATTTTTTTAAATGTGTAAGTTTAATCAAATGTCAATTCGGTCTCTTTATATTGGTTACGCAAAAGTTGAATGTACAACTGAACAAGTAAAAAATAAGATGGATGAATTCTTTCAGGAAAATCTTGTATCTGGTGTAGATGAACGAATCAGAAAAGACTCTGCAAATAAACCGTTTAAGATATTTTTCATTCATTTTAGTAAAGTAAATGTCCCCCTTCAGAAATTTTTTGACGCATTAAGTAAAGTACCCTTCTTACGTATTCATCCTTGGACTGTACTGTTTAATAATCGTAATCATCTTAAAAATGAAACCTCCTTTTTAAAAGAAAAGGATGATACGTATTGGACTGACTTATCAAATGAATTTTATTAACACGAATTAAATTGTGACCTTATTTTTAACGTTTTACGTTTATTTATTTTTCGTGTTCGTTTATTTCTTGGTTTTCCACCAATATATATTGGCGGAATAGATCCGCTCATAAAATTTTTAAACAATTTTACAATTTCAATAAATCCGCGTGGAAATCTTCTTGCGTTTATTAATATAAAATTAGATACGAGTTCGTGTAGTATATTTTTTTCCAAACATCTAATTTTAACGTATGAAAATTTACACAATTCAGATAAATGTAGTTTTATGAAATTAAAATAATCTATTATATCATTTAATGAATCATCTAAGACATCCGGTGGTATTATTGCAATGTTATAATTTAACCATTTCATTCGTTGAACATGATTCATCCACTTATGACTATTCATAAATGATTTTGGGAATTTGCCTATTTCAACAGGTATCAATTCTGAATCATGTAAATCAATCCTATTCGTCATTGAGTTTACATTATCATGAATTAAATCCTTATATGTTTGACAATGCATCCCATTTATAATCATGCTGGGTTGTTTATAATAACCCTGCTTGTTCGAATAATCCTTGTCGTTGTATATATCAAATACAAATTCAAGTATATGATCAGGGTTACAATCTATATATTTGCACAATAATTGAATTTTAACCATGCTTGAATGTTTCACTCGAACTAACCATAAATTTCCTATAGGTACATGTAAATCTGAAAAGAAATGAGTTTCATTTGTTTCTGTGTATTCAAATTCCTCGGTATTATCAAATACAAATAATGGTATTTCAGTTACTTTAAGTTGTACCTGTCTCATTAACCACGTAGTTAAATCTTCTATATAAGTATTTAGTGTTGTTCCGTCTTCTTCATAATAATATTGTATTGGATCCTCTTTAAGATCATAATTAATAATCGGAGTATTCACAAATACATCTATGTCTCCAGTTGGATCAATAAATTGTCTTAAATTTCGTTGAGCTAATGGCTGACACCAATTAATATATTCATAAAGACTTCCTCCAGCTAATTTATAAGGTAAATAATTATTCGGTGGATAAGATGCTCTTATTTTTATGTTTTCGGAGTGATATGTGCTACCGGGTATATCGTCATTTGGCGGAAACCATAATGTAGTAAAATTATTAAATGAATAGGTGTTCCAAGGAATAGATTTAACAAGGTCAAATAAATGTGGGCCTGCTTTATATGAATTTTTGGTCCACACAATACGTTCTGGGTCTATAGTATATTTAAAATCATCATCTGAAATAATAGTTGGGTCATTTCCTCCTTTCATATACTATTCGTATTTAATTTAATTTTTGTTTTTTTTGCGGGTCAATTTCATTCGTTTTCGGTTACCTCCTTTTACAAAACTTGCAATGTGTCCTAACATTGCAATAGGCAATTTATTTTTTTTTTGATGTTTTCATATCTTTAAGACTTTGAATAGTGTTTTTATATGGTGGGGTATATCTTCTTTAGGGATGTGTGTTGCCCAATCTATTATCTTTGGGGTAGTCCATGCAGACGAATGTATTATATTAAAAACTAGTGCGCCAAACCTTCTATACATAAACTCAATACTTCTAAATCTATTTTACATCGTGCAGAAGCAAAATTATAGATTTCCCTAGCACCACCAAGCCCATCATTATTATGTTCAAGCGCAGTCATAATAATATCTAAATCATCTTTAAATATTGGATCTGCCAATAGTATACAATGACCCATACCATAATTGCTAATAGCAGTCATTACTATTTCTCTATTCCTTTTTAATTCTGGAGAGGCAAATAGAAGATTTCCGCTATTTTGTTGAATTGCTGATAATACAATTGTCTCGTCGTTTTTCAAAAGGTCACTTGCATATTCAAGTGCGGCGCCAAACGTTTTAATAGCTTCTGTTACTAGGTCGTTATCATTCCTAATATTAACTGCATATCTTATATACGATCCGTTTACTCTGACAGCTTGCATCATTACGTCTTTATCCTCTCTAAGACGTTCTGATACAAGTGCTATTGGTAATACAAGAGGATATGACTCTACGCCCCTATTAGCGCTCGGTGTCTTCAAAGATCCGGCGTAAGTATCTTTATTGTTTTGTAATCTAATAACACTCATAACAACATCTTTATCATCGTGAAGTTCCTCTGACGCAAATACAAATGATGTAATGTTTTCATGAACGGCTGCCATAACTACATCTTTATCATTTATAAACGGTAGATGTCTTAATTCTAATCCATTCTTAGATACTAAAGCAATAGCTTCTTCTTTATTCATACAATTCCTGAATATTTAATTTTCTTATTTTTACAAAAAAACTAATTGCTACACAAAAAGATACATAAAAGTATTCTTCCATTTAAATTATATAAATGTTGTAAATTTATATAATTTAACGAATTAATTCATCTCTTATTTCATTTGAAATAATCATCTCTTAAAATAATTATTATAATTATTATAAATAATAGTAGTTAAATAAATACCCGTTCCTAAAAAAATAGATTCAACAAATAGAATATCTTTTTCAATTTTATTATTATGATTTAAAAATAAAAAAATACACACGCCAAAAGATGAAGGATAAATATTCTCTACAAGAATAAGAGATAACTCATCAATAAAATCATAAATGCCACAATTTTCATCATTACTCATATAAATATAAATATACATTGTATTTAATTTATTATCAAAAATTCATAATGAATTAATTCATAATTCCTCAAAATCCAATTTAATAGGTGTGCCATCTAATTCTTCAAATGAAATACAAGTTGACTCTTCCCCTATTTTAATTGTTCTTTTCAATCTTCGGGGTACTTGATATTTGGGATGCTACACGCACGGTAGTTTAAATTATTTAGCTATTTCATTTTTTGTGTTTAAATCTACAGAACTATTTATAATAGGCAGTTATGTTGACTTATAAAAAAAATAAGAATGAAAAAATTCTTAAAAAATTAGAAGAATGTCTTCAGGTTAAATCTTTGCAAAACTATATACCCGTGTATAATAGATTTTTTAATTTAAATGACACCAATTGGAATTCTATTAATTTAGATACGTTCCATACGCTTAAAAATGTAACATTCAAGGATAATGTATTGTATAGCAATAAAACGCCCATTTTTTGTAAGTTTTCACCACTTTTAGACCCGTTAAGGTATCTTACAGGTAATTATGATACGTATACATTTAATTTACCTTCTATTAAAACTATATTACCTAAGTTATCCGATGTAAACAACTCTTCCTATGTAGATTCGTTTTTTTCTTATTTATCTAGCAGATTATTACATGAATCCTTTTTACATGGAAATGATTTTTATGGCAGTTATTTAGGAATAAAAACTGATTTTTGGTACAACATAGAGGATGATGTTGAACATCTGGAAGATAGTAGTTTTTTCCACACCAATCGAGGAAACTTATTTAAGTTAAATCGGGATTTTTCATTTTCAGGGTCTCGAAAAAATAAAGGACCGATTCAATTCTCTGAAGAATCAATCGAACTGATTGTGGATTCACTAGACGATACTGAATCCGTTCAAAGTGAACAATCTGATGAATTTAATTTATTTGCCATTTTAAACCAATTTCCAGTACAGGTTATTGCTATGGAAAAATACACAGATACACTGGATTCATTGTTGGGAGACATTGAACCAGATGAATTGACCGCTGCACTACTACAAGTTATTTTTACATTAATTATGTATCAAAAGGTGTTCCAATTTACACATAATGATCTTCATACAAATAACGTTATGTATATGCCAACGGAACTTACCCATTTATATTATTGTTTTAATTCTGTTCATTACAAAGTTCCTACCTTTGGTAAGTTGTTCAAGTTGATTGATTACGGGAGAGCTATTTATACATTTAAAAACAACAGATTCGTTTCAGATAGTTTTCATGAAGATGGAGACGCAGCTACCCAATATAACATAGAACCTTATTTTGATTGTTCCGAACCGATTCTTGCACCTAACTATAGTTTTGATTTGTGCAGGCTTTCATGTTCCATTCTTGAAGGAATGCCTGAAACAGATGGTATTTATGGTGTTGTTTCTGAATGGAGCAATGATGATAAAGGGTGTAGTGTTATTTATACCCCTGAAGGAGAAGAAAGATATCCGGATTTTGAATTATATCGCATGATAGCGCGAACGGTTCATGCGCATACACCAGAAGCACAACTTAAACGACCTATTTTCAAAGCATTTGAAACAACCGAAACGGGGCAGTCCATTATGAACATTGATTCTTATTCTAGACAATAAATTGAACTGATAAAGGTTTAAACTATTATAAAATGGATTCCGTAATTTTAAGCACTTTCTCTTCCTGTGTATGTGATGTTTCTCGCGAATACAACAAAATATGTATAAAATGTTCAAATTATTCGTGCGTGGAATGCATCATCGATTTAAAATACATAGAATGTCATGGAATAAATGCATATTTAATGGTTAGATATGGGAACTGTGATTATGAAGATATTGTAATGTCGCAAGAACCGATTAGAAATGCTCATTATCTATTTAAAAAAAAATTATAAAAATTGTTTCAAAAGTTCATAGTTTACAGGTAAATAATGATTGTCCTCTATAGGTACTTTTTCAATATCATTAGGTCTATCAAATAAATCTACAGAGTTTTTAATTTGTTCTTCTATTTTTTTTAAATCTGTATAAGTACTAGTGTTATATTCTTGATGTCCAAAATTGTGTAGTTTATTCTGAATAAAGGTTGAATCTCCAAAATAAGATAAATGCCAACCGCTATTTTTAATACAGGGTATGCTAGTATACCGAATATTAGAAAGATTAGGTATTTCACTATACCTTTTAAAGGTCATAATTTTACCCGCATACCATAGTGTTTTAAATTTTGTTGTTAAATTATAGTAATACATATGCATTTCAAGCGAATTAATATCGACTATTATATCCCCATTTTTAATACGCAACAAGGTAGATGGGTCTACAATTTCATCTAAGTCGGTTACAATTATTACGTCGTGTGGTTCTAAAGTAAGACAATTTATTCCTCTATCAATTGCATTACGTTGAAACATTTCATTTACCCATTGTTGTTTTTGTTCAACATCAATAATGTACTTATGCGGAAAATTAGATACAACAATGTGTATAATTTTGGTAGCGAACGAGTTGAATAAATGTTTATTTTCTTTAAAAAATAATGGTTTTTCTTTACCCATATGCGTATGGGTTGATTCCACAATTACAAAATAATCAACAACTTCATTCAATACAGTAAATCTATAGAGCAATAATTCTAGTTCATTATAAAACGTAAAACAATCAATTATTTTCATTATATATGTACAATAACACTGTTTAAATTAATAAGATGCTAACATATATTTAGCTATCATTAACTGACTGTTCAATATTTGTTCTGGAGACATTCTAGCAAACCAATTATATTTGGTTCTTGAAAGAATTTCATTTTGTGGTAAATATATCCCAAATACGGTATCTGGTACATCAATGTGGTCCGTCCCCAATAATTCTTCAATCTTAATGGGTCTATCATTTGTCTTTTTAATACCAATGTATTTACCATCTAATACGGTGATGTCCGCTTTATTTAACCACAAACTCGTATTTCCAATAAAGTCAGATTGTGATGTTTTATCTTTGTACAAATCTTCTTGGTATTCCATAAAGGCTTTCATGCTTAATGACCCCCTACGACAGGCCATAAGGTCCGTATTCGGAAAATACGGTTTTTGGTCGTGTGTTATTCCGTTGTTTATACCCTCAGCAACCATCATTTTATCCGTCATTAACTCATGTAAATTCTTCACACATAAAAAGGATTGAGGTACAATCATGCCGCCATAATAATACAGTAACATACTAATTCCAAGTTTTCTATAATGACTTTTTATAGGATCTGCCAAATCTTCCAACTCAATGTTCCACGACAACAATCTGCGAAATACGTCGTCGTCAATTAAACAAATATTAAAGGAATCTTTGCATTTATCGTAAATGCTTTTCATCGTGATTTGAAGATAAGGCTGGTTTAGTTTAGTGGAGGTTCGTGAATAAAAGGATTCCCAGTTTCTAGCATTTATTTCAGTACTTGTATGTATCCATAAAATTGGTTTACGACGACACATTTTTTCTCCAATAAAATAGTCAGCTACCATGGTATAATGTTCGTATGATTCAAACATTTCATTGGACAATTTATAACTTTTATATAAATATTGTGAAATTATAGCAAAGACTATAAGAATTATTAATTTCGTGTACATAACTTTTACTACTATTTTTTCTTAAAAATATAATAAATTATAGTAGTATGAAAGTACTTCCTTGGTATGGACTCCTTTTAATCGTATTAGTTTGTTCTGCAGTATTAATTACGGAAGGGTTCGAATCTAGTCCAACTACACTTTTAGCAGACATTGAAAACAAAAAGGTTCTATTATTAATTTATACAACCGCATGTGGTCATTGTATTAAACTGAAACCAGTTTGGGACAAGGTTGCCGCTAAACATTCTAATAAAATGGTAGCGATTGATGCGACTGATTCATCTAATTCTTCCATTCAGGAACTTACATCAAAGTTCAACGTTACTGCTTATCCTACCATGATTGTTGTAGATAATGGTCAAGTAGTTGAACAATACGAAGGCGGAAGAACAGAACATGATCTTACTATGTTTATAAAGTCAATGTAGCTTCCATTACAATTTGTTCCTGAACAGACAATTTCTGAAATAATACACATTCATCCATCCAACATTGAAAAAAATGATTACGATTTTTACATAAAATTCGTATTCCATCTTCTTCAATGTCAACGCGTATTACAAACCCGCCATTTATTAATTTCATAGTGCTTAAATTAACCCATCTTACGTAGGCGCCAGTCTTTAACTGATGCAATTCATCCACATATTTGTAGTCTTTCAATATAGATTCATCTATTTTTAATTTTTTTAGTATTTTATGCTTTAATTCGTGCATTGTACGAAACGATTCCATTTATTAACACCAGTTTAAACTTTCAGTCCTTTTAAATTGATAATAACTTAGTATTTAAATTAAAATGATTTTTAAAAAGGTGAACTTACAGAGAACCTTAATATGCGTTTAGCATATATCCACACACGCATTTATATTATGGAATACTTGTACATGTGACAAATTATGTATGCCGGTTTAAAATGTAAATGGAGATGGAATTAATTATTCATCTTACAGTATCCATCGAGGAAATGATTTTTTATTTTATGAGTTAGACTCGCAAAAGGAAAAGATTCAAACTGATATGGAAAATAGAGCGCTCCAATTAATTCTACGAAGATTAATTGGAGATGAGTATTTTATGTGAAAAAAAATGTAGGTCTAAACCATGTTAAATAACTTATGTATGCCGGCTCTTATTTATTTAATTTTTTCATTTAGCCATGTTGTTATTGATACGTATAAAGGATTGTACAACACTGCGATTATTGAAATATGGATAAGTATTGTATTTACCCTTTTATTAAACTTATTATGTATGCAAAATCTAGGATTTATTGCGTGGATTATTATATCCATACCGTTTATATTAATGACCGTAATTGCGTCTCTTTTATTATTTATGTTTAAATTAAATCCAGCAACAGGACAGGCATTGGTAACGCAGACGCCTCAGACACCAACTCAACCATTAAAATCAAACTACGCCTTTCCAGTATCTACCTTTTACGGTTCTCTCGGACATTCTACTCCACCCGCTATAAATAGATGAAACATTCTCAACTGCCGTTAAACATTGATTCCATTAATCGTCATATTAAAGTATTGTAAAAAAACAATATAAATAGTTAAACCTTTTATCGTCTCATAAATCGATTTATGGAACGATTATATTTACGCTTATAATGAGAACGTTCTTTTCTCGAAGTACCGAAGAACATACATTGGAAGACAGTTATTTTATAATTATAAAGAAAATCCTCTGTGAGTGGAATGGATTCGTCTAGAATGGACATTTTATAACAATTTTACACTTATAAATGTATATCAATTTTAATTCTTTTATGATACAGAAATTATACCCTATTACTGGTCTGAATAGGTTGCCTTGGCGGAAAAGATTGTTGCATTGGTTGAATAGGTTGCCTTGGCGGAAGAGATTGTTGCATTGGTTGAATAGATTGCCTTGGCGGAAGAGATTGTTGCATTGGTTGAATAGGTTGCCTTGGCGGAAAAGATTGTTGCATTGGTTGAATAGGTTGCCTTGGCGGAAAAGATTGTTGCATTGGTTGAATAGGTTGCCTTGGCGGAAAAGATTGTTGCATTGGTTGCCTTGGCGGAAGAGATTGTTGCATTGGTTGAATAGGTTGCATTTGTGGAGATGGTGCTTGTTGAGACAAAGGATTATAATCAGGATTATATAACTGTTGTCCGGTTTGATACCATCCATTCACAGTTTCATCTGTAATACATGGTAAGGTAGAAAGCATCGCATTTAATTGTGTGGGTGTTTTAGATATTACTTCTTCCATTGTCAATGGAGTGTCTCTTAATACATAACATCCAGGGGCAGGATATCCAGGGGTAGGTTTAATAGTAGTATCAGTATACCATAGTATTCTGGAACCAATTTCTTTATACCTGTCTACCTTGTCATCATTTATGATTTTCCCATCACAACTATATTCAAATCTACCGTTTATGAAACGACTGGTTAGATTAAAGTTAGGTTTAAAGGATGGACTTTTAAAAAACTCGTTAAATTCTAATCTTTTTTTTCCGGGTATTTTATTACCTTTATTATCTCTAATAGGAAACGCCTGAACATCATATTTACGAACAGCACTTTCACAAGATCCGATATGTATGTTTTTATCCCAAATTATATTTGGGTCAAGTGTGTTAGTATAGGCACAAGCGTCTAAACTATTCTTAATGTTTTTCCTAGACTTACTAAATCCAGAACCTTTCTGTCTTTTACTACGACGCGTTTTCATAGTTATAACAACAGAATTAATTTTGTGTATTAGATGTACGCTAGCGCCATAGACCGCGCATAATCAATTGATTTAATATATTGTAAATTATATGCGTGATTTTGTATTAGTATCCTTAGGGGCTATATTAGGAGCCATTGTACGATGGATTATTACTCTTTACTCTACGGCACAAAAATGGACACCTTACTCAACTATAGGTATCAATATAACAGGTTCGTTTCTATTAGGAATAATAACTAAGTTAGGATTAATAAAAGTATTATCACCGTCAGCAGTTTTATTACTTGGTACAGGGTTTTGTGGTGCATATACTACATTTAGTACATATAGTGTTGACGTATTAAAAAGTATAGAGGCAAACAATTATAGTCAAGCCCTAACAGTTGTTGGCTTATCAAATACTCTGGGTATTGCATTTGCATTTTTAGGATACAAATTAGTTTAACGTCTCTGTCTTGTGTACAAATCGTTTGATATCATTTTTTTAAATGCTTCTTTTAATGGATATATTAAGTAAATTACTTTCAGAGGGGTTGTTAAGTTTATATCCGGTATTTGTAAAAAATATAGGATTGCCGTTATCCTTACAAACGTGGAGTAGATGTTTTTCATATGCCATTATATCTGGATTTTTTATTGATTACGCATTTGTGTTTAAAACCATGTTTACATATAGTGGCATTTTGTTATCTCTTGTAACCATTTTACATATTTATACTTCTTATAAAGGATTTCAACTGTTGGATAGTGGAGTGGCCTATTCTATTTTTTATTTGTACCCCATCATGATTTTATTAATGGCAGGACAAAATGTTAATGTAAGCATTATAGGGTCATTACTAGGTGTATTCTTATTGGCAGATACATTTTCCATTAAATCATATGAAGGAGTTTTTATGATTGTATTAGCTGCATTTACAGAAGCTATTATTTACTTTTTAGTTAAAAATATAAAGACACTTAATAACTGGAATCATATTTTCATTTCTTACTTTTTAGGAGCAATCTTATTATCTGCAGGTATGTTTCGCGACATTGTTGAAATAAAATTAAATAGTCGATTGTCTATTTCATTACTTCTAAATTCAGGTATTGGATTGATTGGTTATGTTCTGAGATTTTATGCAGTATCCAGATTAGATACGGTTGTCTATTCATCGTTATCCTATTTTGGAATAGTCATGGCGTTTGTCTACGGAATAATGAATGGGGAATATATCAGTTTTAAAAAAATAAGTGGAGCCTTACTCGTTATTTTATCTAATATTTGGTTACTTAAATAATACTCTTCGTCGTTTAGTTTTTTTATGTTTTTTTTTACGTGTTTTACCACCTAAAAATGGTTTGTGTGCTATCAATATTTTAGAAGCTCTTTCATCTCCTATAAATAGGATAGGAACAAGAACACTTGTATTACCTATTTCTTCATTTGTTTTCACACCTTCAATTTCAAACCCAGCGCGATTACAATACTCGATAAATTTATCATGGTAATTAGTAGTATCCAATGGATTTTTTCCACCTCCTGGACTACCATGTATAGTTTCAAAATAAATTTTACCACCAGGTTTTAGCATTCTTTTTAAATAGGTTAGTCGTTCTATTAACATATCGTCATTACTGAAAAACTTTAAGGTGGACCAGTCAAAACAAATTTCGTCAAACTTGTTCGATAATAACGATGAAAGAATACCTAATTGAGTAGGATTTGAAAAACTTATATTTATATCAGCGTTACCCCTATCAAGTAAAAAAATAGTAGGGTTATCATAATGGTCTCTATTTCTTTCTTCTTCATAAGACGACCCAAGAACTAAATAGGCTGGATCAGTAATAACAGGAATGTGTTGTTCAATTTCAATGCCTTCTGTCATAATTTTTTGTATAGTTTCATCTATAAAATCCTGTAGTTTTGTAGATGGAGACCAATGGACATCCGGACAAACAGTTTCATATGGTTTTAATATGTTAATCTGTGGAGGATTAAACGGATAATTCTTTGGTAAGTAAAATTTCAATTCGACCCCATCATTATTATTGAATATATATGACCCGGTGGAATTAACTTCAAGATTAAGTTGTGCCAACTCAGTTTTAATTCGTCTATTCATGTTAATGTTCACTATAATTAAATTATAACCGTAGTATCATTCTAATTTTGAAGTCGTGTTAAAAAATATTCATAACGGACTATTTTATTAAATAAAATGTTAATAACATTTGTCCTATTGCTGTATAACACCATATAGCCGGTTGTTCGTGTATATTATTTGTTAGTAAAATTCCTAAATAGGGAAGCGTCAACAACATTGCTAAAAAGGGTTTCATTTGAAACATAATTAATACTGGTACAACCCACATAAAAAAGTGCAATCCTATGCTTGGTGTGAACCAATTTTTTCCAGCAGCGCGCAATCTTACATTCCAAGCAATATGTTTGTTTCCTGAAAATGAACATGTTTTTTTTCCACACAACGGTTCATTTTTATTGTCGCATAGTTCGTTGTCTTTAACTAAAAATAATCGACTTACCAATAATAAACCGGCAAAAAACGACATGTACAAAAATGTAAAATTTGGTTTATTAGTAAATGCAAATAACCATATATTAAAAAATAGTGGTTGGAAACATATATGAATATATCCGATATTTGTCAAAAATTTATTATAATCGTTATTACATTGGTCAATTACTTTATATTGAAAATATTGTAGTATTTCCATAAGAGCAAAATATCCTATCCCAATAGAAGCATATCTATTTTTATTATAGAAATATAAACTTGATAAAATTCCAGTAATGCCTATAGCTAATGACATTTTTTCAGAAAAGCACATATAGTATAGTATATTTTTCTAGTGGTTGAATCAAAGGTATAAAAATGAACATAATAAAAATGCTAACTTGTGTTGTACAGCGATGAAATATTAATGGAAGAACGCAGAGAACAGATTGATGCTTGGAGAATTAATGTTCACAATTATACACATAAATTATAACCGTATATTATCATTCTAAACTTTGAAGTAATCGTACTTGTGCCCTTGCTTTTTTTAACGTAGTACATTTAGAATGAATTCTTTTACTTTTAACACTGTAACACTTTTTATTTTTTAATTTACGTATAAAATAAGGCATTACATTAAACTGCAGAAATAATTTCACCATTTTTGTAAACGAAACATTTAAACTGTTGTTTTTTAGGTTTAGAACAGTAAATGTTATTGCTAGAAACTGTATTGAAATAAAGAATTTTATCACCACCTGCTTGACGTATAACTGTATAACATATTAAACTAAAAATGATACCAATTACAGACCCGCTAAAAATGCCAAGCCCAGTTGCACAAAAATGTTTTAATTTTATTAAGGTATCAATTGCCATCATCCCCAAAAATCCAACAATCACATAATAATTCCAATCTTTATTTTGCTGCATGGGAATAATCAAATAGGTAAGTGTGAACATAATAAAAAAAGTAGAAATGGATAAATTGGGGTAGTTAGAAAAAATAGCAATAATAGGTTCCTTGGTATTTGAACATGTACTTTCTGTTTTAAATAATGGACTTATGGATATAATGATTGCTATTCCTACAATTGCACACCAAAGCCAGATTATGGCCTTTACATCACCGTTGAATAATGACGTCATCAGCATAAAAACAGAGATGAATATTGGAGACATTTGCATAAAATCATATAATTCAAGTGCCATTTATAATGAGTTTATACTTTAATTCTATCATAGTATCAAACTTGGAAGACCCAATATAATTTAATATAGTGGTTTCAATCGTCTTTTCTGGTAAGTTGAAACCATATATAATTTGTTTGATTACCTTTCTATAAAGAATACAATGTTTTAAATGTAATTGTTTAATAATACGTTCATTAGCAAGAAACGTTTTAAAATCCATTTAGTGGTAATATGTAGTATGTTGGATTCAATTTTATTTAAATGGTTGTCCTGAATAATAATTATCAGATTGATTTTTACAATGTACCCCATCCGCTCTAGCATAATTAGTTGAAAACATACTATGTTTAACTCCTATACCGCCTAATTGATTCATACAAAATAGTTTATTTTTGCCGTAACCATTTGAATAGGTTTGCACTGATCTGTCAGACCAATTGTCTAATCCCACTCGGGAAGTAACACCTTGTTTTTTAGATCCACCAAAAGTGTTTAAATTCGGATTTGTTTTGTAAAGTGAAGAACTTGCTAAACCAGCACCCATCATTCTTGAACGACCCATATATAATCTAAATAGATATAAATAAAATGAAATATAAAGTGTAAATGGATAAACAACAATTAAAACAAACAATTAAAGAGTGGGTTAAATTAGATGAAGATGTTGCAGAATTAAAACTAAAAATAAAAATAATGAATCAACGAAAAAAGGAAATGTCGTTGCATCTTTTAGAAATTATGAAAGACCAAAAGATAGACGCTTTTGATTTAAACAATGAGGGTAAATTGGTTCGTCAAGTGAAAAAGACAAAACAACCTATTAATAAAAAACAACTAAATAGTAGTTTAACTAAATACTATGAAAGTGAAAAAGAAGCACAAAAAGTAACGGATTACATTTTAAATGCTAGACAAGAAAGAATGGATGAAAGTATTTGCAAGAAATAATAAAAATGTAAAATAATGCTAGACTATGTAAATAAATTTGCCCTAACTATTTTATATGCAATTATGACTATAATTGTATTTACAAGCGTTATGACTTTTATTGGTGTAGAACCAATGACCTATAACCCTTACCTTTATTTTATAATGATGTTATTATTGTTTTATTTAACATTGTCAAATTAAGTAAGAAATGAAATATTTTAAAATTCTGACACTATATGTGGTTAGCCTTGTTATCTGGCATGTCAGCAAAGGCATATGATGATTTACATGATAATCCTAGATTAAGACAGTTTAAATCTGACACATTAATGGAATATTTAAAAGGGATACACTACATTTCACTCACTGTATTAAGTTTAGATGACCCATTATTTTTTTATATTTTTGTAGTTGCAAATATACTTCATCATTTAACAAATAATAAGGGTTACAATAACCCGTATGAACACTCTTTATTGTATTCTTTTTTATTATTATTTTTATTGATTCTCCCACCAACAATGAATCTAGAATTTATTGATTGTGTATTAGCAATATGTGCTTGTGTATCAATGTGGTTGGAACCGTTTTTATCAAAATATTTGTTAAAAGATAAAGAATTTTCAGTTTTAAAATTAGTAACTCGAGTATTAATGTTACTAAGTACAAGTGTATGGTTATACTTAGCAAAGTCAAAAACTATGAAATATTTAGTTTCTTATTTTGTCGGGTATTTTATAGTATCGTCCGTTGTCCAATACTATTCTGTACTAAAAAAATTAAAATCTACGAGTACGTCTACGTCTAAGTCTAGAGCGGCTAAGTTTAAGCCTACGTCTTGACCCTCCAACTGTACCCTTACACGTAGAAGGTTGGCCAATACAACTGTTATATTGATTATTTGCGTCGGTATTTAACTGATGTTTTGCCATTCCATTAATATTGCTGTTTACATCTGTTCCAGTAGGAGGACCAGCTACTCTAAATTGTGGAACAGTAACTCCCCCACCACTTTTAGCAAGATTATTTTGAACTTGTCGTTGATTTGCCATGTATTTGATTTGGTCATTTGTACTTACCCCAGTGGTTTGTGCAGCAAATGTTCGCATTAAGTTAAACATGTGAAAAAAAAATAGGCGGAATGAGAATGTTAAGTGAAAATGATAAATGTCAATTAAAACACATGATTGAAAAAAACAACGTTGTTAATAAAACTGATCAAATACGTGAACTTAATCACAGTGCTAAAATACGTGAATCGATTGATAGATTAATTCAATTGAAAATAGACCATGCTGATTTATTGCGTGAAGATAAACCAAAGTTTGAGGAAATATCTGTTCGTGAATGTAGATTTCTTTTTTTTAATTACATGGAACTGTACAACATTATTCTAAAGGAAACAATGGATTCTGACATTCTATTTAAGTTACTTGATGTATTGGGACAAATTGAGGCAGGGAAAATAGATCAACATGAAGGAAGTTACTTAGTTGGTAAACACCTGAAGGAAATCTACATTGATAGTAAACTAGCAGAATCAAAACGATTAGATTCTTTGTATCCAGGAATGGTTCAATCTGAACCTAAAAACATACAGTGGAAAGATTTTAAAAAATAATATTCATAAAGTGTATGAATTTTACAAAAAGTTTTCAGGGTATTTCACCTCGTATTATAAACACAACACAACAAGGAAACTCAAACGTTGCTCCATTAAACGAAGCAAGTCAAATTCCACTGGACAGAGCATTAATCCGAAAAATGTTTCCTTCTAATTCACAATTTAACGGGTCTCCCTTATTTTCTAGAAAGTGGCCACAGACACCGTTTCGTGTCGCTATGCATGCTGGTGATTTATTGCTTCGGCAATCTGAACCTGGTGGATCTAATCAAGTAAAAGGGTCCATTGGTATAGGTCAGTATAGAAATACACTTGGAGCCACAAATGGTGTGCATCGTGGTAATGGTGCTTCTGGGAATCAACATTACGTATACGATAGTTCAGTGTATACCAGATATAAAAAATTATACCAAAAACAAAAGAACTACAATGATTATAGTTTTGGAGGGTCAAATAATGGAGCGTATGTAGCAATTCAAGCAATCAGGCGATTTTAAAATAGTTGTTATGTGCATGAGAAGTATTGGGATGTTTAGAGCGGGTACTACAACACTTGGGTCAGATACGGCATGTAGAGATTCCTCATTTTCATCTGGTAGAGCAATGACGGTTGAAAAAGCAGAACAGAATCGTATTAAAAAAAGTTGGGTCATGGATAGTTCACAGAGGACATCTTTGCGTATATCTTCCTTATCGAATACACGAACCCAATACGCCACAATGAATAAAAATGATGTGGTTAAAGCGCGTACACGTGTTAGAAATTTAGGGTGTGTTGCTCCTAAAAAGAAAGGAGCAAATGCATCCTTTTTATCAGGATAGTCATAACTCCACAATTTCATATTATAAAAAATGCTAAAGATTAAAAAGTATGTGTGTTTATGGAAGAATGTATTATATGTTTTCATGAAACGGATGAGTTTGCATATTTTCCGTGTACTCATAAAGTATGTGAAATGTGCCTACCAAAATTACCTACGCAATTATGCCCCATATGTGATACTTCGTTGTACGAGGCAAAACTAGTTGAAGAGATTCAAGTTGAACCTGAATTGGTTGAATCTGTAAATGTACAAACGGATAATTCATTTTTAGAATTGATAAAGGCAAGTTGTTGTATCATTTTTATAACAATTGGAATGTATTCTATAATTATTGTTAAAAATTAATATAGTTATAATGTATGAGTTACGCGGAAAGAAGTATGAATTACGAGGAAAGATATAATGCTAGGACACAAACAATTATTCGTATAGCAGCACAGTTAGCACAAGATACGAATGTAGAAATACCTGATTATTTTAATGCGGATGAACGTTCTGAAATTTTGGTAAGAGCTAAAAGACTCAGAACTTTTTTTTATGTGAAAACTGGTAACCCTATATTTATTAAAGGATTTCCACCAATGGTTAATAGTAGTAATCAGTTATATGGATTATTATTTCCATGGTACGATGTAGATTATATATTAAGAGAAGGTAGTAAAAACTTACCTGTACCATTAAATAGTGAAATGAAATTAACTACACTAGACACAGGACCACCACCACCAAACAATCGTGTGGGAATGAGAGATGATACTGGGTTGCCAGGACCACTTCCTCTTCAACCAAGACGGTCGGGTATATCAGGTAATGTAATGCCTGGCGAATCAAATTCATCCCCTCGCGCATGGTTTTTGCCGAATACGCCTCCTCAAAGTCCAGGTGGTTCACCTCAAAATCCAGGTGGTCCTCAAAATCCAGGTGGTCCTCAAAATCCAGGTGGTCCTCAAAATCCAGGCCCTCCAAGTTGGCCAAATAGTTCTCCTCCAAGTTGGTGGTCGCCAGGTGGAATTCCTTCAAGTTGGCTATCCCCGCAAAATCCCGGAGCAAGCATGCCAGATCCTCTAAGTTGGTCTCCCCCTCAAAGTCCCGGAGCAAGCATGCCAGACCCTTTAAGTTTTCCGCCATTGCCTCGTGCACAATTGGTTCGTGCACGAAATTCAAGTGGAACAAGTCAAAACTTTACAAGTTTGCCAAACGGATTAAGTCCTCTTTCTCCAATACCTCAAGGGAGTTGGTTAAATTCTGGATTTCCGGGTCCTCCAAGTTGGCCTCCAAAGAAATCAACCATTTCAGGACCACCAAGTCCAGATTGGTCTTTCGGACCTAGTGCACCGAATTCATTTGGTCCAGGAACGAATGGAGGTAAAACACGTAAATCGCATAAAGCACATAAATCGCGTAAATCACATAAATCACATAAAGCACATAAATCACATAAAAATAAAAAGAGAAGTAAACGTTATAATTTTTGAACTGCTAATCGTGCTTCAATTTGTTTTCTGCCATATTCTTGCCTTTTACGAGAATCGTCGCATGCTTTTTTAAAATCAGTTGGATAATTTTTGTCGTGCCAATCAGCCCAACATTTATATCCACCAGGACCATCATACCAATTGTTTTTATTTTTTTCAATGCCTCCATCTTTATCCATTGAATAACCATATTATTATAATTTTACCGAATCAACTTTATAACAGTTTGTACAGTTAAATACCTTATTTTTTGCAAAGAATAGTTGATTCTCATTATATGGGACTCTAATTCCGTATGGTTTTATAAAAGATGTATTATTTTTAATAATCGTAAGATATTTCATTCTTGAAATGACAGCACTACTATCAACTCCTCCTTGTGTAGAAAAGGATTCATTACTTGGTTTATAAATGGTAATTTTACATTTTTCATTTTCAGTAATATTGTTTTCATAAAAATGACTGCTGTCTAATTTATCACCAGAAGGTGTACTATTATAATTTATACCAGGAATCTTATGCATGGATGACTTGGCTACGTAAGTATTACCCCTACTTTTTAAATAGGTGTAATAGTTTGAATAATATGTAGGTGATACAATGGTAGAAGCCGTTTTTATGTTTGAATTTCCATTAAAATTAATGATTGTTCCGGCAGTTTGACAGCATGATGTTTTAAGCTGACCGTTATCCTTTTTACCTATCATTTTAAATGGCATTCCTACACGTCTATTATTTTTACACAAACAATTTTTAGGAGTTTGAAAGGATTGGTCCGTTTGAACAGAAGTGTTTGTTCCTGTTTTACGATAATGCTGTAAAGGTCTTGCTGAAGGATACCATAGAGAATCAAGTTGTGGCGGAACATTTTTTACAGAATGCGTAACGTAACTGAGTTGATTGGTTGTTTTTTCTATCATAGTATACCTTTTTAAAATATTTATACAAGTTAATGTACATTCTCATTATCATTTTAGTAACTCTTGTAGCCCTTCATTTTTTAACTAAACCTCGAGAATCTCGAGAATCTTATGAAAATTACGATGAAACCACGTGTTTAGCATTGGCTCAAAAAAATCAAGCGAATATTGAGTCACTTCAAACAGATATAAATACATTATTAGCACTTCAGTCTAAATTGGATTCTATTCAAGCAACAACGGATTCAAACACGAAACAATTAAGTAGTTTAGTAGACCAGGTGTATAAAACTCCATCATAATTCACTCCATGTGGTATAATTAAAAGGAGCTACATTTAAATGTTGATTTTGCCAATAACTTACTCTATCGTCTACTTTTTCAGGAGATAATGGTTTTACTTTACCATCTGGTTTTTTACCAAAACAGTTTACTCCTAATTTTTGGTTTACTCTATTATTGTATCCTCCATTAATACCAGGTATTCCACATTGTTCCTTGTGATTCGTATGTTGGTATTTTTGCCAGGATAATTTCTGTGTGGGATAAAGAACCATATGTTTATCAGACCATCCATAATCACACCATTCAGCGCCATTGTTATAAGCATCCTTTACATTTTCTAACGTTGCTAATTTACCATTATAAGACTTGCATATTTCTTTTGCATTAGAATAGTCAAACTGGCCATTTACGTGATAGGTTTGTGGTTTATACGATTTTTGTGAAGTATCCGGTTCAACAATAGCTATGTCTATTTCTGGTTTTGAAAATAAATTATTTATAGTAGTAGTTAGTTGAATCCCTAAAAAATAATTTGTGCCTATAATTCCTATAACAATAATGAAAAAAAGTAACATTATAAATTCAATAGCAGAGTACTGATTTGTTGTTAAAATAATTCCTAGTACAACTAAAAAAATTGGGATTACAATATATACGGGATTCATAGTATTTACACAGTTTTTTTTCTAAATATCAAAAAATAAGCATTGGATGTAATTGGATTGTTTATTATTGATGCAGAAGCATCATTAAATTCAACCCATTTATCTATAAATACAGTAGCAGTATAATGTCCGAAATTGGTATTTCCATAATGGTTGCAAATACAAATAAGTTCATACGAATGGGTTAGCTGTAAAAATAATGGGATTTGAATAAATGTATTATTTTTCGTATTGTTGGTATAAAATCGCTTTAAAGTTAGACATAAAATGTCTGGGAACTCTTTAATTTTATATTGTTTCATTATTTTTTTATTGTTCCATTCTACTTCTTCTGGTTTAAAATAATTATCTAAACATTCGTATAATGTCGTTCCAACAATCGGAAGTTCAAGACTTAAAAAGGGTTCTTCGATGATAGCATCAATATAATACGTTTGTTTTCCTTGAAACAATGGACATTTAAACTCGTCTAGTAAATGTATCATAAGATCATGCGCATCTTCTTGTTGAAACTTGGTAAAATGTGTAAATGTATTGTACAATTTAGAAATAAACCGTAATGGTGTAATGCCTGGATGTCCTTCCAACATTAATTTTCTTAATGAATCGTATTCCGATGTAATTTCGTTCCCAGTATGTGTATCAAACCAGTGATTTAATTCTGGAATATGAACTAAACACTGAAGTACTGAATTGATAAAACATGTATTTCCAGTATTTGTTAAACATGTCATTTAAATTTATTCCATTTTATCTTTAGATTTTTTTAAAGATATATACTATGAAATACGTAATGATTGGATTCATTGTTTTTATACTTGCAATGTTTTATTTAAACTCAGATACGTTTAATTTAAAGTGTGTCGTTGCTCATAAAGATGGTAATAAATATTGTGTTCGCGATTCTGACCGCATACAAGAAAGCGTTGAATTACTTGCAGAAGCAACCAACAGAATGAAAAGAATGGTTGTGTATATGAAACAACGATATCCTACAGATGAACGAGTAAAATTATTAGTATATAATTTTAACCCCCAAAAAATAGTAGAAACTCTACCTACAAGTGAATATACCGCTTATAGTGAAGGAAAAGGAACAAAACTTGCATTTTGTTTGAGAAAATATAAAAATGAAATGAAATTAATCGATATTAACACACTTACGTTTGTTGCGTTACACGAATTAACTCATTTAATGACTACATCTATAGGACATAAAAAAGTTTTCTGGGACAATTTTAAGTTTATGTTAGAAAACGCAACGGAGAATGGAATCTATGAATCTATAGATTACTCTAAAAATCCAAGTGAATATTGTGGTTTAACAATTGATAGCAATCCACTTTTTTAAATCTATATAAACGGTTTATTTGTTATAGAAGATGTCATTTATTTACAAATATATGCCTACTAAGTTAGAAGAGTTTGAAATGGATGCAAAAGAATCACTTTCTTTTTTTTCACATTTGTTATTGCTTGGTGGAGAACGCACTGGAAAAACAACGCTTGCTTCCATTTTAATACAAAACTGTGACATGGATAATGTGCTTCACATTAATAGTTTAAAGGAACAAGGTATTCAATATTACCGAAATGAAGTAAAACATTTTTGCCAGACGACGGCCATTGTTAAAAAAACGATTGTCATTGACGGAATAGATGAAATGAATGAACAAACTCAACAAATTTTCTTAAATTATATTGATAAATATGGACACAATGTTAGGTTCATTGCTATTGGGATGAATCCACAAAAAATTATTGAAAGTATGTACTCTAGATTTATGGTGATTAAACTGAAACCAGTAAGTATGAAATATATAACGGACATGATACATCGAGTTGCTGTTACTGAAAACATTAAAATAGAGGATGATGCAATTACGTATCTTATCGCTTTAACCAATCAATCCATTCGTACCATTTTAAATTATATGGAACGGTATAAAATAATGGAGGCGCCAGTTACGCTTGACTATATAAAAAGTACACACACAGACATCCATGCTGTTTTATTCAAAACTTTTACAGAGGCTATTCTTTCTAAACAAAAGGATGCCGTGAATATACTATTGCTTTTGTATGGAGATGGGTATTCTGTAATGGATATTTTGGATTCTTATTATACATATATTAAGTCTGCTACGGTATCAGATGAATATAAGTATAAAATCATAAAAAATATATGTAAATACACTGTTATTTTTAATAATATACATGAACATCATATTGAACTACTATTTTTTGTACAAGACTGTATTAACATCTCCAGTGATTCTCACACTCTACACACGTTACAAACGTAGTCATAGGTTCATCTGCCGACCGGGTTTGTAATTGATAATAGGTACACTTATTACTCTTGCATTTAAAACAAGTAAAATCTGTTGTGGTAGCAGCAAGTTTATGTGAAAATAAATGTTCGTCTCTCTTTTGTTTTTTGTGTAACATTTCGCGCCATTTTTCTGGATTCAATTCTTGATGACTCATAAATGCTATCAAGTGTGGATTTTCCATGGAATGAATGAGTTCATGTGTTATATTGAAAAGAACTGTTTTCATTTTAGAAAGGTATAGTTCAGCAAATAATACGTTCGTCCATTTACGGATTATTTTTTTTTCAATAGATGTTCGAATAGCATAGTTATACACTCCAATTTCAACATTTTCACTCATGAGCGGTTGAAGAATTGTTTCATCTAATCTCATTCGCATTTTTTGACGCAATAAATCTGGGTTTGTAATGCTATACATCTTTTAAATATCCATTAATCATTCTTTAAGTCAATTTTATAAGGTTCTTCCTCAAGTTCATTATCGGAAACCACAAACCCGTCTTTTAAATAACCATCGTCTTCTTCTTCACTTTCAGTTTCTTCAATGTCTTCGAATTGCATAATCGTATCGTAAAATTCCGTCCACATTTCAACCGTTAAATCTCCTGACGGATTTATTAGTAAACATTTTCCAAAATAAATTACATTTTCAACAGGTGTAGGAAACTCATACTTATTTTCCATTCCAGCTTTACCCTTTTTCTTTGCGTAAAGGTGTATTTCATGCGTTAGGGTTTTCCACGAATGTTGTAAGCTTCCGTAGGACTTATACGTTTGAATTGTATCGGTGATTAAATCGCCATTGCATGAAACTATAACGGCGCTCATTTTAATACAATAATTTAAAACCTTTTTAAGTCAATTTATTCTTACGTGTTCTAGGGGTATATTTTAAAAATAATTCTTGATATTGTTTACTGTGCTTACTTAAAGACTTGCGTAATTTATTTTTTTTAGTTCGAATGTCTTGTATTGTATCTTGTTTCCCGTAACATTGTAACACAAACCGTTTCAATAGACCTTTTTGAGCAAGTCTATTTTCTTGCTGGACTTTGAATAAGACGGAAGATAAGCATAATAACCGATTTTCATCAAAATACTCTCGGTCTGCATACATGAATGCTAGGTAATAACTAAGTAATGTATCTATTGTACCTATTTTCATTTTACGACCGTTATGAATGATTTCATTATAGCTAACGCATTGGGTTGGTTTATATATAAACGCAATATATTCGTCTTCTATTGAAATAGAGTAATGAACTGGTGTAATTTCACCTATAGCATCGTGTTTTTTAATAATGGATACAATACCTTCTTTTTTCAGAGCATGTTGTAATTGTAAAATGGTATCTTTTGGATTAATCGATAACGCATCAAAATCAGGAATGTTTTGTACGTTTGGAAATCTTGTATAGGTTGTATATAACGCGTTAGCGTATCCTCCAATAAATACCACACCATTTTTTATAAGACAGTTATGTACTATGTTGAATATCTTTTCTTCGTGTCCAGAATTTAATTTAGGAGAAGACAAATGTCGTTGAATTTCACATTGTTTAGTTACAAGGGGATAATTTTTATTTAGTAAATTTAGACGAGTAAGAACCTTTTCCCATCTGGATACGTCTGATATAGGATGAGATAATTCAAAATACATAGACTGTCTTAAAAAATTGGGAGGGGCATACATAATTCCATTGCGTTTAATGGATGACTTTATAATTGAATTATATAATTCTGGATGTAAGTACGTAATATCAGCAATGGAATAGTTATTTACAAATACTTTGTATGTACCTTCATGTACTCCTGACCTTGCTTCTACTTCAGTAAAATGATTACTTGAATATAAATCTGCAAGTTCTTTTGCAATTTCCAATGCATCTGGACTAAAAAAATCAAAATCTGGAAGTTCAAAATCGTATTCATAAAACTGGTCATGTTTAGGTAAAATAGCATTTATGGCAGTCCCTCCATACACGATACATTTTTTCTTTTTGATAAATGATAACAATAAACGATTAATTTTTTGCATTTCTGGTGTTTTTACAATTTGTCTACCTTGTATTTTTTCAGATGAATCGACTGATGCTCTTAATATGGCAAGTTCACAGTCCTTAAACGATAAGTTTTTACACATACAATAATAATATATTATTTATACTATGAAAACAAGAAGGGTTTTTACGCCAGCTGATACAAAAAGCAATGATGGGATGTTGACTACTGTATGGGGTCCTAGTTTATGGCACGTTTTACATACAATGAGTTTTAATTATCCTACTCATCCTACGAAAGACCAGAAAAAATACTTTCGCGATTTTATATTAAACTTGGTTCATGTATTGCCGTGTAAATATTGTAGAGAAAACTTAATAAAAAACTTTAAGACGCTTCCACTTACTTATTCTGAAATGGAAAACAGAAATACATTTTCTAGATACGTTTACACTTTGCACGAAACGGTGAATAAAATGTTAAATAAACCTTCAACTCTTTCTTATTGCGACGTCCGAGAACGATATGAACATTTTAGAGCAAGGTGTAATGTGACTACACAAGTTGAAAAAGGATGTACTGAACCTTTGGTTGGGAAAAAATCAAAGGGAGTTATTGTTATTATTCCGCAAGATGAACCATGTGGAGAAACCATTCAAATTGATAAACAGTGTTTGAAATCTCGCATTAATCTACGACCATCTTGATTTTTTAACTTGAATTTGTTGGACATTCTTTTTAATTGCTTTAGGATCGTATTTGTCATTGTCTTCGGCTGGCATACTGTTGGATAAATCCCAAAACTCTTTTGACCCTAATTTAAAGTTTGCGTGTGGTTCTGCCTTGTACCAAAAGATTTGATCTGTTAATTTATTACTTTTAGAATTATTATTAATGACTAAACATTCATAGTTTTCAGTACATTGGTCCATGACTTGGCAAAATGCTTCAAACGTTGGAAACATGCCAGCGTAATTTTCATAGATTCGTTTTCTATTATTAATGTAGGGTTCTCTTAAAATGAAAACGTAGTCTATGTTGGTACGTAGATTGGGAGGAATACCAAGAGGATATTGCATGGTAATGATTAACATAATTTTCCAATGACGACCGTTCATAAATAATAAACGCATTAGTTTATCCTTTGTCCAACTGGCATCGTATAAACAATCATCCAATATACAGAATGCTCTAGGGTCAATATTGCATTTTTTGTATACTTTCATTTCTTCCATAACTTGTTTTAAACACTGTTTCTGACGTTTTAATACGTTTTCAATGATTCCACTACTATATTCATCATGAATAAATAGTTTTGGAACGTGGTCACTATAAAACGAATTGCCTGCTTCTGTACCAGAGATAACAGTACCAATTGGAATATCTTGTTGATAGAACAACAAATCTCTTACTAAATAACTCTTACCAGTGTCACGTCTACCGATTAAAACTACTACAGGACCAGTATTTTCAGTGGATTTAAAGCGAATAGACCGCATGTCAAACTTTTTCAATTCAAGCGTCATTGTAATTTTCATTCAAAATAAAGGAAAGAGTTAAACGTATAAAATTGAATTTTTATTTTAACGTTATTAATCATTAAAAATGGAATTCTGTGACATTTGCGAAAACATGTTATTCGTTGAAAAGCAGGTAGATGACGATGTTGAACTTCTTGTCTACAAATGCAAGAAGTGTGGAAACACGAAAGAAATCAAAAATACGATTGTTTCTTCCATGTCTTTTGAAAAACAGGAACAATACAGTATTATAAATAAATATACGAAGTTCGACCCCACTTTACCCGTTTTGGATATGAAATGTAAGAATGCCGAATGTAATCATCACGAAATTATTTATGTGCGATATGACAACGTTGAATTAAAGTATGCTTATCTTTGTCCAAAATGTGATTTTATATGGAAAAATTGAAATTAAAGGAAAAATATGTGTAAAGTATAAATGAGTGACGAAGAATATGAATCTGAAAGTGAAGACGAACTGGACGATGTGGAAGAAAATGAAGAAGAAGAACCCGTACAGGAATATTGTTTAGAAGACCAACCAGATAACCCAGAGGTTGTCATAAACAAAACGCTTCAGACTAATTTTATGGACGTACATCCACAAGAACGAATTATAAATTATGAAGAATCAATTGCATTGTGTACAGTTAAACGCGATGAAATGGGAAATGTAGTGGATGAATATCATACTACTTTACCCATTCTTACTAAATATGAATATACACGTATTTTAGGAATTAGAGCAAGTCAAATTGAAAAGGGTGCTCCACTATTTATTGAAGTTCCAGACACCATGATAGACAGTTATTTAATAGCAAAGACTGAATTACATCAAAAAAAAATACCGTTTATAATTAAACGACCTATTCCAAATGGTCCTATTGAATACTGGAAGTTGGCAGATTTAGAAATATTATTTTAATAATGTATACTATGAAAACTCGTAAAGGTGGTATGTTTGAATGGTTGTCTAAACCTAAAGTTCCGCCCACCGTTTCGCCCACCGTTGCCCCATCAAATAAAGTACTATCACCTTTTTTTAATGGTGCTACATCTCAAACTGTTTATACGGCAAAAGATTACATGAATACAGATGGTATAGGGTCTAGACTTACTCAAGGTGACGTGGATGAAATAGATCATAAAATAGAAGCGGAAATAAGCGACCCTTCTTCTACGAATACTGAAGTTGATAATGGACTGACTAAAGCAACACAATTCGAAGGAAAGATTAAAAAGGCTATCGTTGGTGCAATTGCTGCATATAACATAGCTGAAAAATCAAGGGATAGTGTAAACATAAAGTATATAAATAAAAAGGTAGCTAGAAGCGAAGCAAAATGTGGAAGTGTAACGTGTAAAGTAAGAGGGCGTAAAATTACAAATGCATTAAAAGAGATACTTACTCTAGGGGATTCTACGTTGGGCAGCATCGGCGTACTTGCCGCTGCAAGTACTATATTGAATTATGGTGCAAATAATATAGGAATAAGAACACAAACACAAGGTGGACGGAAAACACGTAGACGTTAATTCATTTTAGTAATCGTTAATTGTTTTGTAAATAAAAACTTTTCAACTGTTCTATTTCTACGTTTTAAATTACACCCTAAACAACTAATCAATACGTTTTTTGTATTATGTCCCATTGTATTATCTATTCTGTCAAGTGTCCATTGTTTGGGGTCTCTGCAGGTATATTCTATTAGGACTGTATTTTTGCAATAATAACATGTTGCATCCGTTAATTTTTCGAGCAATTCTTCATGTTTTATAAAATGAAAAGAACTGAATATTTTGTTTTTTTCATCTTGTGATTTATATCCTCTTAACTTTTTACAAATTGATTTATCCATTTTTTTACTCTTTAAATAAATTTACCAAAAAAGATGATAAATGGAGTTTTCAGTTTGAATTATGTAACAACCTTGTCCATGTGTAATGGATACAATTGAACTTGTAATCCATTCTTTTCCACATGAAAGATATCCAGTGCAATATAAATACCTGTCGTGTACCTCAATGTTCCAATGATACAAAGCATTCATTCCTCTACTTCATAAATTTTATTTAAATACTTTTAGTTAAAGTTTACCACCAATTTCAAGAGGTTTGCGAACAATGTCAGGTTCAATTGTAGAAAGATTCCAAGGTCCTACATTTCCCATTGGATTCGGTGGTTCTGACCTAACTTGAAGATTCGCGTTTCGCATGGAAGAACCAACTGTGTTTATTCCTACAAGAGACCCTGCCTGTAACAAGTTTACGTTTTTAAGCATTCCATCGCCCTGAGGGTTTAAGCTAGCCCACTGTGAATTCGTATCGTTGGGTAAGAGCATGCTTGGGTCATCTAATTTAGACCCTTGCATACCATATGTATTTGTCTTTACACCACCAGCAGAGCCATACTTTTCATTTTGACCTAACGGTTGCGATGGAGACGGTACATCATACCCTCCAGGGTTAGATACAGAACTCATCATATCCATTCCTTTTTTATTACTAGATGTATATAAAAGAACAGCTAAAGCTCCCAAAGCAACAAAAACAATAAGAAGATCAGTATTTTTTCCGAATTTCATATATATTAAGAAAAACATAATAATTTTATTAAACTTTTAATTCTTCTGCTAGATTTCTTGCATCTTCTGCTTCTTTTGAAATTCTGTTTGCCTTTTCCAACGCTATTTTATAAGCACTCGGTTTTTCTAAAATATCAATCTTTACTTCAACTTGTTTTTCCTTATCTAATTTAATTAAACAATTTGAAAATTGAGTTTTTTCCAGAACCATCATTTGACGTATATTTACTACAAGTTGGAAACATTTCTGGTTAAACTTAATTCCAGAAATGTCTAATATTGAAATCACCTGTGAGGATTCCTTAATAGATGAAAGTAATACTGGCATTTCATGTTCATCGTATATTTGAATAGGTGGTTCTTTAATAGATTGTTTTCCTTGAGGAATATATCCTCTCAATAAACATTGAGTCCCCTTAAGTTTCATCATAGGTATAAATGAGTTTTGAATGTCGTCTAATTCAATGGAGTCTGCCTCAAACCATTCATCTTTTTTTTCATAAATAAGTTTTTGAACCTTTTCCTCTAAATTATCTATCCATTGAATAAAGTTTGTATTGGATTGTATAAAAATAAAATCCATAAATTGTTTTGTACCTGAACTCATGACACCTTGTTTTGTATTACATTTTGGTGTATACACGTACAAAGAATCATCTGAAGAACTAACGTTTAGTTTGGAAAAAAATGAACCACCTTGAATGGAAACTGGCGTTGCTAAATGTAATTGATTGAAATTAAATTCTGGTGTAGCATGATGAATCATTATTTAAAAATGGTATTTTTTTTGCGCGAAATACACGCAAAAAAAGTTATGAACTTACTCAATGTTGTCTCAATGTTTAGAAGTTATGAAACAGGATGAATTTAAAATAAAGTTTAGGAAATTCATAAATCCTCTAGTTTCCATTGTACTTGCTGATTTAAATCCATTTCTCACCTATATTTGTTTATTTAACATGTTCAATACGTTTTTATTAGGTTTAATATTATTTATAGTAGTTAAAAAATAATAATGACTTAGACTAATGCAAACCCGTAGAACTCGCAGAAATCGTAAAAGTAAACGTGGAGGAAATTATTCATTAGCATCGCTTGGACAAGCCGCGTCTAATTTATTGATACCTGCTGGATTGTTTTATGCTGCTAAACGACAACAAAATGGGAGAAGTGTTCGTAGAGTATTAAGACATCGTAAATATTAATAATTACACTATATATGGACCTTGCAATTGTATACACTGATGTCGACACCAATCTTTCGGATTTTTAGGTCGTATTAAACGGACTGACGATCCCACACAATTATATGATTGTGTAGATAGATTAAGTGGGATATATAATTTTTTAAAGTCAATGATGGAGGGTGGTATAACCATTAAAAATATTGATACTTTAGCACCTGTATTTGAAATTTGCCGGGATACATTATCTAGGAAAATAAATGCAATACGCGAATCAGATAAAACGCCTTATCCAGATAGTCGTTTGGAAGATTCATATTTTAAACTACTTGGAGTACAGAATATGAGCGACATTGTTAGAAAACTAAAACTCAATAAGACCAACGATTTTTATAGGCTATACGGGCATAAAGTTGAAGGTAGCAATTATTTTGAGAATGGTACAGGTAATGCTGATGGATGGGAGAGTCCAATGTCAAACGGCGCTGCTGAGGATTGGTCAAAAGGAGGTTATAAAACTCGTAAACAAAAAACGAAAAGACGTAAAAATCTAAAAATGAAAAGACGTAAAAATCTAAGAACAAAACGCAAGTGAATATGATAATTATCTTAAAACCCATCCTCTACCGTTCTATTTCCGCCCCTCTCATTAAGAAACTTTACTTGGCTTGGAGAAACACATACACACCCCGTAGAAGAAGTATAGGTTGATGCTTTACAACATTCAGGACTCGATTTATTATTTGCAAACATAAACATTCCATCTGGTGGAGATGGTGCATTCTGAACTGAATAAGGACCTGCCCAAGGCGCTTCTCCTGATAATTTCCAAGAAGTAGCTGCAGAGAATCCTTCCTTAATACCCATACATGAACATGCCAATGAAGATCCTATCACTAAAATTAAAAAACATAAAACGATTGTACTGGCTAATAATTTCATACATTATTGCTATATTTTTTTAATCTTATAAATTATGATTAAAAAGGGAAATAAATTACCTATATATTATGATGATGTAGTTGATGTTCAGTTGAAAAGGTGGATAGATGTAATAAATCCGCTATTTAAAAGAGTTGGATTTACACCGAATGGTATAACTACGTTATCTTTAGTATTTGGATTAGGAATGTGCTATTTATACTACAAACGGTTTTATTTTATATCCGCTATTTGTTGTTTATTGTCGTATTTTTTTGACGTAATGGATGGATACTTTGCTAGACTTTACAACATGGGTTCATTATTCGGAAGTTATTACGATGTTATTTCTGATTGGACCGTTGGGATTTTATTTTTATTTTTATTTTTAACCAGCACTATTTCTACTTTATCCAAAACAATTATTGTTACCATGAGCATTATACTAAATCTTATTATTCTATATCATTATTCATGTCAGGAAAATTATACTAAAACTACAAATCCAAAATTTGTAAGTGATGGACTTTCATTTGTAAATAAGGTTAAGTGTCGTAATCACAATCATATGAAATATACGAGATTTTTTGGAACAGGGACCTTATTTATATGGATTTCATTTATTATTCTTTTACACTATAAATTATAACATGTAGTATTATGAGAATTAAGCATTTGCTGAAATATAGGTTTACATTATTATTTTTATTGGGATGTTTATTATTATTATTACCATTTAAAGAAGGGTTTTCTACATTAAAAGCTATAGGACCATATCAGTATTTAGCTCCAATTAGTCCCAATCCCACAGTGTTGGACGCAAAAACAGAAGCTCAATTTACAGCAGCATACAACAAAGTTAATGCTGATATATCAAAAATGGTTCCTATAAAAGATGCCACAATATCTCAATTTAAAAAAAACGCAACATTAGTTGAATTTAAATATTTCATCAAATATAATAAATGGCCATATGGGTCATATATTACAACTTATTTAGAAAACAATGATATATCTAATTTACCAGGATTTAAAGATTTGTTGTCGCCTGTAGTACTAACTAAAGAAGTAATGCAAAGGATTTACTCATCTAGAATGTGTTATGCGATAGTTCTTAATATAAAGGAAATGAACAAAACCCCGCATATTTTAACGAATGACATCTTTCTGGGACTAAAACCTCCTCCTGATACTCTAGTTCCAAGTGAGTCATCTGTTCCAACTGTAGAACCATCTGCTCCAACATCCTCATTATCTGCCGAAAACTATCAAAAACTCGTGTCTATTTGTACGGAAGTGAAGTAATCTTTTTAATAATTTCAGTAGTGGATACAAGAGGGTAGTAATCTATTTCGATAAACTTATTTAGTTTTATTGGAATTTCAAAAAATGATGTTTGATTATGTTTGTCTGCTTGATTTGAAAATCCATGTACTACATAATCAATCTTATATAAGTTCATGAACTCCTCTGTTATAATTAATGGTGCGTTTTTCACAACTTGATTCACTCCTTTTACGTTTTCAATAATAACATACCTATCTTGTTCACTATAAATGGGTGCTCGTTTATAACCAGTCGCAACTTCATCGCTCAATACACCTACTATAAGATATACAGAATCAAATAAATTCACACATTTTTTCAAGTTTTCAACGTGTCCCCTGTGGAAAAGGTCAAATACTCCGTCTGTGTAAATGACAATCATTATTTTTAATTTATATTATTAATTACTGTACCGAACAGTCGGCTGAAACAACGCGGTCTATACCACTTCTAACCATATTAAACTTTTTTAAAAATAAATTTTGCTCTATCGTCCTTTATTACAATTCTCGGAAGAAATGGCTTAATGTTTCCTAAACAATCACGATTAATCTGACCATTATAATCCAAGTACATGTATGCATCATCATTTTGACATTTACTGTCTTGTACCACAATTCGTAAGTTTTGTTGAATGATTTTATCCATTTTATAGGGTTATTTATAATTTATTTTATTCAATTTTATTCAATTTATGGTAAAATGAAAAGTAAAGTAGATGATTTTTTTAAAAGCGGATTCGGGACATTGTCGATTTTAACTAGCGTATCGTCTAAAAACGGCATAATGACAATCGATTGTTCTAATAAGGTACTGTACTCCATTAATATTTCCTTTAAAAATGGGATACCATGGGTTTCACGATTTAAACGCGATAGTTTCAAACACGCACTTATTTTTATTGTAAGTAGTTTATACCCATGATAGGACGACAAACTTGAGTCCAATGATTTATTAATCCCAATAAAAAGTTCAACAGCAGAAATACACGCGCATAATAAACTGATTAAACAATTAATAGCACTTGTAGTTTGTTGTGGTATATACAATGAAAGACCTACACTGAAAACAGAATTTAAACTTGAAAATATAATGATGGGTATTCTATAATAATATAATTGACATTTCATGTGTAAATAAACTTTTCTATGTTCTTCTTGTAAATAATCTGCATTATTATTTATGTTTTTTAAAATAAGTTCAATATCATCTGTCCAAGAATCTTCCGAACTATCGTCCGATTTTGTTTCGTCCATACAGTTTACATTCATTTTATTGCGTTTATTTGAAATATATAAACTCATTTCGTTACATTAAAATGAATATGAATAATATATTGAATAGGACTGGAAATGAACAAACCATGATTGATTTCTTGCAAAAATTTAATAAATACGACGTAAAAAGTAAGAAATGTATTTATATCTATGGTCCTCCTGGATGTGGGAAAACAACCTTTGCTAAAAACACATTGAAACTGCTGGAATATGACGTTATTACATATGATGCAGGTGATACCCGAAATAAAAATATAATTGACAGCATTAATATAAGTAATATGTCGGATAAAAACATCGTTAGCATTTTTACAAAAAAACGGAAAAACATTGCAGTTATCATGGATGAAATTGATTGTATGAATAACGGAGATAAAGGTGGAATTAATTCATTGATTAAACTCATTCGACCTAAAAAAATTAAACGTCAAATCCAAGAAGAAATAACTCACGTTCCAATTATTTGCATCGGAAATGTGATTCAAGACAAAAAAATAAAGGAACTCATGAAATATTGTTTGGTGATTGAATTAAAAGGACCCAGTGCAGTACAAATAAAAAGAATAATGGAGGACGTCATACCTTCTTATGCGCATGAAGCATCTAATGTAAATAATTTAAAAAAAATATATCAATTGCTTCAATTAAAAACTCAAAACTTTAAGGGTGACATACACTCCATGTTTTACACAAGCATACATGAAGATTCAAAACAAATGACCAAACGTATTATAAATCATCCCATCGTATTTGAAGACAATGCTTTAGTAAATGACACGGATAGAACTGTTATAGGACTTCTTTGGCATGAAAATATAATTGACCTACTTTCAAAAATACCTATGAAACAATCGATTCCACTATATACACAACTATTAAAGGAAATATGTTTCGCCGACTACATTGATAGAATCACATTTCAAAAACAATTATGGATATTTAATGAAATGAGTTTTATTTTAAAAACATTTTATACTACTTACCTATTTCAACTTAACAATAAACAAAAAGTTAAACTACCAGACGTACGTTTTACCAAAGTATTAACCAAATATTCGACTGAATACAACAATAGCAGTTTTATTCAAAAAATGTGCATGGAATTAAATATGGATAAAAGCGATTTGTTCTCACATATGCAATTTTTAAAGACTACACATAGTGAACATGAAATTGCTAAAATGTTTGACCATACTGAAATAAAGATACTAGACGTACAGAGACTATTTCGTTATTTAAATAAATGTGATGAAACTAGTTTAAACTAAAACATTAAGTGATTTATGGATTATAACATAGTATGTTTTTATGATACAACAGAAACGTATCAACAGGCTCTACTAACTATATTTCATACGGAATACTGTATGCTTGTTGAAAAGATTCAAGCTCTTTATGATTCTATAGAAAAAACAGAAAAATTAAAACATATTTTAGGAAAGATGCAAGAAATAACACCAGTATCAAACAATATTGCGTTTTTTCTACTTTTTAGTTATGAATATTTTGCGCATACACATGCATTTTTAAAAGAAGAAACTGTAGGACAAACGTCATCTGCATATGAATCGCTATGTTCTATTTTTTTAATAGAGGCTTAAATCATGAAAGGAGGTTCTTTAGACAATACTGTAGTCTATTACGTTGTGGTAGTTGTAGTCATTCTTAACCTCGTTGCTTATGTGAGTGTACAAGACTGGAGGTCTGTAGCATGTTTTGTAGTAGCAGGAGTAGGAATGTATGCATTTAGTCAAAATAAAACAATTATTCTAATCGTTGCCATTTTAGCGTCAGCTATTTGTAGAGCAACATATGTAGAAGGAATGAAAAATCAAAAGGATAAGATGACCGAACTCAAAGAAATTATGAATGGAGCAAACTTAGAAGGACTTACACAGAACGCAGATAAATTAGTAAAACGCCAGAAAGATTTATTTCACATGGCGAATAAAATGGGTCCAATGATGAAACAAGCTTCCGATATGATGAAACAATTACCCGAAGGATTTTTAGAAAAGGCAATGGAGAATTTTAATAAACAGCATAAATAAATGGATTGTAATGCTCCAATTAACATTATTAAACGAACCACTGATAAATGTTCTTTAAAATGTTTATTATGGTATAAGTATGGAAATAGTAGTTGTACAGTAAAAAACGCAACAGATCAATTATTAATAAATTACGATGGTGAAAGTGATGTAATGTTTAATTCTGTTAGCTATAACCCAGTAGAGGTTAGAATATTTAAACCGTCTATTCACCAATTTGATGGGTCTAACGCCGATGCTGAAATTGTTATTGTACACACTGGTTCGAATGGAGGCCTTTTAATTTGTATACCAGTAATGACCACCACAAATGAAAATTCATCCACGGCTACTACATTATTGAATGATATCGTTAAAAATGCACCTATTACAGATCAGACAACATCGTTAAACTTAACAGATTTTAATTTAAACTTTATCGTTCCCAAAAGTTCGTATTTTTCATATACTGGTACATTACCGTACGAATGTGATGCAGGAAAAGAGTATAACTATGTTGTTTTCCCTAAAAATAGTTTAATGGTGAATCAACTAACCATGACAAATCTAGGAAATTTAATTCATGATTCCTACATACCAGTACATGAACGTATATGTTTTTTTAATGAAATGGGTACAAAAAACAATGGGTTTTCAGGGGATGGTCAAATATATATTGACTGTCAGCCTACAGGAGAAGAAGGTGAAATTATTTATAAAGAACAATCTTCTACAAAAACAATGAATCTAACATGGTTATATTACTTTTTATATGTAATTATTGGTATTATCATATTATGGTATAGTGTAAAAATGATAAACTTTTTATTTATGTTTATAGGTAAAATGAATGATGAAAGTAGTACATAATCATACTTAGACAATGAATGAAAATATTTTTATTAACTTTTAATAATGTGTACTATAATGGCAACCCGTCGAAACCGTAATCGTAGGCGTAAAACAAAAAGAGGTGGATATAGGCAATATTTATCCAATATAGGATTTAGCACTAGTCATCAACCATTATTTAATCCGTCCATGGCAAGTCCTTCTGCGGTTCGAATGGTTTCAAATTGGAATTAAAAGTATTAACTTAAACTAATGGATTGGACTGATTTTGAAATAAAAAAAGAACCGGCTTCATATCCATCTATTACAATATATAATGATCAAGGCGAAGACACTATATTTGATTATGAAACGTTCATGCAGTCCTTTTTAGCTGTTCCGTCTATCGTACCTCCTAAACTTAAAGGGCCGTTTGGACCCCCGCCAATTGAGGACTATACAGTTGTTAAAATGGATATGATTACCATTCAAGCTATAAAATCACTTGTAAAACACCAAACTTCTACGTGTACAGAAATTGTACCTCCTACAGACAATACATTATACTATATGAATAATCGTCGCATGTTTTTAACACGAATATTAGATCTTGTAAAAGAATACCGGCAAGTAAAAGAGGTTACATGTGATAGTCTTGCCCTTAAATTTGAATTATTGCCTCATCAAAAACTTGCTAGGTCTTATATCAATGTAAATACACCTTATCGGGGATTGTTGTTGTATCATGGTTTAGGATCTGGAAAAACGTGTACAGCAATTGCCATTTCTGAAAATATCAAGGCATACAAACAGATAGTTGTGATGACTCCAAAATCTCTAGAAATGAATTTTTTACAGGAATTAAAGAAATGTGGAGATTCCATGTATTCACTGCAACAAACATGGAAATGGACTACTGACCCAACTCTAAATCAACTACAAGAGAGGTGTTTATCATTCGATGATTTATTTAAAAAGGACTTTTCGAAAAAAGGAATATGGATTAATGTACATGAAAACTCAAACTTTGATGACCTTATTGAAAGTGACCAAGAATCCATTAAAAAACAAATTGACATTATGATTCGTAAAAAATATGAGTTTGTCATTTATAACGGTAATGGTAAATTAATTCAAAGTTATGCATCTGCAACAAGCAATCAATTTTCCAATAAATTAATTATTATTGATGAAGCCCATAATTTAGTAACTAGAATCGTAAATAAATTGGCTACACCAGATTCATTATCCTGCAGGCTATACAAAAAAATAATGGAAGCGGAAAACTGTAAAATTGTAATGCTTACAGGAACCCCCATGATTAATCAAGCACATGAAATTGCTGTATTGTTTAATATGTTGAGAGGATATATGTACACATGGACGTGTAAAAGCGATATATCGGAAGAAGACATGCGTAAAGCGTTTCCAGATATGGATACTTTTAAAAAAACACATGGATCCATCACTTTTACACAATTACAATCAGGATTTGTTCGACCTACACCAACGTCTGTTGCAGTATACCAGAAAAATTATGAATCTAGTACGTTTTCTAAACGAGTAGCCAAGTTTTTTAAAGGAATAGATGTAACTAAAAAACAGTACACGGCATTACCAGATGACAAAATCGTTTTTAATGAAAATTTTATAGATAATCCATCCAAAGACAGTTTAATTTTACTTCAACATAGAATTACTGGTCTTGCTTCTTATTTCCCGGACCTTGCCAATTTAATGCCAGTATTGCATAGAACTAATTTTATTAAAATAGAAATGACACCTTTTCAATACAATGAGTATATTGACATTCGTATAGAGGAACGTAAACGAGAAAAACCAACAAATCCATCATTGAAAAAAGGAGAAGAAAATTCATCTACTTACCGTATTAATTCTAGATTAATATGTAATACTACATACCCGCCCTCAGCGCGGGCATTACGCCCTAAAAATAAAGAGACTGAAGTTTCAATAGAAGGTGAAGAAGTAGAAGAAGTAGAAGAAGAACACGTTAAAAGTAGAGAAAACTTTTTTAAAGCAATAGATGAATCTGATTATTGCAACCACATTAAAATGTATAGTCCTAAGTACGATTCCATTTTACAACAAATTAAACTAATTGATTCCAGAAATAAAAATCAACTTCACTTATTATACAGTCAATTTCTCAACATTGAAGGAATTAAATTATTTTCAAAAGTATTAGATGTAAATGGTTATACGGAGTTTAAACTGAAACGAACACGAATATGGAAACTTGACGTTGTAGATAAAAGTAAAAAAATGTATATGATTTATGGTGGTTCAAAAATAAGTGTTGAACAAAAAGAATTGTTTCGTAATATTTTTAATAAAAACTGGGAAGCAGTGCCGGCTGAGTTGCGCGATGAAGTAAAAGAATTAGTTATTCCACTTTTTATGATTACTTCCGCTGGAGCAGAAGGTATATCGTTAAAACAGGTTCAAAACGTTCATATCATGGAACCTTACTGGAATCCAATTCGGATTGATCAAGTAATTGGACGAGCAAGACGTATTTGCAGTCATACGTCTCTACCAAAAGACGAGCAATATGTAAATGTATTCATGTACATTATGGTATTACCAGTTAATGTAAACCCCATGGATGTTGTGGATGATTTAGTAGATGGTAAACCTGGTACAACGGATGAATTTTTACAATGGAATTCAACTAAAAAGAGAGATGTTGCTGAAATCGTGACGACGTGCATTAAAAATGCATCGATTGATTATTCATTAAGAAATGAGTTTATTAAACCTGCTCCACATTCAGACGAGATACTTTTATATGAACCTGATATGGATTTACGGTCAGAAATGCCAATGAAACAATCCATGGGTAAACTCAAAATGGATGGTAAATATGTAGTTAAAGTTGGGAATGAAGAAGATGCTGACCATTACGTTAAACTTTACACCATGGATGATGTATTATGTGGCTATGCAAAAATAATGACCGGGAGAGTCCCTCCTGAAATATATACATTAGATAAAGAACCAATTAAACTGCGTCTATTACTAGCTAATAGAGTCTAATTTTGTTAGAACCAAATGTAATAATTCTTTAATTTCAGATAATTCTTTTAAGGGTGGTGGCATTGTATTATATCTGTCCTGATTCTTTTTTAAACGCTCTTCATATTCACTAAGTTGGATTTGTTTCTTGAACTCTTCAAGAAACAATTTATTTTTTTCATGTAATGTTCCTTCTCGTTTATTAATAGACGATAAAACGAGTTCAAATAAAGATTTACTCATTTCAATATCAACTCCTTCTTTAAATACATTTGTTTCAACCAAACAATCCCAGAGTTTTCCTTTGTTTTGAATTGTATTCATTTTTGCCTTTATGAAGACGCATTTAAGTTTTTTTGTGGTATTATTTTCATGAAATCATCCATATGTATAGCTCCCATGGATAAATTGCATGACTGACAGATGGGTCTCAAATTTTCAAGCGTATTTAAACCCCCTTTACTTTTTGCAAGTACGTGACCACAATGAAAATCCATTTGATAAATTGGAAAGACCTTACATACCATACATATGGATACCCCTTTATCCATACCTATATGATGGTTCCATACAGCTGTACGAATTGTCTTAAGATTTGGATTCACAAGCCCTTTATCTACAGCGTTCGTTCCTTTCCCAGTATAAGTTGGAATAATGGCTGGGTCGTTAAGAAAAGAAATAAAATTACAATTTTTTAACGGCATGATAAATTTAGACTTTATACATTTACTTTCTTCTACGTAATTGGTTTTCATGATTAAAGTACTCATAAATGTAGCTTGCTTTTGTTCAATGTCAAAAATTGCCTCTTTTGACGTTTGGAACAAAGCTAAATAGTCAGACAAAAGTTCAAAAAATGCTCGTGAAGTAAAAAGTTTAGACTCTGATTTTGTTTTAGTAAAATACCCCATTGGACTGTAATGTTCTATGAGTTCATCTATTAAACATGCAGTTTCATGGGGTAGAGAAATGTATGCCATATTTTTGTACGAATCTTTATTTAGTTCACGAAAAAGTTGTCTCATTTCATCGTTGTTTTTAATTTGATAACATAAAAGCTCACATGGATAAGGAACATCTATTCGTTTCATCATTTCCAGACGATGTTGTCCATCCATTAAATACATTTTATCACGATAAACCGCACATGCTAGTACTGCTCGCAATAAAAAATATTCTGGGTTGAACCGAATAGATTCAACCATTTCAGTAATATTGGTCTCATTTAAATCGGATTGATATACCGGTTTAAGAAAGTCAAGCTTTATAATTTGATTACATGGTATCGTAAATTTTAAAACGGTTGAAGATTTAAAGATTGGTTTCAATCCAATTCGTGAACTCATTTGTTTTTCAAATGACTTCATGTCTAATTAGTTTAATTCATTTTATATTTAAGTCTTTTTTATGTATGGAAGAAATTGTTAGTAAACTAAAACCTAAAAAGGTTCAGTTTAAACGAAAGGATGGTATTCCGTTGCCCGAGTGTGATTGTCCAGAAGACGTTAAAAAAAGTCTTCCTTTACTTACTAAATCTTCACAATACACGTGGAATAATAATGTAATTCAGTTTTTTTATAACGGAAAAGATTGTGACGATAAATTTGGATATATAGCAACACTACTTTCACTCATACAACCGGATCAATCTCTGCATGCGGACATATTTTTATCTCCAGTTAAAAAATATTATCCAGTGGATAAAGTATTCGGTCCTCCCCATGTAAATACGGGATATGCTTCAAGTGAAAAAATAGTAGTATATAGAGAAGAAGAATGGTTAAAGGTTTTTATTCATGAATGTTTTCATTTTTTTAATTTTGATGCGGTGTTATTTAGTCCAGAACTTACCCCACGAATATTAAAACTATTTCCAGTTGATTCTAATATAAACGTATATGAATCCTATTGTGAATTGTGGGCACGAACGTTAAATTGTTGTATAATTTCAGCATATACAAACGTACCCGTTTCTGTTTTATTAAAACGCGAGAAAAAACATTCTATACGGCATCTTGTAAACGTATTACACCACATGGGATTAACCTATCAAGACATTCAACATCCATCCTCTTTTACTGAAAAAACAAATGTATTGGCGTATGTAGTTCTTTGTGGCATTGTCATGAATACACATTACATTATAAATTGTCCTTTTAAATTAACAGACACTGAATCTTACATGAAATGTATAGAAGATAATTACAAAAATGAAACGTTTATTCTTGCGATAAATCACACTATTCCTCATAAAACTACAACAATGTCTATTTTATCCATTTAAAAATTGAAATACTCTAATTTATACAAGGACTATAAAAAATGGATTGTATGATATGTTTTTCCCCAAATGGAAATGAATATGTTATTGGGTGTGGGTCGGTGGATTCGCGCAATGAAAGTATTCATCATACCATATGTAATGAATGTGAATGTATCCTAAGACTTCAATCCGACGCGAAACGTAAGCGTATGATTAAATGTCCTAAATGTCGAACGGTTGAAACATCACAAGGGATTCGTAGCATTGAATCACATAAACTAGAACGCAAGGCTATTTGTGATTATTTAACTAACAGTGGAATTTATGTTCCCAGATATCTGAGAAATTCATTTTAATATATCCATAAATCTAAATAAAATTTTGTAATTTAATCCAGCAGTAGGTTTTAACTTTGAAAATTGGATTATTTTTTCTGTTGGAAAATGAGAGCATTTTCTAAACATAAATAAGTTTTCAACTAATTCATTCATACATTCCTTTTTATCTTCATGAATTAATAGCTCGATGTTATCTACGATAGATTTAATTGTTTTCGCACATACATCTGTATAGTCTAACTGAACTAAAAATAAACTAAAGGCACGTCTTTCGTCATTTTTCTTTTTTAACTCACAATACGCATCGTACTGTTCAGGGTCACACGTTTCTATATTTTCAAATGATAAAACATATTCTGAGTGCATACGCAAAAAGACATCACCGAAAATGTTCCATTTCAACCGTAATTGAAAAAATAAATCTGCATATGTTTTCACAAAAAAGGAATTCTTACACATTATTAAAAGTAATGTTTCTGCGAAAATAGTTAAATCATTTTCATTCATTTTAACAATATCAAGAATAATAGGTATTCTTGTATCCTTTGTTTCATCGGTTAATTTATTTAATTCGCGAATACAATCTTGTAGCGTTTTTTTGTCTTGAATCATCACTGAAAAGGTAGATTCTACGCCCAAACTCTTACATAACTGATGTATAATTTTCTTTTGATCAGATGATAACACATATTTGCTCCTTTTATGAATCATCACAAAATCATTTAATGTATACATTAATTTACGTCGTCCTATCCTTTTAACTTAAAACTTATAATATTTTAATAGTATATGGCAGATTTAGCAGCAAAAGCAAGAAGAGCTGCTCGATTTGCAGAGAATCTACCAGACCCATACCACAACGAACGACTGGGGAGTTTGAAATCATTAATTTTAGACCGAAATAGCAATTAGAGATTTTAGCAGGATAACCAAGGGTTCGTTAGGCCCGGGTAACAAACTTGCCGCTGGATAAAATCGTTCTAAGCGCAATCGTTCTAAACGGTAATAACATACTCCACGATTTATAAATTATATCTAATATTATATTATGGAAAAAAGACAGCGTCCAGATGAGCCAGAAAAATTAAATGGTAAATCAAGAATAGAAATATTAGACCTTATTACAGCCCAAAGAGCAGAACCGCCTACCGAAGAGGAATACACATATGATAGAGATGGTCAATTAATATTAGAGGATGATGATTATATGACTGCATTTGTAACTGTGTATCCAAGATGGATACTTAACGCATACCCGTCTCTTAAATATGGAACTGGTACTTCCCGAGATTACTATGACAAAATAACTGCGTTATGTCGTAAAGTACCTAATGCTTTAAGATTTTTATCAGAAGACGATCAAGCTACAGTACATAGATACTTAGAAGGTCATGTTGATGAAAGGTTCAATCAGACCATTTCTGATGCTGGTGAAATAACCAGACGTCAAGAATATCACAAAAAAAAACATGCGGAAACTAGAATGGAAGGCCTTCGTGCCATTAAAAAAAATCATGAAGACAGAGCTGAGGCTGAAGATATTGCTCGTCAGGAAAACGCTGTCCGTCGGGAAAACGTTGCGGCTGAAGTTGCTGAAGATATTGCCGAACAGGAACGCAGACGTCTTCTCTTAGAGCCGGAAAAGCCATCGGAAGAAGAATGGATAGATGGTGATGATTACACAAATGGATCAGGGTTGGGTGGTACACTAAATATAAAAAGGAAGTTGCGTAAAACGAAACATAAAAGAAAATTACATAAAACGAAACATAAAAGAAAATTACATAAAACGACTAAACATACAAGAATAATTCCATCATAATCATAATTAACATGTGGTAAATCTAGAGCAGCCCGACGTCAATATCTTCTGATTCTTTTGTAGCCTTAAACATTCTTGCGTCAGCAGCAGCTGAAACAATATGTGCTGAATGAGTTGGTCGTGGCCGAACAATTTCGGCCGATTCTAATTGTCTATGTTTTTGTTCTTCTTCGTATGCTAACATTCGGGTTTCTCGCCTCACTCATACCATACATGTTTAAGTTTATTTCAATTAAAATAAACTTAAACAATAAAACACATTTACATTAACATGAAAGAATGGGACACGTTTGGATTAGATATGGATGTGTTACGAGGTGTATATGCATTAGGATTTGAATTTGCAAGTCCGATACAAGAGCAGGCTATTCCAATTATTATTTCTGGAAAGGATGTGATTGCTCAAGCACAATCCGGTACTGGTAAAACTGGTGCTTTTTGTATTTCAGCACTTCAACTATGTAAGCCAATACAAGAACAACAAGTACTTATTCTGTCACCTACAAGGGAGTTGGCTATGCAAACCCATGCGGTATTCCAAAAACTTGCGTTTTTCACCACAATACAATCACAACTACTTATTGGAGGAACTTCAGTTAATTCAGACATCCAAGAAATGAAAAAAAATCCACAGGTTATTATTGGGTGTCCTGGACGAGTCATTGATTTTTTATCAAGAGGACTTCTGAAACCAACCATTTCCATGGTTATACTAGATGAAGCAGATGAAATCCTATCTCAGGGGTTTCAACCACAATTGCACACCATTTTTGACTCTATTCGTGAAAACGCACAGGTAGTTATGTTCAGCGCGACTATTCCTGAATCATTGAACTCCATTACTAGTAAAATTATGCGTAATCCAGTTGAATTACTTGTAAAGTCCGATATGTTAACTCTAGAGGGCATTTCTCAATTCTACATTTCGTTTGAGAATGATGCAGATAAGCTGTCTGCTTTACAAGATTTATATGAAGGCATTTCGGTTTCACAATCTATTATTTACTGTAACTCGGTAAAAAGAATTAGCAATCTATACGATGTTATGAAAGAAGCAGGTTATCCTGTATGTTGCATTCATAGTGAAATGGATAAAATGGATAGACAAAACGCATACAACGATTTTAAAACGGGTAAATACAGAGTTTTAATTTCATCTAATGTAACCGCAAGAGGAATTGATATTCAACAAGTTGGAGTTGTCATTAATTTTGATTTACCTAAATGTGTGCATAATTATCTTCATCGCATTGGTCGTTCTGGTAGATGGGGTCGTAAAGGATTGGGTATTAATTTTATTACAAAATATGATAAAGAAATGATTCAAACAATTGAAAAACATTATCAAACCCAAATTAAAGAACTTCCGAATAATTACGCAGATTTATTAAAATAGGAAAAATGTATAAAATTTTATCACGTAAAGTGACGTGATTTTAAAAATTGATTGATTGTTTTACTCCTACTATAATAAAATGAATCAATTTAAGAAAGCAGTTAAGACACTGGCAACCGAATACATTAGGTACGAGATTGAATGCCATGTAGGAAATGATGATGATGAAATGAAAAAACGGATATTGGATGAAGCTGAATTGAGTAGAGATGCGTGTTACGCTCTAATCCATAATAGTGGGTTTAGTTTTAACCTTATATCAGAACTCGATGAATGGGATAATGAAGCCATCAATACGTTCTACAAGATAGAAGTGGACGGCCTTTATGACCATGTATATGAAATAAAAATGGAGGAACTTTATGAACTAAAAATGAACGAATCTTATAAAACAAATTAGATTTATGAATAACTCTGATTAAATAGCGTGAGTATTTACGATACATTTTCGTGTTTTTTTTACGTTTGTGCCTATCATTTATAATCGTGCGGTAAAATTGCTGTGGCATGTTCCATACAACATTAGGCATACGTAGAATTGTAATTACATAAATGAGTTATAAAATTACACTACATTCAAATCTAACCACAAATCGTAGTTACCATCTGACAAGCTGCGTGACAGAAAAAATTGAAACGATGTTAGAGTTTAACTGTTATACATCGGATACACAAAGATGAATTACGCTTCCATTTCTGAATTAAAGCAGCACTATGTCAGTTCGTCAGAATCATTCACAAAAAATCAGTTTGTGAGTGTGGGCAAACAGACATTTCGACTTACTGAGATGACAAATCTTCGGGACAAGACAACGACTTCTACATGGATTCTTCAAAAGGCTGCGCCAAAATCATCACCAACATTTAACTGGGACGGATTCAAGAGTAACGGAAAGCGAACAGCAGCAAAAACTACATGGTAATACGCATTTAGAAAAAAATGGGCAGGCGGCTTATTTTTTTATGTTTTTAAAACATGATAAAGTATGAAAACAAAAAAGTCTTCCATTCACAAAAAAATTATTAATGGATATGATGTTTTATTTGTACACTCTCCATTAAATACAATTCATATTGAAGCTGTCATAAGTTCTGGATTCATTTACGAAACAAAACATACTTCTGGTGTAAATCATTTACTTGAACATGTTATTGTTTCTGGTTGGGAAAAATGTAAAGGGTCGTGTAATACGTATTGGGATAAAAAGGGTGCCATTATAAACGCATCCACTGACAATACAAATATGAAATATTATGTAAAGGGGTTAGTATCAGATACGGATGAAATGGTAGAATACATATCGTCCTTAACACATTCCATTTTAAATAAAACCACATTTGAAGATGAAAAACAAGCAGTTATAGACGAACTAACTTCATTGTCAGGAGACCCAACAACACAATTACTCGATGTTTTTAATAAAGAGTTTTACGCACTGGATGGTTTAAAATATATAGATGATTGGAAATTACAAATTCATAATTTAAAACATCTTACAATTTCAGACTTACAACGTGAATACGACGCATTTAATACGAATAACATATTATTTGTAATATACGGAACGTTTAATCAGTCCCATATAACTCGATTATTTGAAAAACATTTAGTACTGCGTAAAGGTAAAGAAATTAAAAAAATAGAATGTTTTTCGCATTCTCATAAAATTGTATATTCACCTTTTAAAATGGAAGGAACAACCATACTTATCGGATTTCCATCAGCCGTTGAAACATCTAATTATTTTGAATGTTTTAAAACTCTTTTACATCAGGTATTATTTAATGAAATGCGGCATATTCATAAATTACTGTATGACATTGAAATACATTGCTATACGACTGTATGTGGAACATCGATTTTATTAGAAATGAATGTGAGAAACCATCATATTAAAAAATCTATAATACTCTTATTAAAATTATTGAAACAGTATTGTCACATTGAAATAGATGATGATAATATTAATTCATGTAAAAAAACTGTGTTGTATAAATATCATACGGATTATTCAATGATGGATTATTATACCGCTTTAACTGGACCACCCCTCACAAAAAATCAACTTATTCATCAACTAAAATCATTTAATGCTTCTCATTTTAAAACATTATGTAATCGTCTTTTCGTCTTTGATCAAATTACATGTGTATATCAAGGATCAACCAACGCAAATATTTCATGGAATAATATAGAATAACGTATGTTAAATCGTTTCCTATTTTTACTACAATATAAAGACATTTTAATTATAATAATTGTGGTCTTATAGTCTAATGGTTATGACTCACGACTTTGAATCGTGCAATCTGGGTTCGATTCCCAGTAGGACCTGAATGTATTTATATCCTAAGGTATTTCTGTTACGTGGACTATAATGTATTAATTTTACAGATTCGTATGTAGTATCTGTTGTATATACTATTTTTTTAACACCAAAATGACGTAATACTTCACAACAATGCATACATGGTCTCGATTCATTTAATTCATTGTGTCGATTTAATCGAACAATATATAAAATAAGTCTTTTTCGTTTCTTAGTGAACTACTTTTCGCTTTTGCGCATTTCTCAGAGCATCAATTTCAGCATGGCAGGAACAACATGTGTGTATCATTCCGTCTCTAGAAAAAGTTCTGTTACTGTTATATCCAGAAGCAACTACTTTCCCGTTCATGGTTAATACACAACCATGTCGTCCTTGCATAATTGATTGTTGAGCATGTTTTGTGGCTAATGAAAGAAACCGTTCATCTCTATTCATTTTAAGAATGAAATGAATTATGTTTAAACGGTTTATTTTATGAACAGATAGTAATGTCAAAAACACCATTAGGAAATCTATCTGGTTTCGGAAAAGAATCTGTCACTAACATTGTGTACATACTTGGAATCGCGTACATAGGTGGGTCGATTACATCCATTTGTAATTCAAAAAAAATAGATGAGATTTTTCCGTATGATATGGATAAAATGCCTTATAATAATCCTACAAAACCAACAGGTATTATACAGTCTATTTTTGGATTTCCTTACAATTGGAGAAAAGAACCTGGCTCTATATATAATGAATACTATAATTGGTTCATTGATACATGGTCCTATGTATTTTCATTCTGGAGAGAATTAAACGCACATGGTGCTCATGCGAGTAAACAATATCTATATTCTGGATTATTTGGAAATTTCTTTTTATTTTACATATTGCCGTACATTTTATTTTACGTTGTCAATATAATACCATTTATAAGTTTCTTTTTAGCAGGTCTAGGATCTATGCACAAAGAATATTCATTCGTATTTACGTTTGCGTTCATTACGGCATGGATATATGGTTTTGGAAAATGCGATGAAATTACATTTTCGTGTGTTATTAGCGCAATTTGTATTGGTATTACAGGAGTTGTTTTGTCTTTTTTCTACATTCCATGGTGGATTGTCATATCTATAGCTACATGGGTATATTTCAACACATTTTTATGTTTTTCACCTTTTTTTAGTAATTCTCCTGGCATAAACAAGGTAATTGAGGAAATAAAAAAGCATGAGACAAGTTTAACTATTTTATTTATGATATTCACATTAATGTCTTCAGTCACTTACCTTAATCCAGAGGTTACAATGGGTATAGGCATATGTTCAGTATATATAATGTATTTATTACATAAAAATAATAAAAGGGGTAAATAAATGTTAGTTTCAGTTTGTACTGTTACATTTAATCGTAGGCCATTCATACCCATGATGATTCGATGTTTTGAAAATCAAGATTATACAGGGAAAATGGAATGGATAATTGTAGATGATGGGACTGATCCAATAGGGGATTTAGTACAGCATCTTCCAAATGTAAAGTATGTTCGGTTAGACACAAAACATATACTCGGAAAGAAACGAAATATTATGCATTCTCATTGTAAAGGAGACATTTTAGTTTATATGGACGATGATGATTATTATCCTCCTGAAAGAGTATCTCATGCAGTACATGCTCTTACAAATAGTACCGCATTATGTGCAGGGTCAAGCATTATACATATTTACTACCATCATCTCAAAAAAATAATTGAGTTTGGGCCTTATGGTCCGATGCATGCAACCGCTGGAACGTTTGCAATGAAACGCGAATTATTAGAGATTACATCGTATTTAGAATCTGCTTGTATGGCAGAAGAAAAATATTTTTTAAAAAATTATACGATACCATTTATTCAACTTGACCCTAAAAAGGTAATTTTAGTGGTTGCACACGACCATAACACGGTCGATAAAACATCCCTACTTAATAATTCTACAAAAGAAACATCTATGAAAATGGAAGACTTTATTAAAGATGACATTTTGATACAATTTTTTAAGTACGATGTTCATACCATTTTAAAAGATTACGTTGCTGGTGATAAAATCAATAAACCTGACGTTATGGAATGGTTGAAAACTGAAAAAGATAATTCGTTTTGTATAAAAATGGGAGATAAAGTATTATATAAAGATGACATTATAACTGTAATAAATAAACAACAAGCTTATATCCAAGAATTGCAAAAAAGGAATAAGGACCTACAATGGAAAGTTTCATCGCTGATAACAACATTTCAAAAAATTGATTAATAATATTAAATATAAAACTAAAAAAAATGGAATTTAAAATTGTGTCCGGTGAAAACTTAGAAATAGGTAAACTATATAAAATACTACGACATTTACGAAAAAGACTTGTCATTGAAAAGGGGATTTTCATAAAACAAGATGACCAACTCATTTGTTTTAAACTTCATTCCGTATCACGGAATATATCTAATTACGTATATATTATGGACCATTCAAGTGAGTTTTATGAAATGATTCCAAAAAGACATAAAATACAAGAAGCGATGGAAGCAAGAGCGTTAAAAATTATACTACACAATCTTATTCCTTACTATACCCATTCAAATTGATTATTTATAATTTGTAAAGTTTTGCGGTAGCAGCATCAACGTCGATAGTTTCAAGTAGAGTTAACAATTGTTATATTTTGTATTTAATTCTTTCATACAATATAAATATAATAAATCGAATTGTGTAACATGGAATTAGAAGAAATTATTATTAATTTAAAATTACTCCAAAAAATAGAAAAGGGTCAGAAATTAATAACGCGAGATGCGTATTTAAATATTGAGACTGGCTATTTATTTATACCAGAAGGACTACGCAGATGGAAACGTCAAGATAACCGGAATGAAATGATTAAAACTGTAAACCGCGTTGTCAATGATGCCATTACAAATATTAAAAAGGAAGGAATGAAATCCTATTTAATAAAATCAAAAGTAGGAATTATGAATCTTAAGGAAACATATTCTGCTTGTCATCAAACATGTGCCAGATTAGATATGATTTTAGATAAAATTAAAGTATTTGAACCAGTTGAATCTGAAGAAACTTGTGAAACTTTTTGAACTTATCACAATTCATGTAAATAGGAATGTATCATTTCTTCTGTAATGGATAAATCATGTACAGATGGTTCTAAAATTAAATTATCAATTAATTCATGTTCCGTAGGCGCTCGTTTTAATTCTTGCTGAAACTTGTCATAAAACTCTTTAATTAATTTATTTTTGGTGGTTTGTTTTTCTGTTTGTGTAATCATAATATCACCTACTAAATCCTTCATAATTTGGTCTTTTTTATCATTGTCACTCTTTTTATAAATGACAGATCGAACACTTATTAGTGAATTACAAATCTCTGGTTTAGAAAAATCTGCACTAAACGTATTTCCAAATGTTTTATTAAATAATACAAGAATATCATTTTCGATCATTGGACTAGTCGCCATTAATCTATCGTATTCATCCGTTGCAGAATTAAAAAAATCAACGATGGGTTGCCGTTCTATTGGGTTTTTTGAAAGTTCAATTTTGATTCGTCTATAAAATTTATCCCAACCAATAGATGCTACTCTATGAGATTCATTTAACTCATTGATTTTTAAAAATTGTTGGATGGTTGTAATAATACCTGCCCCAATGTTTATAGTACCGATAAGCATAGTTGCATAATTGCGGTAATCAATTGGTATTTGACTTTGTGCAAAATTGGCTGTTCCAGTTAATGTACTCATAATAATAACTGGAATGGTATACCAAATATGAAGGGAATGAAACTTATCATGACATTTAGTGTGAAGCCATTTATAACAATTTGATTTGTCTGCCCATTCTGCAAGAACAGTTTCATGTTCAGCTGCCCATTTATAATCCATATATTAGAACTTTAAAATAAAATAAATAGGTATGAATGAATTGGAAGACATTAAAACATCCATCAATTCTGTACTTAAAGAGTTCAATGGTATAAAGGAAACTATTCAGGACTGTTGTTCTAGGTATATGGATTTACATGAACACGCTGAAATGTTGGATTCATTATTATTTCAAAGTAGGTTGATTGAATTGGAATATGATGAAATGATTAAATCCTACAAATTTATAGATAACAGAATGTACGGTGACTACTATAAATTATTGCACTCCATACTTTCCTACATGAAGCAAAAAAATACGAAATATCCTATTTATAAGGATTTAGACCCTTATAAAGTATATGATTTCTTAATTGTCAAATCGTTATATGAAGATATTTTAAAACTTATTCAAAATCTTGAAGATGATATTCAAAAAAATGAAAATGAGATTGTGGCGCATCGTTTAAAATTAACAAATGGATTAAACTTAGACAATTATATTTATAACGTAGCACATCAAACAACCATTTTATCAGACCAAGTTACACTGTTTAAAAATCATTTAGACACATATCATAAATATCATGCGATACGGTTTAACAATTTGAAACAAAAAATCCAATTAGTAAAATCACAAGCAGATGGTTCTGTATTTTGTGAAATAGAAAGAGACGCGTTAGTTAATAGCGTAGAAAACGACCGTGTAGATGTAAAAAATATAATAGAAACTAACCACTCCATAAATCATGCACTTATAGTTGAAATTGTAGAACCTGTGATTGAACTTGTAGAACCTGTGATTGAACATGTTGTTGTAGAACCTGTGATTGAACATGTTGAAGAACTTGTAGTTGAACCTGTAATTGAACATGTAATTGAACATGTAATTGAAGAACTTGTAATTGAACTTGTGGTTGAACCTGTAATTGAACTTGTTGTTGAACCTGTAATTGAACTTGTTGTTGAACCTGTAATTGAACTTGTTGTTGAACCTGTAATTGAACATGTAATTGAACTTGTGGTTGAACCTGTAATTGAACATGTAATTGAAGAACCTGTAATTGAACTTGTGGTTGAACCTGTAATTGAACTTGTGGTTGAACCTGTAATTGAACATGTAATTGAAGAACCTGTAATTGAACTTGTGGTTGAACCTGTAATTGAACATGTAATTGAAGAACCTGTAGTTGAACCTATGGTTGAACTTGTAGTTGAACCTATGGTTGAACTTGTAGTTGAACCTATGGTTGAACCTGTGATTGAACATGTTGTTGAACCTGTGATTGAACCTGTGATTGAAGAACCTGTGATTGAACATGGTGTTGAAGAACCTGTAATTGAACTTGTGATTGAACATGGTGTTGAAGAACCTGTGATTGAACATGTAGGTGAAGAACCTGTGATTGAAGAACCTGTGATTGAAGAACCTGTGATTGAAGAACCTGTGATTGAACCTGTAGTTGAACCTATGGTTGAACTTGTAGTTGAAGAACTTGTAGTTGAAGAACTTGTAGTTGAAGAACTTGTAGTTGAACCTGTAATTGAACATGTAATTGAACATGTAATTGAACATGTAATTGAACCCGTGGTTGAAGAATCTGTAATTGAACATGTGGTTGAAGAACATGTAAGTGAACCTGTAGTTGAACTTGTAATTGAAGAACCAGTAGAACTTGTTAACACCATAGTAGAAGAGGTATGTAATAATCATTTACAATTTATAAAAGTATCACTATTTTCAGGTGAAAAAATAAAAATTGTTAGGCGGAATAGTATACCTTAATTTAAATATAATGTAATTTTAATGGAACCCGTGTGGATGTAATGGAACTCTGAAGAAACTCCTTTAATTAAAGCAATACGACTGATATAAAAAATTTACATAGTTTTAATATCGTCTAAATATTTCAAGTCATGATATCATTATATTTTCAACTTTTTTATGTATAAATGATTATTTAATTTATAGGTATAATTTGTTGAAGTTGGGATTGTTGTTCCTGATAATTGTTTTGATTTATAATAAATGCTTTGTCGCTCATCATAATTAAATATGTCTAAAATATTTTTTCCTACATTCATAATAATTTCTTCATTATCTTCATTTGGTGAAACATCGCAAACAAATATTAACATACCAATAGAGCAAAGACCACCTGATTGTCCTACATAATTTGTAGAACATTCTAAACTTTGTACTCCGTATAATTTGTCTTCTATAAGAGATTTTATAGCTACCTTCCAAACTTCATTCATTAATGATTTGGTGTTAAAATATAATGCCTATTTACCACAAATTTTTATTGATTTTTCACTAAGTTTTTTATAAAATCTTAACCAAGGACTATAGTAAACGTCCAAAGGCAATACGTCATTGTTATGCTCTTTTAATTTTTGTTCGTTTTTTTCCATTGTTTGACGAGAAATAATTTCGGCAAGGCTCATATTAATAATTTTATATATATAATTCAATTTTTTATTTATTTTTATTTTATAAAAAAATTAATTATTTAAAGAAAACAATACATAACGATATAACAGAATACAATGAATGGAGAACCTGACTCAAAACGTCAAGAACCTAATTATAGATGTGTAGTATATATTTGTTATACTCCTAGAAGTTTCGCAACACTTGGTATGTTAAATACTAAAATTAATGCTTGGAAAAATTTAATTAAAAGTACATAATTATTAACTATAATGATTGACCTATTTACCAATCCTGATTTATTAAGAGTTATTAATTTTTATACAGATTTAAGAAGTTTATGTGATACGTGTAGAGTGTTATCAACAATGAAACAATATATTTTTTACTTATTTAATAAAGAATATTCATTGATGTATTACGATGATGTTTTATTTAGACAACGAGTTCTAAATAAAATATTTAATCCAAATAAACAATTGCACTTAGATTTAAGTGATTGTAATATTACTGATGTGAGTTCATTAGGTAACGTGCATACTTTAAATTTAAATGGTTGTAAAAATATTACAGATGTAAGTGCATTAGGTAATGTACATACTTTAAATTTAAGTTATTGTAATATTACAGATGTAAGAGTAGAAAACGTCCATACTTTAAATTTACATAGTTGTAAAAATATTACAAATGTAAGAGCAGAAAACGTCCATACTTTAAATTTAGCTTTTTGTGATAATATTATAGATGTAAGTGAATTAGGAAATGTTAATACTTTAGATTTAACTTGGTGTATTGAAATTACAGATGTAAGTGCATTAGGAAATGTTCATACGTTAGATTTAACTTATTGTGAAAATATTACAGATGTAAGTGCATTAGGAAACGTTCATACTTTAAATTTAACTTTATGTAATATTACAGATGTAAGTGCATTAGGAAATGTGTATGATTTAGATTTAAGTGGTTGTGATATTACAGATGTAAGTGCATTAGGAAACGTCCATACTTTAGATTTAAGTTATTGTAATATTACAGATGTAAGTATGTTGGGAAATGTTCATACTTTAAATTTAAATGGTTGTAAAAATATTACAGATGTAAGTATGTTAGGAAACGTTCATACTTTAATTTTACCTCATCACTTGATTAAACCAATATAGATTATAACGTTTTAATAAATACTGTGTCTAATAATTGAATTTGGATAATAATATTTTTTTACTATTTCTGTCCACCCCACCGAACGATGTTTTCCATGATTACAAAAGAATGATATTTCTCTTGAATTATTAGTTTCTATTTCTTCTATTATTTTGTGTAGTAATTCAGTAAATAATGGATGTCGAATGATTGATTTTTGAATTTCCTCATCTCTGCCATCAACTAATTTTATATCTGTTGTAGTTTTTGTTGTAAATTTTGTTAAATCAAATGAAATTTCGCATTTTGGTTCGGCATGTCTCATAATACCCCAAGAATAAATTTTTAATTTTCTATTTTTATCATATATAACATCTTTTATTGAATCTAATAATATTTTATTGTAATCAAAATCATTTATTTTAGCTTCTAGTTCAAATCCATCATAATCATTTTCATAAAAATCATAAATTAATTTTATTTTTTGTGAGGACTGCATTTTATTAATATGTAATAAAATCATAATTAATTCAATTTTTTGAAAATAATAAAAATTTAAAACGCCGACTTTGATTTAAAAATATACAATAGTAATTTATAAACAATGGAGTTATTTACATATCCCGATTTATTCAGGGTTATCGATGAATACACAGATTTAAGAAGTTTATGCGATACATGTTCAATAATATTACAATTCAAAAAATACATTACTTACAAAAAAAAAATGTTAAAAACTCCCTTTTATTAACTAAATCAGAACGTAGAACAAATGTAGATATATTATCTTATTTTGATTAAAATTTAACGTGACTTTCCCATATATATTTACAATAAGACCATTCAAGTGTTGGACAAACGGATTCTTTTGAACTTTCCATTGGTATATAATAATAATAATGTGGGGGTAGTACGTAATATAACAATTCTTTTGAAGTAAAATTAGAAGAACGATAGGTTATAGACCGCGACCCGGAAATCCTCCATGATGTTTCCGGAATATGATTTACTAAATCAATGAGTAAGGGGGGGTACATATATTCATATTTTAATGTCCAATCAGTACATCCAGTTGTATAATAATTCATATTCCAACACAACATGTCTGTATAATTTTTACATATGTCTTTTATCATAGGTTGATTAAATAAACTATCATAATATCTTTTTTCCCACCCCGGTTTAATTGGACAAATAAAGTGTTCTTTTTCACGTTTTAATAAAGGGGTATTGTTTATTTTTTTCTCTTCACTTGACGTATCTACTCTCCATCTATTTCTAGCGTTATACTCTTTTATAATAATAGAATGTTCTTTTTCACTTAACGCTGTTATAAATTTACGAAATACTGTCCATTGAATTTCTCCATCAAATAACTTTTCTTGTGGTAAAATACTCTCTTTATACGTTTGTAAAAGTGTATCGAATCCAGTCGTTCTCAAGTTTAGCGCAGGGAAATGCGGCATGAAATCATTTCCTAATAACAACGTCATGAATATGTAGTCTGGCAATTTAGTTTCACCAATTATTTCTTTAATCCCTTCTGCTAATTTCGGTACATCTAATACATGTAATTCTCTATCATCTAACATAAAGGCAGGTGCTTCTCTTAACAATTTGATAGATCCATACGTTAAATGATTCAAACTTAGTACAATTAAGTCGGAATCTAATCCATACACCAAAGTATTTTGTTCTTTGTGCATGTCTGGATTTTCGCGAATGAATGAAAAAATTTTATGTTCGCCTTCACCCTCTTCTGTACTAGTTGATAATTTGAAATATTCATATTTTTTCTCATAATTTTTAAAATAACTATGTAATGCAATGTCAAGCTCTTTCATAAAGGCAGTTCCTGGAGTGATTTGAATCGTGTTCCAAGACGTAGATACGCCACTCATTCTTTGTAAAATCCAACTTTTATATCTTCTTTCACGCTGTTGTTTAATTTTTGCCATTGGGGGTACTCCATCAAACGCAATAATTACGCGTTTTGGTTGTATAAGATTTAAATAATACTCAATTTTCTCACAAACACGACGAATAATTAACTTAGATTCAAAATTATCAGTATTTTCAAGCGTGGATGCCATATCATAAATAATGGAATTACTGTCAATGTATAAATTGTCTGCTGTAGTAATCTTGGTTACAATGTATGGATGCTTACGCAAAATATATGAAAAATAACTTGGAATACCCATTACTATTTCATTTGAATAGTGTTTATTACTAAAATGTTATTTATATTGCACTAGTATATTTAATATGAGTTAAAGTAAATATGCCAATAATTTAGTTATGGCGATGTGGGATTTTATATCAAAAATGTGTTTAGACTATAATATTGATGAGAGTCATGGACTTCAACATGCACAAGATTGTGTTTTATGGGTTTGTACTCTTCAAGATAATTTGTCTTCAGATGAACTTATAATTGCAATTTATTCTGCTGCTCTACATGACATGTGTGATAAAAAGTATATGGACGTATCAATTGGGCTTAGCGCAATCGAACAGTGGTTAATCACACAAGAACTAGACCCTAATCATATTCAAATTATTTTAAATATTATATCAACCATGTCCTATACTAAACTTAAATCTCAAATGATAGATGGAGGAATTGTTTTTCCAGATCATGGTATTTATAATAATGTGTATCATATAGTTCGTCATGCAGATTTACTTGATGCTTATAAAGTAAATCGATGTGTGCTATATCAAAAAAGAATGAACCCAACAATTTCACATGAAAAGTGTATGGAATGTGTCAAAAAAATATTCGATGAACGAATATTTAAATATGTAAGTGATGGATGGATTACACTTCCAAATGCGTTGGTTCATGTTCCAGATTTAACGTCTAAAGCACTTTATTATTTTGAAAAAAATAAATATATTAATTATGAGTAGTATAGGAGAAGCACTTCATTTATTACAAGATGGTTGAATGTAGAGGATTTAATAATTATTAATTGATGGATGTGCTCAGACCAATAATTGTAGTTTAATTATGTAAAATATTTAAAAGAGGGTAATTTGGCGGTCGTAAAACAAAGCGTAAACGTAAACACGGAAAGTATAAAGACATTTTGGTTTATTTTTAAATGGACCACGTTGTTTATATCAATTTACAGCGAAGAGAAGATAGACGACATCACATGGAAGAACAATTTGCAAGAATGGGTATTTCAGCAGAAAGAATGAATGCGTATGATTGTGAAAATGGCGCTATTGGGTGTACTACAAGTCATATTCATTGTATAGAATACGCATTATCACATAATTTTCCATATCTATGTGTATTCGAAGATGATGTAGTATTTACGAATCCAGATTTATTTAAAACGCAACTGACTACGTTTTTAAAAAGCGACATTGTATGGGACGTATTACTTTTAGGAGGAAATGTAAATGCTCCATTTGATAAAGTAAATGAAAATTGTATACGCGTTTATAACTCAAAATCAACTATGGCATACATTGTAAAAAATAAATATTTTAGTACATTATTGAATAATTTTAAAGTTGGTCTTTCTTGGTTAATACGAGGTATACCAAGACGACAATGCGCAATTGACGTATATTGGATTAAGTTGCAACAAACGCATAGCTGGTATATGTTAATGCCATTGACCATTCTTCAACGTCCAGATTTTAGTGACATTGAAAAGCGCGAGGTTGATTACGGACAAGCATTGTTAATTTGTAGAATGTGAAATATTTATCGATGCTGTAAATTAATTTTCAACATAATTAAAATGAAGTTATGCGTTGGTATACAGTATGGTAATTTTATTTAGTTTAACTTCATAATCAGAAAATTTTGTATTTTGAGGTCTCTTTTATACAATATAAACAATAATAATATCATCTCTACAATTAATAATATTTTTAAAAATATTGTTACGTATAAAATCAAAATAATTTAAAGATTTTTTACATCATATAAGTGTAATGAATCTATTTGTAGATTACCGTGAAAAGGCGATTTTGTCTCGGCTTAAAGCGGAAACAAAATCACTAATTTTGGGAGATATATGTATCGAAAAAGATGGACAGGATATTGTCATCATTGAACGTAAAACTGTTTCGGATTTAGCAGCAAGTATTTGTGATGGTCGGTACCAAGAACAATCCTTTCGTTTACTTGAGTCTACTCTTCCACCACATAGAATTGTTTATGTAATAGAAGGATCTCTAGATTCACCCCAATCCATTACAAAAAAGGCATTGATGTCTTCCATTATGAGTTTATGGTTTACAAAGGGGTTTTCAGTTGTTCAAACTGCATCTATCGATGAAACGGTTGAGTTTATAGAACAACTATATGAAAAGACGTGTAAAGAACCATCTGACCCTAAGGACTACGTAACTACTCTAAAAATAAAAAAAAAAGATAAACTTACTCCTGAAACAGTTGACATTTTAATGCTGTCGCAAATACCATCCGTAAGTACTGTTACTGCTAAAGCATTACTTCAAAAATATGGAACTATATTTGCGCTGACACAAGCATTGAAATACCAACCGGATTGTTTAAATGCATTTACACATGGAGAAAAAAATAGAAAATTGGCAAAAAATATGATTGTTACGTTGAAACTTTTTTTACACGTTTAACACTTTTCTTTTTACCTCTTTTTCTGGTTCCTGCATGAATACTGTGTAAATGGGTTAGGTCAATATCATCTGGTATATTAATTACTCCCTCCCCTATTTTACTTGCAATTAGTGTATGCGTTTTTATAATTTTGGTATAATAAGTGGTGATTATATCTGTATGTGCTCTACCAAAATATCCAACTATTAATTTATTTTCTTTGATTCTTTTATTTGACCGAAGAATAAAATAAATGTCTAATGCACAAGAAGTAAATGCTAAGGGGGCAAGTTTTGTAAACTCAAACTCTTGCTCATCATAATCATCCAAGTGCTTATTTATGGTTGTTGCTATTTCATCCATATTCGTTTCATCTTTTGTAGTATAAAATGAAATTAAAAGTTCTAGTAAGACTGAATATTTATGATTATATTCAATGTCAAATCCGATATAATCACGTTCTTCTATATCAGATTTTCTCCAATAAGTTGATAAATCTATAAAAGATTCTTTTGTAAAAACTTGTTTAAGTTCATCAGATAATTTATCGTATTGTGACTTTATACGGTCTGTTTCAAATAACCTATCTATAAAAAAGGAAGCATCATTGTTTATGAATACTAACCTCCGTAAATAATCTGGTAAACTAAAATCCTGTTTATTTGTGTATTCTCTTGACATTTCAGACTCAACATCATCTCTAATCTCTAATAATACATCTTTATCAATATCGAATGGTATATCATCGTCGTCCTCTGGTCTAAACTTAATATTTTTTAAAGTATTGATAAGTCTACTGTAATGTGATGCTGATTTTGACATTGTATCAAACCCGTAAACGTTTGAAAATCTTACGTCTGCATAATTCCATGAAATATTTTTGTATTCACATTTATGTTTATAAGTTGGATGAAAACAATAAAGGTATAAATTATTAAACTCATCCAATGTAGATTCTGGAATGTTAATCCCTCTTAGTTTAATCGGATTAATTGGTCTTCTAAAATCATGAAGACCTTGTATAGATGTATCAATAATGGTTTCAGTACTTTTATTAAACGGAGAAGAAGTGTGCTTATAATCTGAAAAAAACGCTTCTGTATATAATTCAGTTGGATATGTAGATGCAAACTCATTTAACATAGGAACAAAATTATTTATCATACTTATACAATTGTCTGATTTGCATGGTTCATAATGATCTAACGTATGTGATTCTCCAAATAAAATCATGGTAGCTCCTGGAGCATTTGGTCGTAATACATTCATAGTAAATGGTCCTTTAATTTCATTGATTATATTTTTACCCAGTAACAAAGGCATTATATATTATAGAATATATATTTAAAGAAATATACTATACATATAGTGTAGTTCGTGTAACTCAGTTGGTTAGAGTGCCGGTCTTATGAGCCGGATGTCGTCGGTTCAAGTCCGATCACGAACAATGTTTGTGTACTCGTGGTTAATGCGTGTAATAGAATATTAAAAGCGAATAACATGGAGAGTTTCACTGGTTCGAATCCAGACACAGACAGCTACCCGGTTAGCTCAGTTAGGTAGAGCGCCAGACTTTTAATCTGGTGGTCATGGGTTCGATCCCCATATCGGGTGTAAAAATTGAATATATTTTTATATAACTACTTATATAAAAATGGATGACTTATCAGACGATTCGTGGGATGATTACTGGATTCCAGATAATAACGGTAATCCGCATTACAAATATACAACCGTTGATGGAATAGAGTGTGCGTTTTGGCCATATTATAACGATACTACATTTTTACTAAGTTACAATAAGATTTTATATGATGTGGTTGAAACTGAATACCGATTTGAGGTACATTTAAACAATGTAATTGTAGGAGAATACCAATATGGCGAAATTATTTTTCTATAAACTAAACTTATAATAATTCGTATTATGCGTTTTATATCCGTACGAAAGTGCCGGATCAATTGGTGGTGGAGCTTCTATAGTAACTGGAACATAACGAAGATTTATTGGTTTTAAGAGAAATGCGGTCCCTGCTTTGTTAAAAAGAGTAGAATACGCTTGTAAAAAAGCATCATTTGTTTGAAAACACATACCACACATTTGAACCCCATATTGCATAACAATGGAACTGTTATAATTCGTTGAAGTATATGCTAAGTTTGGATAACAATACGTCATGTTTTTTTTGTTAAAATCAATTAATTCGTCCATGTCTGGTGTATGCGCAACATCGTTATAAGATAAAGAACGAAGGAATGCAGAATTACCCATGATATTTACCAATTCGTCCATTTTAGTGCCACGAATACCATTTTCCATTTTATCCACTGAAATAATTACTTTCCCCAATAATGATTTAATAGGTAACATTCCTAAATTGTTTCCTTTATTTTCATAACTATGATTGTTTGAAAGTAATTTAGAATCTAAATAGAGAACAAGAGCGTCAGCAATTTGATTATACACTTCTGAGTTTTCACTTTTTATTCGAAAATGTAGAAATAATGGATCAAATGAATTTGGACAGGTTTCAGTGGACATGGATATAGAAACTGCCTGGTCTGAAATTAATTTAATCGCATCTGTCAGAGCAATTGAATTATACGTTCCCTTTTCAGTAAATTTAGATGAATTTGATGTTGCAATTACAGCAATGTCATTTACCATGTATACTTCAAAATCAAGTACTCTACATCCTTGTCGAATCACATTTGTAAGAGCACACAAATCAACCCAATCATTTTTAAATTGTCCAGAAGAACAACTATTATAGGAAGATTTTATATAATAGTCCCTAAGGGTTAAATCAAACCGATCATCTCTTTTTCCAATACCTGTAATTGTAGCCATAGTAGAAGATGAGCATCCTCGTTTTTTATATTGTACGCCAATGTATAAAAACATAAGTATAAGGAAAACTGCACATATCATTCTTCCAATATAATTCAACATAAAGTACAAAAATATTTTAATTCCTTTTTGTTCTTTTGTCTTCGGATTTTTTTTCTATCAACTAAGTCTGGTTACGATTCACATTCTGCATGTTCAAATATATGTGTTCTATTGGTCTTTAATTTCATTAAATTTGATTTTTCTAATAACACATATTTAAAAATTGAAATATAAATTTATGGTTAGAATTATCAAAAATAATCATGATTGAATTGTGTATCATGGATTCTATGTTTCGTATTCACGAAACTGGTGAAATTGAGCGAAAGTTCAAATCTGGAATGTGGAAAAGTATTAAAAACACAGAAAACCACAATCAAGGATATAATGTTATATTAATTCAAAAACGACAATACATGCGTAGTAGGCTCATGTTCTTGGCGTTTTTGAATATAAATATTAATGAAAAAATCGTAATGCATCACAAAGATGGCGACCGTTTAAACTGTGCATTATCCAATTTATCTATTGAAACATATAGTTCCATGCGTAAATACATGTAACTACACAATAATTAAACATAGTTTTTTTATTCATAAATGTTCTATTTTCGTTTCTTAACTTTAGGCGAAGATTGTGGTTTTGGAGACGGTTCGTTTAGAGAATTAGTGAACTCATTCATAAGTGTATAAATAATAATGGTCGGAATTATAATAGAAGACAATACAATCGTTACAGTTGCATACATGGTTACTCCAAGCGGAAACGCTGGAGTCAATAGTAATATGAACGCAAATACGAGCATTGCAACAATAACTGCAATTAACAGAATTAATAAATCTGTTAAAATGGTCATTATATTAATAATTCCTGATATTGTTGTGTTGTAAACGTTCATTGTTATAAATAAAGACGTAACCGCAACACCGTTTATTTTAGCAAGCATGTCTCGAATATGAATAGTAATTTCAATAAGAGGAATTATAAACTTTAAGATTTGATTATATAAAGACGCAATAATTCCGCCAAGTTGGTCTTTTAACCACTGTATCAGTTTCATAAACGCCATGATGGCATCCATCACTGTATCTATAAAATCAATAATAAGATACATTGCAAATTCTAAAGGCATTAGAGCAATGCTAAAAACCATGGAAGAATCTTGTTTTATACAATAAGAAAAGTTTTCAATCGTTGTTTCCATAGTAGATATTCCAGGCTGAGGCATTATAACCCCCGCAAACGGCATATAAATGGGATTGCATCTATTTTCATTCCAGTTTTGTTTTATTTGTAACAATAAGGATTGATATGTAGAATAACTCGTAATCCCGATGGTACAAGAAATTAAAAAAATCGTAATGAATACGTCACTTCCATATGATTCTAAATAACCCCTATTTTTATATAAGGAATCAATGTCCATATCTTTGTTTTTTATTTTTTAACTATAATATGGCGTAATAAGTGGCGAGAGGTTTCAATTTAGCTATGTTTACGACTTTTCCTTAATGATTTTTTTCGGCGGGTTCCTCCTTTTTTAGGTTCAAACACATCTTCTGGAAGGAGAACCGTAATTAATCCTAATACGCTCAGCACAATTCCGGTAATTGCTATAGCATTCATAGTATATTAGATTATTAAATTCTAACATTTACGATTTTTAATTGTCTTTTTTCGTCGGGTTCCTCCTTTCCTATTAAAAACTTCGTCTGGGAGAAGAACCGCAGTAAATCCCAATACAAGTAATACAAGACCTATGATATGTTTTACGTCAGCCATATATAATTCCTATACTATTTATTTTTACGACTTTTTCTTAATCCCCGTTTTCGTCGTGTTCCGCCACTCCCGACATGTGAAGCGTATTCTGCTCCAAATGAAGTATCCGGTTGATTTAGATTACCACTTTTTTTATACATTAAGCCTAAAAACGCCACACACGCTAACGCAATTCCTCCAATTGCAATAGGATCCATATATTATTATATTATTATTTTTTACATGTTGAGAACGACTCTAAGATATCAGACGTATGGTTATTTTATTTTGCCAATTGATTGAATCATTTTACCAGGAATACCATTCCACATACTTTCAAATGTATATTGAACAGCCGTCATAATGTACAATATGGTTGTTATAATTCCAGATATTTTACCTTGTGTATCCATTAATTTAATAACAAGTACGTTAAATTCAACAATCACATTTAAAAACGTTCCATAAATAGAACCAAATATATTCGTCATGCTCATATTCATAAAGGATGATTGTGATGTAGACGCCGACAGACTGTCGTTTATACTTCCCATCATATCAACTGTCATACTTTGAAGAAAATTAAATGGCTGAGTAATACTAGGTGCAAAATTAGTCATCATTCCTTGAACACAATATGAAAAGTTATCTTGTGAAGTAACGGTAGACCCTTTTGGTGCAAAATAACTTGCTATTGGCATCATAACGGGATTGCATCTATATAAACTCCAATTATCTTGAACAGATTGGACACTCCCATTAAACACATCTACTGCTAAAAAAATAGAAAATGTTAATATTATAAAAATGGATTGTATCCAATCAGATATCATGGTGTTAACTATTATTTTTATGTTAAAATGCATTTTTTAAATTATAAAAATTACTATTTCCATAAAATAATTTGGAAAAAACTTTACTTATAGGACCTTGTATATTTGTGCGTTGTTTAATGTCAGATTGCGTTAATGATTGCGTCAATGTTGAAATATAAGGAAATATACAGGATAAATTTCGTTGGAGTTTTATAATGTGTTTCGGTAAATTATTAGGTTCATTTAAAACCTTATTATAATCTTCATAATAATTTAATATGTTTACATCATTTTTATGTGTTATTTTCATTTGTATCCTTACGTTATCCTCTTTTTCATTTAATGCGCCTACATGAATCAAATTAGCATCAAATAGTAATACATCCCCTTTTTGACATACGACGTGTTCCACTTGATTCGTTAAATTTAAACCGTAACTGTATTTGCTTTTATGGCTTTTAGGAATCACTCCCAAACATTTTTCCATTTCTTCTAAATAGATTAAGACCGTATACGACGGGTGTTTTTGGCCGTCATTAAATAAACTACCATTATAATCGCGATGACATGTATGTATAGCAGATTTTTTAATTACAACGATATAATCTTGAAAATTATAATCAGAGGATAAATGTTTCTGTATTCTTTTTAAAATGGACGTATGTGATATTACGTATTCTTTAGCATGTTTATAATGTGAATGGTTACAATCTTGTAACAACACTTCAATGTCCTTTTTATCAAGGACGTTTTTTAACAAACAACATCCATCTCGTTTTAAAGAATATGAAGTTGTAGATAAAACATCAGATGTAAAAAATGCTATTAAAAATACAATTAAAACTACAATGATAAAAAAATAAATAATTTTCATTACAATATAATGTTAAAAAAATTGATTAATATGTATGATTTATAACATTTAAATGGGAGTTCGTCATCTTAATAAATATATTACTGCAAATTGTTCTGGTATTCAGTCCATCGATTTAGCAAGTCTTTCGTATAAAAAAATAGTCATTGATACGTCCATTTATTTATATAAGTATAAAGCACTCGGGCTTCTTCTTGTAAATATGGAAAAAATGATTAAACTATTTTCACATTTTCAAATATATCCAATCTTTGTATTTGATGGTAAACCGTCTGAATTAAAGACGCATACCTTGGAAATTAGGAAAGAAAAGAAAAAGGAAGCATGGGAAAAATACAAAGAACTGTCAAAAACAATTCCAGAAGAGTCTCTTGTACATTTAAAATCTCGATTTACAAAAGTAAGCAAACTTGATATTTATCAAGTAAAAAAATTAATGGATTCGTTTGGTGCAAGTTATATAGATGCACCAAATGAAGCGGATGAAATATGCGCCATGTTAATGCTAACAAACCAAGTTTATGCATGTATGAGCGACGATATGGACATGTTTATATATGGATGTGTTCGTATTATTCGAAATTTTAATATTGATTCAAATACTGCAGATATGTATAATTTAGACATTATATTGAACTCATTGAGCATGACACTCCATGAGTTCAGACAGGTATGTGTTATTTCTGGAACAGATTATTATTCGTCTAGCCAGACTCTTTTCGATTATGTAAAATTATTTAATCAATATAAACGGACAACGTACACCGATTTTTATGATTGGTTAAGTTTCATTGGTAAAATTAAAAATAAAAATAAATTAATGATTTCATTTAATATGTTTATACAGCCGGAACTACAGCAACCGCGGGCGTTGACTTCTGGAAGTGCTGACTCATGTACCTCTGTAAATTAAAGTAGGTAAGTTCATCCTCTGGCTTTAGAGTAAGCAACTTCTTAAGTTTTGCGTCCGGATTAATCTTACGCCCGTTTGTAGGATCTTGAAGCTTATTTGCTCGAATATAAGCATTAATCTCACGTGTAACTTCAGTACGCGCAATCATTGTACCATGCGGTCTAGTAAGGAAATCTGCCAACTGTGTTGAGATAAGAGTAGGCTTTACGAATCCACTAGGCGCGCGAGTTGCGTTCCGCTGCTTCCGCTTGTTACCAGCCTTCTGTACTGCCTTCAATTCTCGTTCTGACCGTTTCTGAAGGGTACGAAGTTCAATAAGAAGGGATGACATTCCCTGTCGCATAGCAGATAGCTTGGTAATACACCCGGTGTAAGCAGCTGAAAGGTCATCAGTATTCTCTTCATCAGTCTTCTCAACTTTTACCTCCTCAGTCTTCTCAACCTTTGGGTCTGGCTTTACTTCAACCTTAACGTCAACCTTTGCAGTCTTGACAGTCTCAGTCTTTTCAGTTTTGGTCTCAGTAGTTGTCTTCTTTGCCATTATACACTTACTATCATCACTTATTTAAGTATTTTATTTATATATATAATTTTGCTTGAATTAGGTTTAAATAAATAAACATTCTTTAGGAGAAATACGTTCAATTCCATAATTATAAATATAATACATTTTTTCAGTTGTTTTATACGGTTTATAATAAGGAGTATGTGATATTTGGTGAATTTTTACAATAGGGTAAATTTTACGAAATGAATGAAATAGTGTAGACACTGCCTTATGAATGCATTTGTTTGTTACTGAAAGAGTACCTACCCAATCTAAAATGCATTCATTCTTTTCTAAGCATAGTGTATTTTTAAAAAATAACACACACTCTAATTCAGTAGTATAATAGTAATAAATAGAAAGTATTTTAGACTGAATCATATGTTCTATAGTAAGTAAATCTGGCGTCATCTGACAAGGTAGAGGAGTTTTCCATAATTCATATAACGTATACATATTTTTTGAATTAACTTTTACAAATGACCCTACATTGTATTTTTTAAACGTGTTCGTTTTTACCCATTGTATTTGATATCGAGTAACCGGAACTAAAAATGAAATTCTTTTTTCAGCTGAAAAAATAGAAATAGGACATTTTGTTTTTATACTCCGCATGTACTCATGTGTCTGAAACAATGTGCGTCTTATTATATCTGTATCTGCATGTATAAAATCATGATAATAAGCAATCATTTTAGATGGATAGAAAAAGTTAACTTTACGACTTGTCATACATCCCTGTACTGGTAAATATAACGTAATATAGGAATATTTTAAGTATCCCATAAGGTGTTTTTTTTTCTCATATCCACATGATTTTTCTTGTAAATAATCCAGTACATTTTCTGGTGTAGTTTCGACCACATGTAACGTATCACAATATTTATTAAAAATTGGCGGAGATAAAACTCTACGTTTTGTAAAAGTGCATATATGACTAATCGGTTGTCTATTCCAGAACTTACATCTTATCCATAAAACGAATACACTAATGAAAAAAATAACATATATCCACATTTTTAAAGTATAATAAAATAATAAATGAATAAAACGCGTAAAAGAACCCCTTCTTTATTAGCCAAACAATTATATGGAATTGATGTACAGTTTGATAGAGCAACAAGTAATGCCTTATCCAATCCAGTGAGACATGTAAATAAAAAAAATGATTTGTGTAATAATAATAAGTGTGAAAACGTAGAATTAAAATGCGCCGGATTTGGACAATTGCCAAGACGATTGATGCCGCAATTTAATTCAGTCGAAGACGCACGAACATTATTATATAAAATAAATGAAAGATTTGGCATGAATGTTAAAGGTAAGTTTACAACTGTATATATAAACGACCTTTCACCTACTCAAAGTGAAATAAATAAAGTTACGATGATGCATATTTTAACAAAATGGAAGGGTAACATTTTAAAACAAGCAACTAAAAGCCCAATTATTGTGTCTGAAACCGGGTCGGTTATAGATGGTCATCATAGAAGTGAAGCTCTTAAAAAGGCAATACAAATGAAATTATTAAATAAAATGGATAAAGTGCGTGTATTTAAAATAGAATTGCCTGCATGGAATATATTAGCGATGGCAAATTTATTTAAATACAATAAAGATAGCCAATCCTTTTAGTGTTATTTATTGGATAAAAAGTATTTATGAACATTTTCTTTTTTTTTATTACTGTCTTGTTCTTTTGCTTTAGTTAATATATTTACAGCATCTGTAATTTCTTGTTGACTTATTTCTCCGTCATTATTTGTATCCAATGCCAAATGAAATTCTCTATATTTTTGTGGAAGTATACAAAATCTGCTTTCTTCGTTAAATAAGTGTTGTGTAAGTACAAAAAATGATGCGGTTAATATAATAGATATATAAATGTCTCTAGTACCCATCCAACACACTGAAAAAATTAATAATTCACGTGCTATATTATTTTTAACGTATGCTTCTTGTGATTTTGATAATTTTACAGTAATATATTTTGATCCAATATTTAACATAATCATTATTAAACCAGTGAAGTACTTAGACTCATTTAATTTACTTACTCCAAAATTAACATGTTTAATGATTTGTTTTACCATTAACGTAAACTAATATTTTAATTAATGTATATATTCTACGGACATTTTAGGTATCTTTATATTGAAATTATGTACTCAGTCTATGTTAAATACCTATTCAATTTACGATAATGATGTTTGTAAGGAATCATCCATACTACTCCTTTATATACCGGTCGAATAGAATAGTCCTTTATCGTATCTACAAAGGATACGTTTTCATTTATAGTAAATGGCTCTTTTATATTCAATAAAAGTAATCCAACTAAAATAACTAATGCCCAATACATTTTATAATGGAATAAAATTAAAATGGAGTATATTTACCAGTATTATTATCAATATAGGGTTTTGAAATTTGTCCAGTATGTGCTATTTCTGGAGGCAATCCTGTACTTTTCATTACAAACATAGTATTTGAATCTTTTGGTCTAATTTGCTCATCTATTGCCATTCTATGTGGAGTTTTAACGCGCGTGGTCATTGCTTCCAATGGAAACTGTTTAATAAAAATAGCGGCACATAAAATACCCAATAACGGGTTTTTAAACGTAATGAATACAATTACACCAAGTTCTATAGCCTTTACTGCAGAAGTCATTTTAATTGGTCTCACTAGTAAAATTAAGAAGAGTAGTGAAAGTACATACTCAAGCATTTACTAAAGTATTGATATTTTATTCTGTCCAATTTATATTATTTTTAATATTCATTAAAAATAATATGTTGATGAATTGGTCGTCACCATTTATAGAAGAAAAACGAAAGCCTAGGCAGAAAATAATAAGTTCAAAAACAGTAGAAACTGAAGATGAACCGTTAGCTAATTATGTTCCTCCAGATATTCAACCTCCGCCCAGTAATTCCGTTCTAAGACAAGAACCTGAATACAATCCGTATAAATCACAAGATTCTGTTTTATTAGATAAATTAAATTACATGATTTATTTATTAGAAGAACAACGCGATGAAAAAACCGGACAAGTCACTGAAGAATTAATATTGTACGTATTTTTGGGAATATTCACACTTTTTGTATTAGATACGTTTGTAAAAAATGGAAAATATTCTAGATAACTCATCTAAATGTTCTAGATTTTCTAAACCTAGATGTTCTAACCCTTCTAGATTTTCTATATTTAGTTCCATGGTTTATATTTACATTAAAAATGTACCCTCCTCCGTACTTACAGCTAATAAAGTATGGTGCTTGCAATTAATATCTATTTTTATTTTTTTTAGTTCTTTTTTTCTTTCTAGTTCCTCCAACGTAATTGTTTCTTTCTTGTATAAAAAGGGGTAAGGGTCGCCCAGTTGCTTGTTTGAAGTGCATCATTTCATAAACAGCCATCGCAATAACCGTCGTATTTCTACATTGTTGTTTTGCTGGTTTACTTCCAGTCATTCTTCCATAAATGGAATCATATTCTCCTCTCATTTGAGAGTCATAAAATTCTAAATATAAACGCCAATCTAATTTTGAACAATGCGATGTTTGATCCCTTATTTTTGTGGTTGTACATGCTGGATAATTTTCTCTAGCCAATTTTTTATAAAGTGGAAGGTCGGCATTAAACGAATCACAATTTCCTCCTTCGCCCGATTTTACAACTTCACTTGCACAAGGCAATACAATTGGAACAACGCCAACATTACCTATTTTCTGCATTATAATTCTTACAGTTTGATCCGTTCTTTCTAAATCCGATACATAGATACGATCTATATTTAGATGTCCAGATATAATTAAAGAGTTATTAATATAGTCACCTGCTCGCTCAGCAGAACTTATGCCTCCAGGTATAAGTGAAGTGTCTAATTTTAGATTTGGAATCTTAATCCCAAGAAATTTAGTTTTTTCATTGTGCTCACTTATACCATGTCGTATAATATAAAATGTAAATCCACCTTCTAAATCTATATCTTCTGGTAATAATTTTAATCTTTTGATAACTTGAAAACATGATGTTCCTCTCATTTCAAATGTTTTATAGGGTACATATTTCGGCGAACGTGAAGGGTCAAGTATATTATCCACTACATAAAATGGTCTATCTGTTAGTTTTTCAGCTTCAGTAATTTCGCCTGGATAAACAAGAGACAATTTAATGTATTGTCTTCTTAACACTAACTCCATAATAGCACAATTTTGAAATCTTATTTTTTCAGTAGATGGCTTAATATTATCTAATAAACATTGAATTCTAGAATTATGAGAAACTAGCAAACAAACCTTTGGGTCCATGTTTTAAATGTATATTATATTGAAATCCATGAAGACGGACATAAATCAGTTGTAATTTTATCAGAGTTGGCTGCGCCAAACCACGTTTTAGGGTAACACACCACCTTAGTTTTATTTTGATTTAAATAAGCAGCCCACCAACTAAATGCACTATTTGCAATAATGTTGTGGTCTGAACAACTCATTAATAATAATTGTTCCCAATCGGACATACTATCTTCTGCTTTATAAAAGTTTAGTGATGGAAAGTTTTTTTTAATTTTACGCATACGGTGTTTTACAGGAATATTATCTTTAGATTCACAAAAATAAATAATGTTCCACGTTGTCTTTTTAGTGTGTTTAATGATTTCACGAATGGCGGTCGTATAATATTCATCATTTAATATATTATGATGCAATTGAAGTGATGTGTAATCCCCAATTCTAAAATGAAGTGATATGGTTTCGTTTAAGACAAGATACTTATTTTTGATTAATTCCTGTTCCATTTTAAAATTTAATTTCTTATAAATAACATCGAATTGTTTTTCAAAATATTTATAGGATTGAAAGTACCCAACAAGCATAGCATTTGTCTTTTTGGGAAGCGGTGTGTAATGAAACCCTTGTTCTGTTATCTTTTCCATCTTTGCCATCTTTTCAGAAGTTAAAGTTGGGTCAATTCCATCCTTTAATTTTTTTAAAATAGTGTCCCAATAAGTGGGTCTAAATGTACCATCCAATTTATATTCTGGAATTACTAGTTTTTCATTATTACATATTGCGAAAGAAATGGCAGCAAATAGTTGAAATAGTTGATTTCCTAATCCACCTATTAAATTGATAGAAATCATAGTTGTTGTCTAGAATATAAACAACTCTTTTAAACTTATAAAATTGAAACTACAAGTTTTAATTTTATAAGTTTAAAATGGATTGGACCACAACTCGAGAATTGCAAGATATTGATTATTTCACTTCATTGGAACAAGACAAAGAAAAGGGTGAAAAGATAAAACAAGATGAAATCAATCGATTAAAAGAAAAAATATTAAATGCTCCGGATATTCATTTAACGTTGCGACAACTTAGAGAAGCTAGAGTACTAAGTCTTTCTCATAATACTATACAAAATGTAAATGCCAAGTAACCCAATACATGCTGTGTACGTTTTAACCAATGGATCTTTTGGTAAACTCATTGCCTCAATACACTTAATATTTGATACTGGATTTTTTTTGTCTTTAAACCAACATGAGTTATACTCTGATATATCGTCATTTAATACATATTTACTTTCATCCATTACATTATTTGAAATATCACGTGTTTCCATTGTAATTTGTTGACAATCCGTTCCAGTAGAAAACGCAGTGAATAATTTCATTGGATTAATATAGGATAAGTCTTCAAGAACGCCAGGAACCAATCCTTCAAAATTAGTCATACTCACACCCATAGAAGATGAAATTAATGGTATTGAACCACTTGGTACATTATTAATGTAAATATTTCTCGGTTGGGTACTTCCATCTGGAGAAATACAAGTAGCTCCAGTATCCATAAAATATTTATTTCCAAGAGGTGATACTGTCTGTCCTTTAGAATGTCCAGTTACTAATACACCAACATATGATTTCATTGCATTTATGTCGTTTCCCAGAGCAGTAATACTTCCTTTAGAGGACGCTCCAAGTTGATCGGGTGATTTAATGTATTGATGGTATGGGTAATTTCGGTCTTCACTATTTGAAGCGGATACATCATTAAAAATACTCATTGTAGTTTAGGTTTATTATAATTATGGATAAGCTTCAGTAACTGCGGTAGATGGCATATTTTCCTGTAATTGATTTAATTGGTCTGTAGTTTGGTCGTTTTCATCTTGTAATGAATCAATGTAAGCTTCACTCATAGTTATTTTACTTAGAGTATCATGAATGTGTTGTATGGTACCAGATTGTTCTTGGACCATCTCATAGGGTGATAAATCAAGTGACTCTTTGTATCTACACGCAAATAAAAGAACTAAAAGATACAGAAGAAATAATAAAAATAAGTACATTTCTTTTTCCTTTTATTTTAATTAAATGTTAGTGAGACTTCAATAATTTCCTTTTTTATGCTTTTAGAAGCAGAAATAGATAACTCTTCCCGTCTTTTACGATTTTTTTCAGTTTTAGGTTTAGCAGTGCTATTTCTCTGATTCATATCACGTTCAATGTCTGTGTAATCGCGCTCAATACATTCAATTATTTCATTATCTAATACCCATTTAAAAAAGTTTAATTGTCCAATCGTGGTTTGGATAAATGTTTCATTCCTATACGGAATAATTATTTTTTCCCATCTACAAAAGGGATCGAACCTTTTTTTAGAGTACGCCTTTAGTTTTAATTTATAGTCATTGTACACCTTAAATCTTTTTTCATTTTTTAAAGTATACACTACATATTTCTGTTTTGAATAATTTGTAACAAACCAATCAATAATGCGCAACGAAATGGAAGATTCTCCATTTAGAATCTTCAAAATTCTATCCAATTGGGCATAATTATTATCTTCATAGTATAATTTTAAATTATCCAACAGCAAATCGTTTTGTTTTGTATATACATTCATTAACACATATACATTCAGTTTATTTATGCTTATTTAAATATTTAAATATACATATAAAATATGAAGACTAGACGTAATTCGCGTAAAAATAAAAAGTCTAGGAGGGGAGGACTTTTTGGTATTGGCGCATTTAAAACTGAATGGGATAACAAAAACAATTGTTATTCTATTTATAACGACGCAAAACGACGAAGCCAGTTTTGTACTCCAGCTTATTTAGAACGATATGATTATCATAAAGATGGGAAGAAAGATATAAAACCGGGCCCTTATAAATATAAGGTCCCACAATGATTTATCGATATTTACGAGATTTTCTTTTTGATTTTCGGTTTGATTTTCGTTTTCCTCCTTCTGCTCCAAATAGAGCAACTAATCTACCAGGTTCTATAATTAGACTTAAAAAGTACCGGAAAACTCTTATATACTCTGCTGGTATTGGGGTTGTATTATCATTCCATTGATTTATAATGTAACTAAAATTATACCCAGGAAAAACCGTATCTATAAATCCAGGTCCATTTAGTTGTTCAATTGATCTAAAAAAATCACATAAGTCGCCGGCCACTTTTTGTAAATTTTCCATGTAATTTCCTGATAAACTTAGAGATGATACATGACCAGGTTCAAAATCAATAATAAATAAATAGGGTGGATTGTACACAACATTATCTCGTGTAAGATCTCCATGGACAAATGGCATACGACCTCCCCAAACATAACGTCCAAACCACTTCACTGTATACTGGATATTCAAAGCAGGAATAGGTGGAAGTACATGTCCTTGTACTGCATTTGATCTAGCTAATTTAAAGTGATGATCCAAATCAGTAAATGGAAATGGAGCGTTTACTACGTTTCTTGGTAATTCATTTAAAACCGAATCAATACATTCATTCCGTTCCTCTATAGCATCTTCATCAACTTCATCTTCATCAACTTCATCTTTCATAATTTCACCAGTAAAATTAGAATTAAACGCCATATAGTAACTAAATATAATAATCAGGTTTACTATGGCTCCTTAAATTCTTAATCTAAAACGATAAGTTTTGGCAATTTTATATTTCATAGATTATCTCATATTGCACTTTTGATTATGTTTTTTTTTCGTTTTGACAAATGATTCGTAATTAAATTGAATTTTAATTGCGAATCATTTAAATTTAAAAAATGAATCTCGCATTGTATGAACGAAAAACTGCTGTAGAACACATTTTACATGCGCCAGACATGTACATTGGGTCTGCTCAACCATCTGACGTTACAAATTGGATTATGACAGACACTATTATACAGAAACAACACGTATATGTGTCAGGTCTGTATAAATTATTTGATGAAGTTCTTGTAAATGCAAATGACCAATACGTTAGAATGAAAGAAACATCTACCCCCGTGACGTTTATTCAATGTACAGTGAAAGACGGAACAATTACGATTATGAATGATGGTCCTGGAATCGATGTAGCGGTTCATCCTAAATATAACGTGTATATTCCTCAAATGGTGTTTGCGGAATTACTTACATCTACAAACTACAGTGATTCTAAAAAAATTGTAGGTGGTAAAAATGGAATTGGTGTTAAATTAGTTCTTATCTGGTCTACTTACGCTAAGATTGAAACTATAGATGCAGTACGTAAATTAAAATATACTCAAGTCTTTAGAAATAATTTGAGTATAATTGAACCACCCGTAATTACAAAATGCATGAAAAAATCATATACATCAGTTACATTTACTCCAGATTATACCAGATTTGGAATTACTGGATTACATGAAGATATGGTTTCGTTATTTAAAAAGCGAATGGCAGACATCGCGGCGATTACAGATAAAAAGGTAAAGATATCTTTTAACGATGTATTAATACCTGTTCAAAATTTTACGCAATATGTTGATTTATACATTGGAAAAGAAGTGCGTATTATAGAATCTGGTCCTAGATGGGAATACATCGTCGCAATGTCGGATGAATATAAACATGTTTCCTTTGTCAATGGTATTTATACCCAAAAAGGAGGGAAACACGTGGACTACATAACCTCGCAAATTGTCAGAAAACTGTCTGCCTTCATTTTACAAAAGAAAAAGATTGAAGTTCGAGCAAACGTTTTAAAAGATAACTTATTTATATTTATCAATTGTTCCATTGAAAATCCAAGTTTTGACAGCCAAACCAAAGATTGTTTAACAACGCCAATTGGATTATTCGGGTCATCTTGTGAAATAAGCGATAAGTTCATTGAAAAAATGGCGAAGATGGGATTTATGGAAATTGCTGTTAAAATGACACAGCAAAAAGAAACAGCGCTTGCTAAAAAGAATGATGGTTCCAAAACGAAGACAATTCGTGGTATTCCAAAACTAGTCGATGCCAATTTTGCTGGAACTGCTAAATCTAAGGAATGTACTCTTATTTTATGTGAAGGAGATTCAGCAAAAGCAAGTGTTATTTCTGGTCTATCCAAAAAAGACAGAGACTTTTACGGTGTATACCCAATGCGAGGTAAAACGCTTAACGTTAGAGATGAAACCGTTACAAGAATCAATGACAATAAAGAAATACATGAATTAAAACAAATTATGGGATTAGAACTTGGGAAAGTATATACATTGGATGATATCCATACAAAGCTTCGCTATAGTAGAATTTTGTTCATGACGGACCAAGATAAAGATGGTAGTCATATTAAAGGATTGGGAATTAACTTATTTGGAAGTTTATGGAAATCATTGTTGCAACAACCCGGATTTATTGGATTTATGAATACCCCGATTATTAAAGCAAAAAAAGGTGGAAAGGAGTTATTGTTCTATAATGAGGGACAGTATGAATCGTGGAAAGAATCAAATCCAACTGGATGGAATGTAAAGTATTACAAAGGATTAGGTACAAGTACATCGAAAGAGTTTGTTGAATTATTTGCGGATAAAGAAAAACATGTAGTGCGGTTTGCATGGGAAAGTAAATGCGATGATTCCATTGATATGATGTTTAGTAAAAAAAGAGCAGAGCATCGAAAAGAATGGTTGAAAACCTATTCTAAGGAACGGTACTTGGACACAACCAAGAAAAATATATCGTACACTCAATTTATAAATGATGAAATGATTCACTTTTCAAATTATGATTGTCAACGGTCGATTGGTAATGTAGTGGATGGGTTTAAACCAAGCCAACGTAAAATTATATTTGCTGCATTTAAAAAGAAACTAACCACTGAAATTAAAGTAGCACAATTTAGCGGGTATGTTTCTGAACATTCTGCATATCACCATGGTGAAGCAAGTTTAAACAGCACCATTGTCAATATGGCACAAGATTACGTAGGGTCAAATAATTTAAATTTGTTAATGCCAAATGGACAGTTTGGTACGAGATTAGAAGGAGGTAAAGATAGTGCGAGCGAACGTTATATCTTTACTCAACTTAGTAAATATACACGTCTTATTTTCCCTGAAGCAGACGATGCAATTTTAGAGTATGTGATGGATGATGGTTATAAAGTAGAACCCGTTTGTTACATTCCCATTATTCCAATGGTACTTGTAAATGGATGTAGAGGAATTGGTACCGGTACAAGTACAAATGTACTTTGTTATCATCCACATCAATTAATTGACTATTTACTAAACAGGTTAAAGGGATCAAATGACCGACCTGATTTTATACCGTATTATAGAGGATTTAAAGGAACAATTAAACGATTGAATGAAAAATATGTAGTGAGTGGTGTATGTGAATGTAAAGATTTGGTTGTTAGAATACAAGAACTTCCAGTTGGTACATGGACAGTAGAATATAAATCGTTTCTAGAAGAATCCATTGGAACAATTATTAAGGAATATACTGATAATAGCACAGATACTGTAGTCGACATTTCTATAAAACTATTGAAACCAGTAGAAGACGTGTATAAAACGCTAAAATTGACTACTTCATTAAGTACTACAAACATGAACCTGTTTGAAAATGACCAATTGCATAAATATGAATCTGTTCATGCCATCATAGATGCGTTTTACTTGGTTCGAATGAATGGTTATGTAAAGAGAAAAGCATATCAAGTAAAAAATCTTAAGGCAACAATGCATAAACTTCATCATAAAGTAAAATATATCAAGGCGATTCTATCTGATGAATTAGATCTTAGAAGAAAGTCTCAAAAGGAAATTATAACTGAACTTATTCGACTTCAAATTGAAGAACATGACGGATATAACTATTTAACTAAAATGCCAATGGATAGTGTTTCTACTGAAAACGTTGTTGAATTACAAGAAGAACATGATGAAATGCAGGAGGAATTGAGTGAACTTGAAAAAACACCGGTTGAAAAAATATGGATTCGCGAACTTACGATACTTAAAAAAAATAGTTAAAAACAAAAATGCCGTTTAATTTTAATGGATTTAAACATTGATAATTATTCACTAAAGGATATTTTACAGTTGTTTAAATTACCTGAAAACTTTACAGCTGCAAACTTAAAAGAAGCTAGAAAAATGATAGTTGCGGTTCATCCAGATAAATCAGGGTTAGACAAATCTTATTTTATTTTTTTCCATAAAGCACACGCATTGTTACATACAGTTTATAAGTTTAAACAACGTGCACAAGCAGACATGTCGGACCATCTTTCCTTTTCAGACGTTATAGCTGACATGGAAGATACAGATAAGCGGTTCTTAGCACAAACATTTACAGAAAATCCAAAATTTAACCAAGAATTCAATGCGTTATTTGAATCATTATATACAAAAGAGGATGATGGACATGGTGAATGGTTAAAATCCAATGACGACTTGGACGTAAGTTATACAAATCGCAAACAACAATCTAGAGCAATTACTATTTCAACTATCGAAGCGGCCAATACTCCATATCATTCTGATATAAAAAGTGTATATACAGTGGATACTATAATTGGTATATCCGAAGAAGATTATAAAAAACCTAAAACCTTACAAGAAACAAAAACGGAAAGAGATAAAACGATTACACCCATGATACGTAAAGAGGCCGAAAGTATATTATATAAAGAACAAGAACGAGAAGGCCAAGAAGCAACTGCTCGCGCATTTGAGCTTTTACAAGAAGAAACTAAAAATCATAAACAACAACAAAATTTTTGGAGTAAATTACTTTCGCTTCAATAAATCATTTAAAAATAAGACCATTTTTACCTAACCATATATGAAATGTATTTAAAAATCGGTGTAAACTCATTTTATTCATGCTAAGTTTAGGATTGTAAGGTTGATGTAGAAGTATTTTTTTACATACATGAAAAGAATAGGTCAAGCTTACAGTTTTGTATTTTTCAAATTGACTCATTAAAAAAATAGGTTTCCCTAGTCTAGCATTAACTGAATTATGAAACTGCACGAATAACTGTTTAAATCCTTCTTTTGTTTCTGGCGCATTTATATTCCTCATATAGTGTGACGCATGTTCCGCACATATCGGACATGGAAGACAACTACATAATACCTTTACATGTTTTATTAATTGATCTTTTATAATAATATATTGATTCTCTGGTATAATAAATGAAAGTGTATGAAAAAAAATCCAAAGTGAGCTTCCCCATTCATTCATTACTATTATATTATACTAAAAATTGTGATATAGTTAAACAAATATTATCGTCAAACGGAGTTCTTGGAAATAACCAATTCATTCCAATGATTGGTTTTAAAAGATTTTTATAGTTTACATATTCGTCGTATACCTCTTTACATGTATTGCAAGGGGACCACGTACAAATTAATGAACTACAACATATACAATGAACCGGAATGTTATATTTTGAAATAAAAAAGAAATATTTTCTATACAGGGCTGACAATCCATTAACATGGTCAATTCCGTTTACTAACATAGTAGGTGCTGTAAAAGGATAATTTATTGGAAGTATAAAGTGAATTGTATCGGATACAATAATCGTTTGACCACGTAATGTTCCCCCTAAAAGTAAAAGTTCGCGCGGTATTCGTTTAATCATTTCAAATAAAACTAAAATGTGTTTAATCTAGTTTTACGTTTATGTTTAGCGTTCTTTCTACTTTTTTTCATTTTCATGCTTTTAATTAGTTTTATGATAGATGTAGTGTCTCTTGTATTATGAATATGTATTCCATTTGGATGAATTAATAAAATAGATGGATATCCATCTACGTTTAAATTACGACCAATGGTTTTTTTAAAGTCTTCTACAAAAGAAGATTCAATTTCAGCAATAGCATCATCTGGTGACATTTTTGTAGGTTCAGCATCATCCCAACTATCTTGTGAATCTATACAATGGGGGCATCCATCCATAATAAAACGAACAAGTATTTTTTTTTTATTTTTTAAATGATGTAATTTTGGTAAATCTTCGGGTGTATGGACGCGTATCATACTATAAGTTTATATTTTATTTTTTTTCTTAAAAATATAAAGATATAGAATGGAGTGGACATGGTGGTTTATACTAGTTACCTTTTTCTCAGGTCTTTATGTATGTTTAAATTATACGTCTGGCGCACTTACAGAAGGGTTTAAACCACGTTGCCCAAACTTATTAATTCAAGAAGGAAATGAATTATGGTTAAAAAATACAAATTTGGCTGACATACCTGGAGTAAATCCAGTTGTGTTTCACAGTTTAGACGAATATACTGAATTTGTAGACTGGCAAAAATCACAAGGGATTCATTGTCCTATTTTATACCTTCAAAAAACATACGATGCTCAAAATACTGCAGTGTATAAAATGAAACCACCGCCTCTTCATTTAATGGATGCTACACGAAATGACCCCCCTTATAATAAAAACTCTTATCCTGGAATGGACCCCATGAATCAAAATATTGGGGATACCACCATGTTGGATGAATACCATACCATTGGAGAAACACAAACAATAAGTAAAAATGCAATGGACCCTAATTGGGAAGCTTAATTGTTACATTCTATTTTTACGCCTTCGTTTTGTCTTTTTATTAGGAGTCCATCCTCCAAAAAGAGGATGGTGTGCATCAAGTAATGGTCTTGTTCCAATGTGTTGTTCTTCTTTAAGATTTGGTCTATAATCACGTAAAGGATTAAGAAGTTCATCTCTTTTTGCATCCATATTTGGCTGTCCATGGGCAGGGGTATCTGTAAACGGCTGAGAACTATTTAACGAATCAGTCAATAAGTCTACATCTTGTCTAATTGCATCAAATGCTGTTGAAGGGACTCCTGCAGCTGTTGCTGCAGCAACAGCTGCGACTGCACAAGCACCTAAATTTGTTAAAATATGATTTATTCCACTTTTAATTTCACTTATATATCTAGTTTCTCTTACAATTCTCGCAGTAATTGCAGCATCCGCGTTAGTTAATGCCTGAAGTAAAGGACCTGGTATATTACCATGGTGGGTTGATATGTGTGACATATTATACTAATTTATTTTTAATTTTATCAATTACAGTTAGAATAGAATCGCGATCCTTTTTTAAATTAGCTAAACCATTTTCAGTTAAATCATTAGTTTGGATAATATCTTGAATATACTTGGCAATAAAATCCATTTGTAAAGCATGAGATTTATCTTGTTCCTTTAAATGGTTATCGTATCGCTGATAGTCTTCTACTACCGTTTCTAACAATGCGTTTTCGTTCTTTCGTTGCCTTAATAATTCAAGATTTGTACGTAGTTTATTTTTTTGATATTGTAATTCTTGGTACATTTTATTATCGTATATAATAATGTGGTCCAATGAATTTATAACGTATAAAGTAGGACTTTATTTACATTTAATCGGTATCAGTAAGTATGAAAGATTTCTTGAAATGTATAAAGCTGTTAAAACACATAGATAAAATAAGATGTAAATAAATGATTGGAATTATTGCATTTCCAGAAGTACATACAAACAAGTCAGTATTCCCATCAAACTATGTAAAATGGATTGAATCTTCAGGCGCAATAGCGGTTGTATTACCTTATACCATATCGCCTAAACATCTAAATCAGTGGCTAAATAAACTTTCAGGATTGGTTTGGACTGGAGGCGCAATTGAAAGTCATCAGTATTCTACATTACAGTATGATACTTATATGAATACGTTACACTTATCATTTGAAATCATTAAAAAATATAATGATAAAGGAATATATTTTCCGTTATGGGGAACCTGTTTAGGATTCGAAATTCTTGTTTTGTTTGGTAAAAATATTCATCCTGATAACATATTTAAACATATTCAGACACATCCAAAATCAGGTAAAGGTTGTATACAATTTACACAGTCATCTAGATTAAGTAGCTGGTTTGACCCAGAAATGAGGAAAAAAATGGAAACAACCCCTTGTGCGCTACATCATCACACTCTAGGATTTGATATTATACCTATGAAACATCTTACTATTGTTTCAACCGATTCTGATTTTATTAACATGATTGAATATAAAAAGTATCCATTTTATGGAGTACAATTTCATCCAGATCGTCCTTTTAATGCATTTTCAAGAAAAGTTTCTTATCAGTTCAGTTGTTTTTTAAAGAATGAATGTGAACATACAAATTAATATCGGTTTATATTGTATGATTCCGTTAGATATACGGGCAAATTTAATATTAGTAGATAAGGGTATTCGTCCTGCTATGTTAATACACCCGCAAGATTACTACAGACATGGTTCTGTAGAGTATAAAATGAATGTTATTCTTTCTTATATTAAAAAACATTATCCAGACCTTATATGCACAGACAATTATGAGATTTATCAAGGCACTATTGTGTCAAAAACGGCTTATAACTCTCCAATATCTTTAGAAAAAATGGGTAAAATACTTGGATATTTTTGCAAATTTGAAGAGTCATCCTATAGTATACGAGTAATGCTTTATGGTGAAGAAAAATGTGAATTATTTGTAAATATGTGTAGCACATTGAATGATTTGCCAAAGTTTAATCAGTTTGCTCTTCGTGCTAACGAGGTTCTTCATGAACTTGGAACAGTTAGAATTGAATACACTAAAACAATATCCATTCAAGAATTGATTCAAAATATACAACATAAAATATTAACAGATGATGATTTTCAAAGCATTAATGTAAACCTACAAAGTTTATTTCAGACTGAATCTATTCCTGATATATGTGATGAATTTGATTATGAAAATGAGTTTCATAAAGGTGTACTGATATCTCTTTTACTCATGGAAAAATATCCGGTAGCATCTCCATTTTATCCAGTGTCTCAAGAAAAGAATAGTGAAATGCGTGAAATTTCACGCGCAATGCAGGCCTCTTTTATTTCAGTATTAAAATCATACAAAAAACGTGGATGGTTTTGAAAGAATAAAATTGAAAAATAAAATAATAAATAGAATTATAAAATGATTATTCCAATTAAATGCTTTACTTGCGGAACTCTCATTGCAGATAAATATCGGTTTTATATAACGCATATAAATGAGGAAAAAGCAAAATCCAAACAATCCACTGATCCTATTTATTTTAGCAATGCAAATAATACAAAGTCGCCAGAAGGTCATTTAATGGATAAGCTTGGTCTAAATAAACAGTGTTGTCGAAGACATATGCTAACTCACGTAGATATTGAATAAAATAAACTTAAAAACCAAGTTCGTTAAGTAAGTAATGTGGCGAGATGAAATTGATGATGTTGATTTTCAAGATGACCTTATTCCACTAAAAATGGCAGATAGACAAGAATTTTTTTGTCAGCCCATTACTTCTTACACCAAAAATATTTTGAACGCAATTACTGGTGAAGATACTGGTTATAAAATTGGAAGTCGCGATGAACGGAGATTTTATGTTATAATGGAAAGAGACCCAACACAGTATAAAGAAGCAAGAAGATTGTTTTTTTCGTCACCCGAAGAATACGAAAACGCAACAGGTATTAAGGTACATGATCAAAGTAAAAAACGTTTTCGTGAAAAACAACAACTTTTTAAATATAAATAGAGTTGTCGTAGAATAAATAATGAGTTTTTACGACACACTTGGAGTACCTTCTACAGCAACACATGATCAAATAAAAAAACAATATCGTAAATTATCACTTGAATGTCATCCAGATAGACCGAATGGAAATTCATCAAAGTTTAAGGAAATTAATGAAGCGTACGAAAACTTATCGAATGATATAAAACGACGCCAATATGATGCGTCTTTGCAACCAATGCCAGACCTATTTGAAATGTTGTTTAAAGGCGGAGGTATGTTTTCACAAGGCCCTCAGATGTTTCAACCAGAAGTTATGTTTCAGTCTTTTATGAAACCCCCTCCTTTAGTTATGACTGCATCCATAACACTTAACCAGGCGTATGATGGATGCAGTATTCCAATTTCAATTGAACGATGGATTCAGACAAGACAAATTAAACAACTCCAGCAAGAAACATTGTATATTGATATTCCAAAAGGTATAGATTCAAACGAGTGTATGTTAATTCCAAATAAAGGCAATATGGGACCGGATGGCGACCTTGGCGACCTTCGTTTATCATTCACCATTGTAAACTCTACTAAAATGGAACGAAAAGGATTAGATTTATGTTACGTACATACGATTTCATTGAAAGAATCGCTTTGTGGCTGTTCATTTTCATTTGAACATTTACATGGAAATATTTTAACTATTAATAGTCCAAAAGGAAATATTATATCTCCATCTTACAAAAAAGAAGTTGAAAACATGGGTATGAAAAGGGGAGAATGTACAGGAAAACTGATTATTTCAGTAAATATAGTATTTCCAGAAACATTGGATGAAACTATACTTGATAAGTTAATTGAAATACTTTAGTTATATAGACTTACGATGCAAATATTCTAACAGTTTAAAATCTATAAAACATATTTAAAGATTTTAACAAGTAAAGTAGTAATGATGAATGTATTAACATTAAAAACTGTTCAAATTGCGCCGTTTCGTACTTTAATGACTGCTCTAAAGGATATTTTACTAGAATCCAACATTACATTTCAACCAGATGGTATGAGAATTATAAACATGGATAAATCTCACACCATTCTTGTTCATTTGTTTTTACGTGCTGAAAATTTTGAATTTTATGAATGTAAAAAGGAAAAAATTATTATTGGCGTAAACATGTTCCATTTATTTAAACTCATTAATTCAATTGATAATGATGATACGCTTACAATGTACATTGAAAATTCAGATTACAATGATGGAATTGTAAATAACTTATGTCTTAGGTTTGAAAATGGTGACATAAAGCAGTGCAAAATACAAAAGTTACGTTTAATTGAACCAGACGAAGAAGAACTTGAAGTACCCATTGTGTCCTTTTCATCCGTTATTAATTTACCCTCTTCTGATTTTCAAAAAATTATTCGAGATTTATCTTGTATCTCAGAAAAAATAGAAATTAAATCAGTTGCAAATGAGCTAATTTTCAAGTGTAAAGGTCCATTTGCGGTTGCCGAAGTAAGACGAGCAGAATCAGATGGTAGCATGGAATTCATCCAGCAAGATACAAAAAAAATAAACCAAGGCATATTCAGTTTAAAAAACTTGGGTTATTTTATTAAATGTACGAATCTTTGTAACCAAATTGAAATGTTCCTAGAAAACGATTTACCCCTTGTTGTAAAGTATTCAGTCGCTTCTTTGGGAGATGTTAAATTGTGTCTAGCGCCACTTCCGGACACGTGAACGTCTAGACCTATATCTACGACTGCCTCCCATATATTCAGCTGGAGATAGTTGTGCTTGAGGTGCTTGAGGTGGTTGATAGGATGATTGATAGGGTGATTGAGGTGGTTGATAGGGTGAGGGTGGTTGATAGGGTGCTTGAGGTGGTTGAGCTTGATATTGATTAGATTGTTGTTGTCTATATGGGTCGAATGAATCATCTTGTGAATTTTGTGTAGGTGCGGGCGGTGTTGTTCCGGTTGATCCTGTTAGTTTATCTTTAGCAGATGAAAATGCATTAGAAAAAAAATCAAGCGGTCCGCCGCCACGATTTAGACGATTTCGACGAGTTCTATTTCTACGACTTCTTGGCATAATATAGTATACTAAATTAATGTTTTTTAAAAATGCAACCATCTGGTTTTAAAATGGATATTTTAGTATGGTCTTTGTACATACATGACCCCATCCATATTTTTAAAATACAAAAGTTTTTTTTAGGAGAAATAGATATTCCTGTAATATCGTTATTAAAATCTTCCATTTTAGTTAATGTTTTCCCGGTTATGCTAAAGGATACATCTCTCCAATACTCAGTTATTCTTGAGGTCAATTTATATGAAAAACAACCACCATTTTTGTTATGTACATCCTCCCACATTGGCATGATGTTTTCTTTCATTAAAAATAACATGCATTTAACAATTAGTGTTTCTGAAAGGGTATGTGTAAGAGCTAACATCTCCTCTACATACTCTATTTTCATAATGGGAATGTAACTTTCTTCCGTCCAACTTTGATTTTGAGGTAAATGAGCCCATAATATCCACGTATCGGATAATTTATGCATAATTTTATTATAGTTAACAGTTTATATCATTTTTTAAGTTATTATGTACATTCAGCAATGAACATACATGTATGTCAGCATTTTCATCTAATATGGTTACGTTACACTTATGGGTTAGATTTATATATAAATAATGTCTGCATAACCATAAAGTAAATGTTTCATTGAATAATTTATTTCCATCTACTATAAAATCATTTGGGGGTATAATATAATGTTTATCGTGAATACACACAGACATTCCTAATAATTTATATGGACATGTCAATGTATAATTCTCTGTTATAAAATGATACTTCAGAGAACCGTTATTTTGAATATGTAAGATGTATTTGTATTCACAATTAGACATCATCGATACTTGTTTTCCATCTTCAGTAATTTTGTAGAATTGATGTGTATACCATCGATTTTTAAACCATTGCATAGTTTACAATTTTTTTTATATTTAATTACTTTTGACACATTTAAACGTAAATTTTGGAGTTTAGTAATGAATAAATTTACGGATTATTTAGAATACGAAAACGATTTACATCCTAAACTAAAAGAACTGTCATTTCCGTCTATTCAAGAGTTTCAACACCTTATTCTATATGGACCACAAGGAATTGGTAAATATACTAAAATGTTGTCTATTGTTAAAAGGTATAGTCCTAGTCATTTAAAATGTGAACGTAGACTTCAAATCGACACCACTTCTGTTTTCTACATAAAAATAAGTGATATTCATTATGAAGTAGATATGGATCTATTGGGATGTAACTCAAAGCCAATGTGGAATGATATTCATACACACATACATGATGTCATTCAAAGTAAATTTCCAGACAAACACGGAATTATTGTTTGCAAAAATTTTCATAAAATAAATCATGAATTATTGGATATTTTTTATAGTTATATGCAATCTCACATCAAATACATTTTTTTAACTGAATCAGTTTCGTTTCTACCTTTAAATATTTTATCTAAATGTAAAATTTTACCTATTGAACGACCGTCTGTAGAAATGTATCAAATGTGTTTAAATGTACCGATTCCACAAACCGTGTATAATATTAAAACCGTATTAAATAAACGAACTGATATAAATCCAATTAAAACAATTTGTGTAAAACTACTAAGTTCAATACGCACGCTTGAGTTCACTATGAGCGAATTACGAGAAGATTTGTATACCATTCTTATTTTTGATATGGGGGTTGAAAAAATAATATGGTACATACTAACTACACTTGACGCAACACATGAACAACGGATTGAAATGATTAAAGAGACTGTTCAATTCCTACAATATTTTAATAACAATTATAGACCCATTTATCATTTAGAAAAATACATTTACTCTTTAATTAAAATTGTTCATACATTGTAACACGACTCGTAAAATTATGTTTATAAAATAGTTAAACCTACATTTACAATGAACTCTAAATGACTTATTTTTTATTGCCCAAGACAATTTCAAATGCTTTGTATGAAACTGAAACACTCCCTATTAATGTATCCCTAACTGACTATTTGGAATCTATGTCAGTTAGAGAGTTTGTTGGTATTTACAGCTCATACGTTCCAAAAACACCCTATTTTTTCATTATGGCAGAACTTATTCAACTGCATAAAATAAACACGACACATTCATTACATATAGGAACTAGAAGTTGTCTTGAATACTTAAATTATGTTGGTATAGCGGGGATACACATGGATGAAGTAAATAATGATACATTTTCATGTATAGTTGATGACACGGATACACCTGACCTAACTCTTCTTAAATATCAAAAAGCAAACGGAACATACATTGCAAAACTAACCTCAAGTACATCACCAGAATCGTTACAGTTTTTATTTAAACTTTGTTCTTCTTATAAGTCAGTTTATTTATGTAAGCCAGATTCAGAATGTCCTACCTCTTCAACTAAATATGTAATTGCTACATCTTTTATACATCATCCTGATATAAACAACCTCAAACTTCCGTATTATTTTAGAATGAAAATAGACGATATTAATTCTGTGTTTGGTCAAACTCAATTGGAACATTTGCGATTGGATTTCCCAAAACTGAAAAGTATTGATTGGTGCATAAAATATTCCATTCCTATTTAGGAAAATAAAATATATAGGAATAAATATGGATCCCCGTGTTGTAAGCAGTTTAATCGCAGCCATTATCTTTTTGGTCATGGCTTCTCCTCCAGTATTTTCAATTGTCCGCGATATGGGCGTTAAAGATAAGGATATGTCTCTTGTAGTTAGATCCGTACTAGCAGGTCTTCTTACATATGTTAGTATGCTTTCTTTAATGTAGAAAAATCTAAAACTATAGTAAATGTATGTCTATTTATTACAATCTTCTTCTAAAAAGACATATGTAGGCGCAACAACTGACGTATCGCGTAGAGTAAAACAACACAATAAAAAAAAAAGTGGCGGTGCTGTGTATACGGGTAAATGGGTAGATAGAGGAGATACATGGAAATGTATATGTTACGTATCTGGGTTTCCTACATGGATTGATGCGTTGCAGTTCGAATGGAAATGGAAACGATTAACTAGAGATAGTCTTTCTAAAAATCAACTACAAAAAAGATTAGAAGCACTCAATGTATTAATAACATCTGAAAAATCAACATCAACCTCTATACCATTTTCAGAATGGACGTATCCTTTAGAAATACATGAAATATAATTAAAGTTCAATTTGAACATTCATGGAATAGTTTGCGTGAATCCTACCAGGTCGTAAGTAGGCTACGTCTAATTCATCTATCTTTTCCTTAGATGTGTTACTTGTTAAAATTAAAATAAGACCTCTGTAAAATGTCATGTCATCCAAAAATGTACACCAGGACGATTTATTGTACACTAACGATGGAACCTCTTGGTTTGGTTTAAGCGTTTTATCATGAATGGCTCGAAGCAGACCATCCACCTCTTCAATTACTAAAATAATGGGCTGTTCATCTCTGGTTACTTCGGTTAAAAGTGAAATCAAATTATCGCCAGGGTCACATGGATTAAACGTATGACAGTAATTCCCACACATTTGTTTTGCTAATAGATACCCAATTGTACTTTTTCCAGTACAACTATCTCCATGAATGAAAAAGGTTGCTCTTCCCAATTTTGAATAAACATCAGTAATTTTATTTAAGATGTCGTGTTGTTGGCCAAGCGGTGAAATGTGTCCCAAGTCCAAAGAAACTCTTAAATAATAAAAGTTTTTAAAGGTCCCTCTACGTGTATACACATTTATTTTTTCAGAAGGCTTACGGCTTGGTGGCAAAGTAACTTGAACTGAACATTCATCTGGACAAGTAATTTGAGCATAAAACTCTGGCGTTGTAATTACAGAAATAAAATCTTCATTCCCTAATTCAATATTGCCAATTGCCCTTTTACCCACAAAATAACCCGTATTCATTTCCCTACCATTTATTTGTTTAATGTATGCAGTTTTAATGTACGGCATTAGTTTACGAATAATACGTGAAATGGTTTCTTTGTCGCCTTGAATAACATAGTAATTAACGTTGAAAAATCTTAGTGTAAATAATATTGCGTAAAATGGATTCAAGTAATACATGAAGTATCCAAGTGCAACTTGAGTAGTAGTAAGATTCATTTTTAAGTTACATATAATTAAATAATCATCAATTTTATCTTAATACTATGGAGTCACTTATCTAGAAACTAGAATGTAACGTGACAGAGTATTACGTGCAGAAATGCCAGTTGCTAAGGTACAAGACGAAACCGATGTAAAAATGTACGAGGGTTACTGCTTAATTTGTATACGTTGTATAAAAAATTGATTAAAGCGATTTCATTTGATTCTTTTAAAATGGAGGTCCGTATTTTTGATTTTCAAACAGTGTGTCGTCGAAATGAGGAGGTTGATGCGCATCTAGACGCAAACTTATTCATTATTCAAATGTTTGGAATCAATGAAAAGGGGGAAACCTTTTCTATTGAAGTACATGATTTTAAGCCGTATTTTTATTGTTTAGTTCCTGAGCATTATACAATAACAGATAAAAATATATTTGTGGAACATGTAAAACAACGAGTAGGTACTTATTATTCAGATTCCATTTTAGACACTGCTCTTATTAAACGAAAAAAAATAGATGGATTTGACGGACAACTCGATCATAAGTTTATTTGTTTTAAGTTTAGAGGAATGTCATCCTTTTACAAAGCGCGCAATTTATGGTACAACGAAATTAAAAAACAGGATGAGGTAAAACAAGTGTTGAAACCACAAGGACTTTCTTTTATGGGATACAACATAAAATTATATGAAGCCAACATTCCACCGCTTCTCCGATTTTTCCATATTAAAGAAATCAGTCCTTCTGGTTGGATTAAATTACCTAAAACAATGCCTGGTAATAAAACAACAACATGTACGTATGATTTTATTGTAGCAACCAAAGACATTATTGCGTTGCCAAATAAAGAAACAGTTGTTCCTTATAAAATATGCAGTTTTGATATTGAAGCAAGCAGTAGTCACGGTGATTTTCCGCTTCCTACAAAAGATTATAAAAAATTAGCTGAAAACATAATAGAAGAGTTTCAACACGTCACTACAGACCATGAAAATATATTGGCAAAATGTTTATACGCTGCGTTTGGGTATGCAGAAATGCATAACATTGATGTTGTTTACCCGAAACGACCCGTTTCAGAAGACGAAATAGCTATTCTGTTAGATGATTGGATGAATTCTCCAATAAAGGGAGATAATATACAGGATGATGTCAATTCATCAGAATCAGAAGAAGAATCTACCCCAGAAATCGAGATAAATGAAATGACTGTGATTGATTTATTAAAAAGCAATCATCCTCTTAAAGTACTTGAATTGCGTAAAGCATTAAACAGTACATTTCCGCCTATCGAAGGAGATAAGATTACTTTTATAGGAAGTACATTTGTGCATTATGGAAATCCAAAACCATATTTAAACCATTGTATTGTTCTTGGGGGATGTAGTCCAGTTGAAAATATTGAGTTGCAATGCTGTAAAACGGAAAAGGATGTATTAATTGAATGGACGGAGTTAATTCAACGCGAAAATCCTGACATTTTAATTGGGTATAACATATTTGGATTTGATGAACAATTCATGTTTAAAAGGGCACTCGAAACAAATTGCGCATATGAATTTCTTACTCTTACTAGAAATAAACATGTTTTAGCAGGCAAACAGGTAGATGGTAGTCTAACTATCGAAACAAAATCAGTATTTCTTGCAAGTGGTGAATATAACTTAAATTATTTTAAAATGGACGGCCGTATTCACCTTGATTTATACACGGTATTTCGCAGAGATTATAATTTTGATTCTTACAAATTAGATTCAGTATCTGCTTATTTTATAGGAGATAAAGTAACAAAAATACAACATATCGAAAATACAACCCTTATTTATAGCAAAAATTTACAAGGCCTTGAAAAAACAAATTACGTAGTATTCGAAGAAATATCACATTCCTCTGACTTTTATAGAAATGGTAAAAAGTTTAAAGTAATGGAGGTTAATGCTGATCATTTTATACTCCATTCTATCGTACATCCAGATATGAAAAAACAAGTAAAATGGTGTCTTGCAAAAGATGATGTTGACCACCATGACATTTTTCGTCTAGCAAATGGGTCAGATGATGACCGTGCCATTATTGCTACCTATTGTGTACAAGATTGTAATCTAGTACAACATTTGTTGCAAAAGACCGACATGATTACTGGGTTTATCGAAATGTCCACAATTTGTAGTGTACCCATTGACTTCTTGATTATGAGAGGACAGGGTATTAAATTAACAAGCTACATTTCAAAACAGTGTAGAAAAAGAAATACGCTAATGCCAGTTCTTCAAACGAAGGAATATGACGATGGATATGAAGGTGCTATTGTACTAGACCCTAAATGCAACATTTATACAGAAGATCCAGTTGCTGTATTGGATTACAAATCACTGTATCCTTCTGCTATGATTTCTGAAAATATTTGTTCAAGTAGTAAGGTATGGACGAAAGAGTATGATTTAAATGGAATTCTTTTAAAAGAAACTGGGGTTAAAAGAGGGGTCACATTTATATATGACAATTTGGATGGATACACTTACGTTAATATTTCGTATGATACCTATAAATACATTCGAAAAACACCAAAAGCAAAAGCTGTAAAAACAAAAAGCGGTTATAAGGTGTGTAGATTTGCTCAATTTCAAGAAAAGGCTATTATGCCTTCGGTGTTAGAAGAACTATTGCAAGCAAGAAGTGCTACGCGAAAATTGATCCAGAAGGAAAAAAATGAATTTATGAAAAATATTTTAGATAAACGTCAGAATGCTTACAAAGTTACCGCAAACTCTCTTTATGGTCAATGTGGGGCGCGAACAAGTACATTTTACGATAAAGATGTTGCTGCGTCATGTACATCAACCGGCAGAACTTTATTAATTTACGCAAAAACAATGGTTGAAGAAGTATATAACCAGTTGGATTGTGAAACGTCAGAAGGAATTGTGAATGCTACAGCTGAATACATTTATGGAGATACAGATTCTGTATTCTTTAAGTTTACATTACTTAAAGATGGTGTTAAATTAGTTGGAAAAGATGCGCTTGCTCTTACGATTGAATTAGCAAAAGAAACCGGTCAATTAGCAACAAAGTTTCTTAAACAACCACATGAATTAGAATATGAAAAGACATTTTTCCCGTTTATTCTTCTTTCAAAAAAGAGATATGTAGGAATGCTGTATGAAAATGATACGACTCATTGTTCAAGAAAAAGCATGGGTATTGTTTTAAAACGAAGAGACAATGCCCCCATTGTAAAAGATGTATACGGTGGTCTAATTGATATATTAATGAAAGATGGAAACGTAAGCAACGCCATTTCATTCATACGAGAAAAAGTTTCTGAATTAAAAAGCGGACAAATTTCACTAGATAAACTTATCATTACGAAATCATTGCGGTCTGGATACAAAAAACCACTACAAATGGCACATAAAGTATTGGCAGACCGCATCGGAAAACGTGACCCTGGAAATAAACCTAAACCTGGAGATAGAATACGATTTGTGTTTGTTAAAACTATATCTAAAAAGAAACAGTTGCAAGGTGAAAAAATAGAATCACCTGAATTCATTAAAGAACATTCTCTCGAACCAGATTACAATCATTACATTACAAATCAATTAATGAAACCAATCCAACAAGTTATGGAATTGGTGTTGGATACAATACCTGAATTTCAAGAACGTAAAAAAGTAATGGATATTGAATTGCTTAAACTAAAACGCGATTTGCCAGAAGAAAAATTTTTAAAGAAACAAGAAACGATTCGGTACAAAGAAGTAAATCGTATCTTATTTGAATAACTCTCGCGAGTGGGACTTGAACCCACGACCTACGGATTTACAGTCCGACGCTCTACCAACTAAGCTACCACGAGATAATGTATACCTATATTATTTTTTTAATTTATAAACGCATTTAAACATTACTAATCAACAATAAACATGAATATTGCTTTTTTTGTAAGACATTTTACAGAAAGAGGAACGGAAGTTGCCATTTATGATTATGCTAAATATAATGAAGAAATTTTAAATAATAAAAGTTATATTATATGTTTTAATGAAGCTACACAGCGTTGTCTGAATACTATATGTTTCCCATCTGTTCGATTTTCATATGATAAGTTTAAATCAAAATTTGTAATTATTGAAATCAATAACATAAGTGATATGAAACATGTTATAGAAAAATACAATTTAAATTTTTTTCATACTTTATGTTCAGGTGGAAACGACGTTTATGATTTTAACAATAAACAATTATGGGGAAAGTGTAAAACAATTAAACACTGTGTTTTCGATACAACTTATCCTGAAAGCGATTTCTATATTACTATTTCACAAATGTTAAATCATAAAAATAATACATCAGTTCCTATTATACCACATATCGTTCATTTACCGTTAGTACATGAAACATTACGAACTGAATTAAATATACCTGAAACCGCGATTGTACTTGGAAGATATGGAGGAACTTGCGAGTTTAATATACCATTCGTTCATGATGCGATAAAACAATATTTATATGAAAATGAAAACGTTATATTTTTATTTATGAATACAGATATATTTTATACCCATCCAAGAATTATTTATGTAGATAGAAATATTGACATTGAATATAAAGTAAAGTTTATAAATACGTGCGACGCAATGATACATGGAAGACTTGCTGGCGAAACATTTGGGTTATCTATTGCTGAGTTTTCTTCAAAAAATAAACCAATTATTACATGTGTATGTGGTGATTTAGAACACATTAAACTACTAAAAGATACTGCAATACTATATACTTCAAAGGAAACACTTATAACACTATTTGAAAATATAAAAACAATTATACATTCAAGAAATGATTGGAATATGTATTCATTGTATTCACCTGATTATGTAATGAACTTATTTAAATCTATATTTGATACTTACTCTTTATAATATAATCTTAAATAATTACAAGATATCATTATAAGAATACACGATTCAATTCCCAATATTGTTTTACGAGACAACTTAGTCGAAATCATTGATCCTATTAAAACAGAAAATAACAATACAATTATTAATATATTTCCTTTATACACATCTACGTGCTTTTGTTTATATAAATAATATACCGCTAATATTGTTGTTGGTGGTAAATAAATATACATGACTGTTCCAATTACTGTTTTTATATCGGGTATAATTAACATTAACAATGGAAATAAAACAGCAGATTGTAACCCAGTAATACCAGTTAAAATACCTGACACAATTCCAATACAAATTAATTCAACTATCATTATTTATCGTCTATATTTTCTATTTCTTCGCGATTGTTTATTTCGTCTAGATTGTCTATATTTTCTATTTCTAGATTTTCTTCCACCGACATCTTCACCTGGTCTACGACCTAGTTCAGGCTCGGGTAGTCCAGGCCTGGGTCGATTAGCTGCGTTGTCTGCTCTAGCTTGTATATCTGCTCTAATTTGATCTCTAACAAGATTCATTCGACGATCCCTTTCTAACTGTGCTTGAGCTGCTTGAGCTGCTATAATATTTCGGTCATTTATTAATCTAGTATTTTCTAAAGCCGAAGTTACCATACATATATAAGATATAATTTTATGCTACACTATGTAAACTATGTGTATAAGGATTTTGTTTAAATGCTGCTAATAAATTTGGTTCATTTCTGTCTGGTTCTGGATATTTGTTTGCATTTCGAACACCTCCGAATTGTTCTATACTAGGCGGTAAACTTGCAATGGCGGCACCATGCATAGACCCAGTATAAGACGCATGCATAGAAGACCGATTTGATGTAGTAACTTGATTTATAATAGGAGCAAACGTTTGTATGTTTCCGCCAGAAATACGACCAGTAGTAGCACGATTTGATGAAATAGAAGCATTGTGTTCAGCATCGTTTGAGGTTGGCTGTGGTAGCATAGATCCACCGCCCATATAAGATATGGATGTTGTATCTCTTTGATTTTGAATAGGTTGGTGTTCATTTACTTGATATCCTCCATCTGTAATGGCACTAAAAGGTCTTTGACCCATAGAATACGGGCTATACATTGTACCTTCTTTAACCGTTGGTGGCATAACTACGTCAGTAATAGGAGAACTTGCCACTGTACTTCCAATTCCTCCCAAACGAGTTAATCCAACAATGTCTTCTTTTCTAGTAGGTCTAACTAAATCAGTAATTGGTGATGTAATAGCACTAACTAATCCATACATACCTCCGAATGTTTCATGTGAAACAGCTCTATTTGTAGGAAGTAATTTATAACTTTGTGCCGAACGCGTTAAATTGTTTTGTTCCACAATGGACGCAGCTGGGGTAAATCCAACCGCTTTTAATTGTTGTCTATGGTCTTCTCTATACATACCTGGTTTTGATTGACTTTGAACAACACCACTTCCTGCAGCTCCAGCATAAGATTGAGTTGTAGTTGCTCTGTGTATGGTTGGATTTGGTTGAATGGACCGGAGTGTTTGTGCAGATTCTAATCCAGTAGTAGTTAAATATCTATCTGGTGTATTTATAAAAAATTTATCTGGTAAATGTTTTTCGACCTTTCCCTCTTTGCCAAGATTTTTAACTAGAGTTTGTGCAGGTCCTTGATGATTCGAAAGCTCAAACGACTGTTTTGGATTCGTCAAAACTCTTAATTCATTTACTGTTTTATCCATCCAATTATCACGTGATTCCATTCCAGAATTAAACCCTCCGCTACCTTGAGACGAGTACCCTTGATTTAATCCAGGACCAACATGTTGTTCTTGAAATGGTTTTACGTTATTCATGTTTACACTTGGATTAACCCTAGATTGATAGAAATTGCTTTGGTTCGGCGCACCATTTGCCCACTGTACATTTTCTTCTGGTTTAAATAAAGGAGCCGTTTCTGATTTTGCAATTTGTAACGACCCAGTTCCGGTATGTGTATCCAACATTTGTTCTGATTGTGTATAATCTTTTAATGAATTACCTATATTTTTTGTTTTACCAAAATAAGGAACCATGTTTTCAGAATAATCGTTTAAGTTTACATTACGACCTGCCAAATCCGTAAACGTTGAAGTATGGGTCTTTTCCATGTATTCTTTATTTGGTTTAAAGTACTTATCAGTTGATTGGTTTGGGGCTGAATATGTATTTACAGATTTAAACCCTTCTTTCTTTTTTTGATTAGATACTACGTATAATCCGCCCAATGCAATTAATGGTATTGCTAATTCCATACAGTTCACTCAACATTTTTATTTTAATTTATTTTACTTCATGTTTTTTAATATCAATATACATACCAGAACACTTTTCATATGCATGTTCAATTGTTTTTTTATCTGAAATCAACTCAACATCTAAATGTATTTTTTCACAACATAATGAAACAGCATAATAAAGTAAAAACCTTCGACGCTCTTTAACAGCTGGAACAAATGCAATGCTAAACAACGAAACCACTGATTTTAATATTTTTTGAAGAAGTACTCCCTCAGAATAATGAAATAGAGTATCCCATACAATCCAGATATTGTCTGTTTTATGTTTGGTAGAATAGTTTCGTTCCACACATTTTTGTTTTTGAAGAAATATCCATTCAATCCAGTAACATGCACCCATCGCATTTTTACTATGCAACATATACCCAAACTCATTCATAGAAATAAAAAGTTCTTTTGGGTCATTCGGCAGAAATGCTTTATTATATTCAATGGTTGGTGCCTGTAATCGACTTGTAGGAATACCTTCTTTTACAATTATAATAGTTTCATAACTATGTCGTCTTCTGGATGTACATAAAACACATATCATTTCAATAAACAATTTTCTGATTTCAATATTGTTTCTAAGAACCAATTCATTGTCGTTTTCAGCGGCTGTTTTAAATGTTTGAAATCGCATGTCTATATAAATAGGGAGTTTAGGGTTTCCTACATGAATGTACTTTGCATAAAACGTTAAAATTAATTCCCATACATCTACGAATAATCCACTACACACCAATTCTGTCGTCCAATAACAACTTGGCTCAATCTTACCCTTAATCATATTGTTCATCCATTCCTTTTTAACGGCAACTCGTTGATATTTTGAAAATGTAGTTGTTTTAAATTGTTCATTTGTTCGAATATCTTCAATCATTTTATAAATCTGTAATTATTTTGGGTTATTTTATCGCAATATTTTTTTAAATGTTAAATGCATGTTGATTCAAACATTACTTATTATTTGTATTATACTCGCCATTTTAATTTCATTTTCAAAAAAAAAAGAACCCTTTAAAACTACACAAACGTCCTACTCTGCTTACGGAACCGAACATTCAACTGTGTATGATAGTCTTGTGTATGATGGGTTAAAAAACGAAAATGAACTTAATTTTTTACAGCCTACATTAACTATGACAAGTACTGTACTTGATGTTGGGTGTGGAACAGGTCATCATGTACACGCATTAAACGAGCGGGGTGTAAATGCTGTTGGGGTTGACATTTCTTCTGAAATGATTGCGCGTGCAAAAAAACAATACTCTTATGATTTTTTCCAGGGAAATGCTTTATCCACTGTTCTTTTTCCTACAGAGTCATTCTCTCACATTTTATGCATGTATTTTACAATTTATTGTATGAAACAAAAAGAACAATTTTTTAATAATGCGTATTATTGGCTGCAACCTGAAGGATACCTTGCGGTTCATTTGTCTGAAAAATGGGCATATGGTCCAACCTCTTCTTTTAAAGGACCATTTTCATACACCAAGTCACCCTCTAGAGAATTAATTACAGTTCATGGACACAGTAAAAGAATTGAACATCATATTTACATGGAATCCATTTCAACCATTCTTGGATTGGCTAAAAAGGTTGGATTTATCGTGTTTTCAGTATATGCGTATGATATTCCTTACAAAGGTCAATTCATGTATGTTTTTATTAAACCATAAGCACACGAGTTTTGTTGTGTAAGGTACATGTTTTTTATTATGGTAATAGCATTATCTTCGTTTTCTCCAATGAATAAAAACAAAAAAGGGGTTCCTTCACTATAGGGTTTGTATAAAAAAATTAAATAATTATTAACGATAGGCAAAAAGATAAGGTCATCCCCCTGTAAAATAAGAAGTCCAGTATGAGCATTTAAAAGATTAGTAGCTGAAATGACTGCAAAATAATAATGTTGTTTAAAGTTTGGAAGAGTAGATAACCAATACCCAGCCTCAGTAGATATTTTAGTAAACGAAGATGAAAAGGTTTTAGTATCATCATTACAAACACTAACCCTTCTTGCATCGTTTAAAAATACTTGGGAGTTTGGATATGTTGGAATTGAAACCGTTACTGCCATATGTTCCATTAATTTAAACGACACCTTGAATTGAATAACGTTAGGGACGATTACTCCTCCAACCGTAGGATAAGTGTATCTTTTAACAGTTTTAATTGGTCTTAATGAAATATTATATTTTTTTGCAAGTATAGTAATAACTTTGTTCATAGGCATGATTTTTAAAAGAGTTCGTAGTTCATCCATGTGGTCAATTAAAAAACATGGAACTAGATATGTTATGTTACCCACTTTAATTGTCTTTGTACTTGAAACAGGATTATCTGTTTTTGAATTTTTTGGGTTAATAACACATAATGAGTTTGACGTAGCCCTAGCAAATGGTGGATGATAAGTAAAGTTTTTACAAGGAAACATAATGTATACCTATACATTATCGGTATACCACTGTACCGATAAATAAGGAGGTACTGAATTAATAGAAGTATTCGTCGATGAATTAACCGATAAATTTGGTCCTTTATTTGTAAGGTCAAGTATTTCACCCGGTTGTAATGCGTAATTGAAATATCGTAAGTTCGATAAGTTTCCTGAGAATCCTCCATTTGAAGCAACGTATACATTTCCGTTATTTTGTTTTGGAACACTTGATAAGATGTGACGTTTTGCTAGTGTTCCATTAATATACACGTCTAACGTATTACTCATGACACGAATGATAACATTCGCCCATTTATTCATCGGAAAATTAGGAATCTTAATTTCTTCATTAATCGTTTTAAATGTATTCATAATTACGACCAGCTCATTTGTACTGGGTGCAATGTATAACCCTGGAGAATTATTCGGAAAGTTTAATCCCGTATCCGAATCAATACTTTGTTCTCCTTTATGAAAAATGTGTTGGTATTGACTAGTTGTGCCTATATTTGTAATATTAATCCATACAGACCACGAAAATTCAATTCCGTCTTTATTGTCAGATTTTTCAATCGGGATAGAACTAGTAATGGTTGGATCTTGTTGAATAACATAAGCAATATTTCCAGGAATCAATCCTTTGACTAAATAAGGACTATTATTATTTATAAACACTGAAAAAATAGATAGAGACACGTTTATGATAATAATAAATGCTACAAAAATTAAAATTAAAAATAAAAATTTAGAAAAAGAATCATCTTTATCTAAAAAAGATGACATACTATACAACACTATTTTTTTAGCTAGTTAAAATATGGGATTTACGAAAATTGGAACAATATTTTTAGGGTCGTTAGGAGTACTTATTCTATTCTTGGCAATTATATTTAAACCCATGCTTAATGCAGCATTTAAATCTCCGCACGATACTATTGGTATGTACGCTGTTGGAGGAAAACGTAAATCTAAATGGGGTATTTTAGGATTACTTTTTTTATTTGTAACAATTAGTTATAAGTATAGCAATACTTAGTCATTATTATATCATTGTAAATTATGAGTCTAGAGTCTTCATTGCCATATTTAATTATAGGATTCATATTTATAGCCGCTGTTCTAGTTTTTAGTGGAGTAATGGGTAAAAATGATGCATTTCATTCTAGATCGTATCATGGCGGAAGTCGTAAATCATTATGGTTTCTATTAGGAATAGTAGTAGTGCCTCTAATGTTAACAAATAATAACACGTATAATTATGGAACAGGATCCACCAGAAAGTCAAACTAAAGCTGAAATGATAGATTTTGCTATAGGGTTTCTTAATTTTTGCAACAAAAATAAGAAATGGGATAAACATGCTGGTGATTTTTCTGGAACTTGTGGTTATACAGGACCTGGAATTGGGTTGGTACTAAAACTTTTTCAACATAATAATATTTATAATCACCTTACATTAGATGATTTTCTACAAAGTCATAGTTTTACACCACAACTATTTATGGATATTATAAATGAGACAATTGGTAATTTTTTGGATGTCGTTAAGGATTGTCCGGTTACCGATGTACAACAAGGAATACGTGGTCTACTTGAAGCCCAAAAAGAAAAAGCGAGCCCAACTAGTATGCAAACTGATGAACCTCCATTGGTTTATAAAGTTGAAGAAGGTGGTATAAATCTTATAGAAGGTGTCAATGTTATTTCTTTCACAACTAGAGAAAATGGGTGTGATACATTTCATCATGCAGCTCTTTATACCATACCTGAATATGATATTTGTTTTATAATAGACTCATGGGCGACCAACGCAGGTGGTACATTTGAATGCAGACCATTAACGAGTAAGCAATTTTCGTTGGGCGAAGTTATACGCTGTATAGATAGATTAAATTCTGATGACATTTCACCAGCAGAAATGAGAGATATATTTGGCCATTATTTTATGGCGCATCCCACATTTTTGCCACAAATTGCGACTTTTGGACGATTCACTGTAAGTACTCTTAGTCCAAAGTATATAGAAGAAGTTTATAGTGAATGCGAAAAAAGAATAAGAAAAGGACAAACTAAAAGTGATTTTGGAGGGAAACTTCATAAAAAAAGAAATAAAAAAACTAGGAAACTAAAAAGTAAAAGTAAAAATAAAAGTAAAAATAAAAGTAAAAAATAATCTTGTAAATTATATAATTTTATAATCTAAAATTACCCAAAAAAATATCACATATAATTATGGCAACTCGTGAAGCTACACTTTTAGCAAAATATATGCCAGTTGCTTTAACACATGCGTCTTTAGATCAAGATTTATTATTTGCACGTGGTAACGTTACACACGCTGGAACAGTTCGTGATATTCGCATTTATCCAACCCAAACCATGGTAATGTTGAGGACTACAGGAGGAGTAATAGTCATAAATGATGCTCAGTTATGGAGTGTATTTAAACAAAGTGATATCAAACAAAATCTAGAAAAAGCAATTATAGGTCAAAGTACGCTTCCTGCTGATGTAAAATCAAATATTAACTCATTTGGAGGAAGACGGTCAAGAAATAAATCAAGAAATAAATCAAGAAATAAATCTAGACGCAGATAATAATACCATGTATAATTATGATTTCTGATGCGTCCGCATTAATCGCGTTAGCAGCATTTATTGCAATGATAATTGTTGGTAAGTATTTATTTGGACCTCTTGTTCATAATAACACATTGGCAGTTTATCGAGGAGGGTCTAAACAAAAATGGGTTATTCCTTTAATTTTTATTCTTTTTTGTTTTTTTACATTTAAAAGTATAGTGAACGTCCTCTAACATTCTATTACTCATGTCATCTGTATTGGGGTCCAAATCATGATAAAGGTCTGTAAAGATTTCTGTATAGAATGGTTTAATTACATTCCATGACGGTTTGCGATAATGTATTTCTTTTATTTTTTGAAGTTCTCTACTATTTAATAAATATCGACTATCTTCAAATACAAGAGCTGATTGGTTTTCAGTAATATGTTTTTTTAGTTCTATCCATTGACGTTGTTAAAACTGATTCATTTTTAGATGTATATATGCGCTGAAGTAGTTACATACTGCCTTTTTTGCCTTTATAATATTTTTAGTTTTCGTGTATTCATATTATTTTATACTATAAAATAATATTTCAAACACAATTTTCAACAATTTCAAACACTTTAAATTTTTTAGTTGCTGTATGCCAAACCGCCCATACCAGACATAATTCTCAACACGTTGTAATTTGTAGCATATACGCGCACCTTAGCAGTGCTAGTACCCTCTACCGATGCGTTCGAAAGAACAAGCTGAAGGGTTGCGTTATCAATACGAGAAAAGTTGCAAGTACCAGAAGGCTGATGCTCCTCGGGTCTAAGAGCAAATGAATATACATTAATACCAGTATCCGGAGTACGAGTATGCGCAAAGAACGGTTGTACCAAATCGAAATAAGATCCCTCCCGCTCTGAGAAACGGTCCTGACCATTCAACTGAAGTTTTGCGGTAACTACAGGGTTTTCACCCCAACAATGCAGTTTCAGCGCGGTTTCTGAAAGTACGAATGTACCAGCATCAGATACAAGTGACTCGGTCATCGTTCCATCATTTGGAGCAAAGTTGGGGTTGGTATAGTAATACCCGCTAGCACCAATTCCGCTAGCACCAGACGCACCATGCCATAATAAATTACCAGAAGGGTCAGTAGCATCCATTGCTCCTGCCGACTGGAAAAGACCTTGCGCATCGATAAAATCAAAGTTATTAGTACCGCTTACACCAGACGGTCCAGCAACTGAGTTTGGACCACCAAACGCATGAATCGCGTTAGGGAGAGCATCGACTGAATCAGTATAGTTAAATGGCTGTGCTCCAAGAATTTTGCTGAGAAGAGTTCCGTTTTCAAATGACGAGCAATAATCTACGTTTGCATCTGGCTGTACAACCCAAATGAGTTCCTTTACTGGGTGGTTAAAGTTCAGTTTAATCTTATTGGAGGAAGACCCAACTGATTCATCGCCTGTGAATTGAAGCTGGTCGATAAGGTACTCGTGAGGATTCTGTGCCATACGCCGACGCTCATCCGTATCAAGGAATACGTAATCTACAAAAAGAGAAGCTGCTACAAGTGACTGGTTGTACGCTTGAGTTACTTTAATCGAACCAGTAGTGTCGGCCGAAAGAGTGCTTACTGCCCATAAACACTCATCGATTGGCCGAAGGTCAATGTTAATACGAACTTCATGATACTGGAGAGCAATAAGAGGGAGAGCAAGACCCGGGTTCTTGCAAAACCAGAACTGAAGAGGGATGTAAAGAGTTGTCTCCGGAAGAGCATTTCTAGGGGCGCAAATTTGTCTGGGAGCATCGGATTGACACGGACCATCTACATCTGAGAACGACGGATCTGTGAGGTAGGTAAGTTGGGTTGTGTTTCCAACCATGGAATAATACCCCTTCTCTTGACCTACAGCCATGGTGAGCTGATTCCAGATATGCATCCAGTCACCGTAATGTCTGTCGATTCTCTGACCACCAATTTCTACCTCAACTTGTGAAATAAGTTGCTCGCCAGGGAAATCAAGCCATCTTGCATAAACATCTCCGTTGCTATTAAGGTCTTGTCCAATCTGAGGCAATGTTACCTGGAGAATGGTGCTGTACGCCAAATCACCATTTCTTGAAATAGTACATGTTACACGTCTGCCGAAATCTGCTTGGCCGTTAAATGTTTGTTCAATAGATTCCATCGCAAAGTTAGTGTAGCGCCGATATGTTACTTTCCAATAAGTAATCTGAGGGTTACCAGTAAGATATACATCCTGTGCTCCATAGGCTACTAATTGCATTAATCCACCACCCATGCTATAATATTGCTAAAGAAAAAAAAATAGGAAATTAACCATATTTTTTAAAGAAAGACTGTAAATAAAAAGGGTCCACATATTCCTTAAGATTACGGTGCAATTTAGTAAAAGTATATGTATTATTTCGTTTTGTCACTGTCCATCCATCCTCAATCGCCTTTATAATGAGTTTGGTTTTAAAATCCATTAAGTTAAGAAAAGAAACAATATACGTATTTTTAATTTAAAACAGATTTAGTAATTCTTTTATGACATTTAAACCAAAACCTAACAAGAAAATAGATGATGTTGCAATTCAAATGTTAGATACAAAACATGGTGAGTATGTATCTAAATTTGAAATGGAATCCACTATACTTATTCCTACATTATTAAAAGAATTAGAAACAGAAACAGATTCGTATAAAATAAGTACATTAACCAATAAAGTTAAAAGATTAAAGGATGAACAGATTGCGTATTATCTAGATAATAGTAAGCATATTTTTTCATACTTTGAAGAAAAAAAAGGAATTTCAAGTAATTCAAAAAAAGTAACCGTTTTAAATAATTTTTTTAAGCTTGAAAAACCAGTATCCGGGCAAAAAATGAGCAGTCATGCCATTCAATATTTGCGCAACATTGATGATTCTTTTTTAAATTCAGATCAGTTCATTTATGATACCTCTATTTGTAAAAAATGTGGAAATGGAGAACTTATTCACGTAGACTATGAAGGTATGTTAATATGCAATAATTCAGATTGCGCATGTCAGTTTCACTATTTAATTGAAAATGAAAAACCATCGTACAAGGAGCCGCCAAAAGAAATTTGTTTTTATGCTTATAAAAGAATCAATCATTTTCGTGAAATATTAGCACAATTTCAAGCAAAAGAAACCACCCATATACCAAATGATATTCTTGAAAATATTCAAAATCAAATTAAAAAGGAAAGGATTCAGTTAGAAACCATCACGAATAAAAAGACGAAGGAAATATTAAAAAAGTTCGGATACAATAAATATTACGAACACATTCCATTCATTAAAGATAAGTTGGGTATAAAACCACCTATCATGAGTCCAGAACTTGAAGATAAACTATGCAATTTATTTATGGAAATACAACGACCTTATGCAAAGTTTTGTCCGGATGACCGTGTAAATTTTTTAAATTATTACTACACCATTTATAAACTATGTGAATTGCTTGAAGAAGACCAGTTTTTATCTTATTTTCCAATGTTAAAAGACCGTGAAAAACGAATTGAACAGGATGAAATATGGAAAAAAATATGTAATGAATTAAACTGGCAATTTATTCCAACAATTTAAATTGTTTCAGGGACGGTAACTACAATAGAACAGATTGGTTTTTCCAATTGAACCGTCCACGTATTCAATTTACAATTAAAACACTTTGTGCCGTGTTTCTTTATTTCAGAAATGAATTGACTCATTTCATTTGAAATCGTTGAATTATAAATCGTAGCAGTTTTGTATTCAATCCCGTAACTGGTTTTTATATCACTAAATTTTACATACACGTCGGCATCAAATGTATCATTAAACGCAACCGTAATAGACTCTATAGACACAGTTGAATCAACAAATCCGATATAAAGAGTCATTTATAATAATAAGACACAATGTTTAAATCATCGTTTTAATGCAAATTGTAATAATAGAAAATAAAAATAAAAGGAAAATGCGTTTGCTATCCAACACCACATTGTTCCAAATGTGTTAGAAGAATAATACGAATAAAATGAAAATATATAAATGGATGATAAAAACAAAATGATTTTAATATCTGTATCTGTATAGGTACCAGAATACATCAAATATATACTAGAATACATAAAAAATAAAGACCATATTAAAATCACATGCACAGGAAATTTTAACCAATTCCATGATAAATGTTTGGTTGGAGCAATTGTTGTATTAAAATGAATTGGAATAGTTAAAGCATACATTGCAAATAGGCCATACGCCATCAATACGTTAGGCATATACTTGGCACGGCTTGCATAAATTGAAAATGCAGGTTGTGAGATAATAAGAATTAGTCCAAGAATAGAAAAGTTACGGTTCCATGTTTTATTGTTTAAAAAGGTCCATAAGAAAAATTCTAGTAATTGAATTGAAATAAAAGATTGATACACAAGAAAATCCCTTATTCCAATTAAATTATAATACAAACAAATAACCAACGGTGTAGTAGAAAAAATAAAGGTTTGTAACGATACTTCAGCGTTCCAACACATATTATAACTTTTTATTTAATTTAATGAAATCTTTTCCCATTTCAAAAATAGTTTGACGAACGAGCTTACTTGAAAGGGTTTGTTCTAATAATGACGGATTAAATAAACTATTGACTGTATTAAAACAGTACACATGTTTTCCTTCTGGTAGGTGTGTATTCAATGAAATAATGTCAAATAATTTTAATATAATGTGTTGAATGTAATGAGTTGTAGACTGTAAATCAATCGACTGTTTATAATCAATCATTAATACCAACACGTCCTCTTCTTTTAATAACGGACAATGATTCAATACTCCTCCATCGATGTAATATTCATCTTTGTACTGTATTGGCGTAAATAATATAGGAATAGAGGATGACATACAAATAGATTGAACTACTGATATATCAGGAAAATCTGTATGGTTTAAATCAACCGATTTCATATGTGTTACTGCTGTTGTAAATACATGAAAATCAATGCCAGACCGTTCATACAACTCTTGTAACGTAATTGAAATGGATACATCATACGCATTAAAAAAAGGTTCTAGTAGTTCTTTAAAACAAGATGAATTCACGAACCCTTTATTTTCCATGAACTGAAATACATCTGGTTTAAACCACTTGTCCCATGGTCTCTGAATAAAATAATCCGTAATTTCTTGTAAAGGAACCTTTAAACATAACAATAATCCAATAATAGACCCAGCAGACGTTCCATAAATACTTTTTATATTTTCAATGCATACTACTTCCGATGTTATTAATTGGTCTAACATGCCAAGTTGAATGAGTCCATCTGAACCTGCACCAGACAATACGATATGTTGAATCATTTAAGTATGAATCTATATATTTTTTTATGGTTCTCTGTAATGGAAGCTACTAAACTTAATTTAGATGAGTTATTTGATTATAAAAAAGAACACGACATTAATACCGTCAAAACATACAATAAAATATTATCTAAAGTACACTCAAAAATTAAAACTGCGTCTAGACAAAAAATAGAAAATCAATGTTGTTGGTATGTAGTGCCAGAAATAATCCTTGGTATTCCACATTATGAACTAAAAGAATGTGTTTCCTATATCATTCATGAATTACAAGAAAATGGGTTTCAATTACGGTATACCCATCCCAATTTACTTTTTATTTCATGGACACACTGGATTCCAGATTATGTTAGAATGGAATATAAAAAACAAACTGGGGTGTCTATTGATGGATTTGGTAAGGAAATCATAAAAAAGGAAGAACCTGAAAAAAAATCCATATTTAAAGCAACGTCCAGTTATAAACCAGTTGGTATATACAAAGACGACATTATTAAACTTTGTTAATGAAACGTTTTAATTTTCGAATGGAAATGACCAATTCATACCCATTTCCATTTGTATTCTCCTTCATGCCAATGTGTTTCCAAAACCCGCTACTAGCATCAGCATCAATGTATAAAAGTTTTCTATTGGACCAATTCGGTAAAAGGTTTAAAACGGTCTGCATCATAATACGAGTATATCCTTTTCCTTGATACACATCTTCAAGGTCTATACTCATAGATGGAATATTCATATAATCATTAATCTGAAAAGAGCCCATGTATTCATTCTCCTGTTTTAAAGTACATGTATATTTTACGCTTGTGGGAAAAGAGGTTGTTGTAACAATTGTTTTCATTTTATTAGTTTAACTTAAACAATAACTATTCAATTTTTTACACTTTTTAATATATAGAAACATTATGAAAACTAGAAAACTAAGAGGAGGTATTAATTTTACGGTTTTTAAATCAGAGAACATATCCATAGATCCGTACAACTTGCCTGATTATAAACAAACAGGCGTTATCTCAGTATCTGTAATGGAACCAATTAGTGCAGCAAGACAAATTGGTACAGCATGGGCAAATACATTTGGACAAGTTGGATTCGAAACAAGTGTATATGATAGGTTACGTTTAAATGCAATGCATAAATTAAAGGAACGCATGGAAACAAACAATATTCATAAAGTAAGTAGTTTGCGGTTTGATTTTCTTCAAAATCAAAGTAACGTTGTGTTATGTTGCTATGGTAATGCCCTCGTAAAAATCATGTAGTACAAATATTTACTTTATACGTTTACTATTTCGATTACTTCTATTTCGTTTATATTTTCTGGTTTGTTTATGCTTACGTCTTCCACCTTTTTTTATAGACGCATTAGCAATACCATAATCCTGTTCTATAATCCAACCCTTTTCTTGTAATTTATTTAACCATTCCTCATTTTGTATAGATTCTATTTTTATTTCAGTTAAATGCAACGCACTATTTTCCAATATTCTTTTTAACGTAGGCGTCACTACACCCTTGGCGTTGTTATCTAATTGAATACGTTTGATAATAAGTATTTTTTGTTCCGATTTTCCTCGGTATGGTTCGCTATAAAGATATGCCATAGTAACATTACCAGTAATACCATTATTTTCTCTAAATGGAATATCAAACTCAGATGTTTTAGAATAGGTTAATCCAGCTAAAAACTGAATAATGGTTTCTTCCAATGTTTCTTCAACTGCTGCCATACATTATTATAATAAAATATTCTGAAGTGTATGCTGTCAAACAATTTCGTTAAAAGTAATATTAAAAAATGAATTAAAACTTTATTTTATATACCTTTTAATGTATGCTGAGTATATTTGGATTGATGGAAACAGTCGACTTCGGTCAAAAACACGCGTTCTACCATATGGGGATTTACCAGATTGGGATTATGATGGAAGTTCAACCAATCAAGCAACATCTGGCAATTCTGAAGTTGTTCTTAAACCATGTGCCGTATTCAAAGACCCTTTTCGTACAAATGGCACACTTGTACTATGTTCCACCTATGATCAAGCTGGACTCCCTTTAGCAACAAATTACCGTGATTGGGCCGTAAATATTTTCAACACGAATCTAGAAGATGAACCGTGGTATGGATTAGAGCAAGAATATTTTTTATTAGATAATGATACAAATCTGCCTATTGGTAGTTGTGAAACTGCTGAACAGGGACAATATTATTGTTCTGTGGGGTCCAAAAACGCAATTGGAAGATATATTGCAGAAACTCATATGCAATGTTGTCTATACGCTGGAATATCAATTTCAGGTATAAATGCAGAGGTGGCGCCCGGTCAATGGGAATATCAAGTCGGTCCTTGTATAGGAATTACCGCCGCAGACCAATTATGGGTTGCTCGGTACATTCTTGAACGGCTTACAGAATCATATGGAGTACACATATGTTTGGACCCAAAACCGTTTCCTCAATGGAATGGATCCGGGTGTCATACAAACTTTTCAACCAACCAAATGCGCGATGAAAATGGTATAAATGAAATATACAAAGCAATTGATGCTTTATCTAAACGTCATGAAGAACACATGTGTGTGTATGGAGAGGATAATGTAAAAAGATTAACTGGTATACATGAAACTTCAAGTATGACGTCTTTTTCATATGGTATTGCGAATCGTAATGCATCTGTTAGAATTAATCATAAAACTGTAAAGGATGGTCGTGGTTATTTCGAAGACAGACGACCAAGCGCAAATATGAATCCATATTTGGTAACAGCTAAACTTTTTGAAACTATTCACAATGCGTCTAATGTATAAACTATAAACATAGTCTTACCTTTCTATTTACTCTACTTACTCTACGTCTCTTTTTATGTTTAGTGTTTCCTCCCATATTGCTTTTTTTGGCTTGTATCATCTGTGCCCACAATAGTTTTGCGTCTTCAGTTTCGAAACCACAACATCCTATATCAATAAATACGGTGTTAATACTTGTATCTTCTGCACTTGTCTCTTCTGCACTTGTCTCTTCTGCACTTGATGTATGTTCGTACAGTTTATCACTAGCAAAACTTAATACCTCAGTTTTTGTAACGGTTACTAATGGACCGATTTCTCCTATAAGTTTATTTTTATAATAAACCCATACACCTCCGAATTCAATTGGGTCAGATTCATCAGATTCATCAGATTCACCGTCATATTCATCTGGGTCATCGTTAGATTCGCCTGCATGACCTTCCAAATCTTTATTAGATGTGAAAAGTTCCCAAGATTTTTCAAAGTAGTGTTCTGGGTCATTAGATATATAACCAGGACTTCTATTGAATGTTCTATTAGCCGCGGTTTTTGCTGCTGTTATATCTTTTAAACTTTTATTAAATACAATAAGAGATTCTCGAGGACTTAAGCTAAAATCCCCAGTAACAACATTTTTTATGATATCTACATCTATACTATAGATTTTATTTAAAAAACACATAATACCTGGTTCTGCCAATAATAAACTAACTTGTTTAATATTTGGGGGAACATTTAATTTATGTGACAGATTTTCTCTAGTTATCGTAGAATGGCCGCACACAATAATATAACACTGAGCCTTAAAATCGGTGTAATTTTCTGGAAGATACGCCTCTTGATCATTCCTTCTATGCGTATCTTCGCGCATCATCTCCAAAGTAGGCTCATAATCTTTTAATGTTTTATGATGTGAAAGTTTATATGCTTCAAACGCAATTGTATATTCTTTAATCTGAGCGGGTGTCATCGTCGTCGGGTCAAGTGTGAGAATAGGTGGTATCAGTGGTATCGTAGGCGGCGGAGGCGGAGGCATAAGTGGTTTTTTCAATTTTAACGTAAGTTTAGACATATTAATGTATGTTATTAAAATATAAACAGTACTATTGTTTACTGTAAAATGGATGATTTAAATCCTTATAATGCGTTAAATAAAGAGATTCAGGAGAATGATATTCATACCATCCTCTTGAAATATGGCATTACCAAAAAGGTTAATGATTTAGAGTTATTTAAAACAGCGTTCGTTCACAGTTCTTATTGTAAACGACCACTAGATACAAGAATATTACCTGAAAAATGCATAGACCTTCAACTTAAGTCAAATGAAAGACTTGAATTTTTGGGAGATGGAGTACTTGAATGTGTAACTAAAAATTATTTGTACAAACGGTTTTATAAAGAAAATGAAGGGTTTATGACGGAAAAAAAGATATCGCTTGTTAAAAATGAAGCCATTGGAAAACTTGCGTTTGACATGGGATTATATGAATGGCTTTTGATTTCAACTCAATCAGAAGAAAAGAAAATGCGTCTTAACCTAAAAAAACTGGGGTGTTTATTTGAAGCCTTTTTAGGAGCAATTTTCATAGATATGGGTTTTCAAACCGCCCAAACGTTTATAGAAAATGTATTTGAAAAACATATTGATTGGACTGCTCTTATTTTATGTGATGATAATTACAAAAACATACTTCAGGTTAAAATACAAAAAGAGTTTAAAATTACACCAGACTATTTAGAAATTGCGCATGGCGATTTTTATCACATGGGAGTGTATTTGTGTATTGGCCAACCCATATGGAAAACAAACGTGAATCAATCCGTTCCGTTTTCTAAATTTGGAACATTTGAAAAAATACATACGTTTATAAAAACAAACCCTACCGTACTCATTCGTCTGGGTGACGGAAAACATAAAATAAAAAAGAAAAGCGAACAAATAGCATGCGAACAGGCTCTTAAAATAATTGATAAATCAACTTGAACTAGTTTAAATGTTATGCATGTGCTTCAAATGGTAGGTTTTTGAACGATTTTCAACCAAAACTATTTTGAAAATCAAAAGTCTTTTAAATAAATAGTTTATATATGAATGGAGGAATTGTACACGGCATAGGTATGAAAGGACGTGTAATAGATTATGGGGGTGACGATTTAGAATCTTTACAACAAATAAAGGTGACCCATGTTGAATCCATTACCATTTATATATTGAATAAGAACACCATTTTAGAAAAACACATGTCGTCAGAAGTGTTAAGCACGTTAATAAATCAGGATACAAAAAAACAATATGTAGTAAAAGAGTTTATGAATCCCCCCATTTACAGTAAAGCAGTTGGGTTATCCAAACGAGATTATTTGTTACGTGAAATTGCGGGATTTCAACACGTAATACCATTATTAAAAAGGCATAACGTTATTGGAATGCCTTACCAGTCTACCATTCTATTTGGGTTTGAAATATTCATGAAAGAAGTGGGCGTAATATATGATGGTGTTACAAGTCGATGTTTTGTAATTAATAAAAAGTGTAAGGAAACTTTATCCAATGTAAATGTAACGGATGTTATGTTTATGCGGTTAGTAAGAGATATTTTATCAGAATTATCTGAACTTAAAAAAATTAACATTGCACATGGTGATATAAAGTTAGACAATATAATGAAATGTGGTAAATCATATGAATTGATTGATTGGGAAAATAGCAGGGAACTTGATTATGACTTTTTGAAAAAACATAGATTTCTTGGATTATCTCCTATGTACTTTAAAATACTATATGGAGACGCTTGGTATCCATCCTTTTCAGTAGCGTTATTAAAATATTATCAAGAAGTGGGCGGACATCGTGAATACGCAATCCAAATGATTTCACATTTTTCAGAATTATTTAAAGTACATTCCACTGAAGATGTATTCGAAATGGTTAAAACACAATTAGATGTGGCAACCTTTGGAATGCTATTACATGGTATCATTGTAAAAAATCCAAAACTTGAAAAATACAAAAAACGTGTAATGCAATTCTATCATTTAGACGCATTGTCTGCACTACGTTTATTTAAAGCAAAAACTAGAAAAATAAAATAATATATAAATGCAACGGCCAGCAGATCCCAATTATAGGTGGGAGGATGTATATGATTATAAAGATGAATCTTATCATGCACCTGGAGAACCAGTTACTGTAAGTAATACAGTTACTATCCCAAAAGGATTAGATGATATACAACTTAAAAATATGAACATACCTAACTATACAAGTAAATGAGTTTATTCACGAGTTTAGAACTAATTGCGTTTATTTTACCTGCTTTACCAAATAAATTGTTACATAGACTATGTATTGTATCAATATATTTTACGTTACATTATTTTAAAGTTCAACCTATGTATTCACAATATAAACATAAATTAAGTTAACTTCATAATGGTGAACTGGTGTTCTTTTTGTAAGTTTTATATTCCATCAAAATCCGAATTAAGTAGGTGTATAAAACATACAACTACAGCAGAAAGAGCACGGCTCGCGAAGTGTATAAATGCATCGACATTTGAACGAAATCATCTTGGTGTAAAGTATATACCAGCTACGTATTACAATCCATATATTTTAAAATATGTTAAATCATGAGTTAACTCTGTACTCAATTACATCGTTTAGTTCTTTTTCGTATTCGTTTATTTTTAATTGATCTTGTTTGTTAAAGGTGTAAATGGCATATATATATAATATACATTAAAATATATGTATCCATCTATTCAACCACACAAAAAAACAAAGTTACATGTAGATACTCTGTCTAACGGTAAAAAGGTAATGGTATATGTAGAATGTTCAGGTAATCCAAAAGGTATTCTAGTTATTTATTTACACGGTGGTCCAGGAGACCATTCTGTTCCAAGACTAAGACGATTATATGATCCAAAGGTATATCATATTGTTTTATTTGATCAACGAGGATGTGGACAATCTAGGCCATTAAATCATACCGAAAAGAATACGACTCAAGATTTAATACAAGACATTGAACATATTAGAACCTACATGAATGCTGAAAAAATGGTTGTAGCTGGCGGAAGTTGGGGAAGTTCACTTGCATTATTATACGCACAGGATTATCCAAAACGTGTATATGCGTTGTTATTGAGAGGAGTTTATGATTTATCCAAAATAGACGTATTGGATCAAATGTATCCTGATGAAAAAGATAAGTTAAAACAACTTCTTCATTTAAAAACGACAAGCGAAAAAGAAGAAGATTCTAAAATAACAAAAACTCTTTCTACTAAAACTCGAAAACGCAAGAAATTAATTAAATTATTAGCTAACAACGACCAAATGTTTGTGATTAGTAAAAATACACTTAAGGAATCGTTTAAAGAATCCGAAACATTGACTATTATTGGAAATCATTACGATTCCAATCATTATTTTGTTCCTAAGAATACCATTTATAAAAACATGCATAAGATACAACATATTCCTACCATAATGGTAGAAGGTAGGTATGACATGGTAACTCCAATGAAAATGGCTTATACATTGAGTAAATTATTTGATGATTGTAATTTGATGATTGTTCGTGCAGGACATACCGCATATGAAGAAGAAATAACAAGGGCATTGGTTATTGCGTCGGATAAACTTAAAACAAAAGTTTATCTATAGTGGGTACTTTAAATACTTGATGTGCAATAATGCCTAAAATAAATAGAAAAATAATAGTATAGAGTACATTTATCTTAAGTGATGTTGATATACCATAAGATACGATAAGCGTAAGGATTATATCGAAAATTGCAATTTCAGAAAAGACATATATTCCTTTATACATCGTTAAATTCGTGTAGTATTTTAAAATAATAAACTACTACATGAATTCGAAGATTAAAACCTGGATGTTTTTTCAACATATTATTGTATTTACCCCTCTTTGTATAAAGTCTGAAAATTTTGATACGTATTTTAAATCTAGAGTGTACTGGACAACTTAATTCGGAAAACCAACCATGTTTGCACCAATACCGAATCCGGCACCAGTACGAGCAGTCATTCCCATACTAGGAATGTAAGTATCGAGAATTGAAAAAGTTGCTGCTGCAGTTAGAGCAATGAGGGCAACTTCATCTAAACTAAGTCCTTTTCCTTTAGGTATAGCGTAAGCGGCAATGGCTACCATTAAACCTTCAACTAAATATTTGATTGCTCGTTTAATCAATTCACCTAAATCGAACATAGTATTTAAAAAGAAAAAAATATATTTCAAATTAAACTTAAAAAAATAATGAATTATTCTTTTATCATGAATAAAGTTGATTTATTAGATGAAGATAAGCCGATTTCGAACCAAAAGTTTGTATGTGTATCCTTTGTTTCTCCTGAAAACATTATTAAACGAAAGGAACTTTTTTTTTTTGAGCAATTTGTTAAAAATTGGGAATTGGTAAAATCTATGCAAAAATATGCACATTTCACTGCGTTTCTTGCTTATAAATATAACTTGAACACGGAACAAATAACAACAGATTTAAATGACTTTTGTAAAGAAGATGCGGAATCATTAGCTAAAGATTCCGTTTCAGATGATTACAAAACATTTTTAGATAAACATCTAGATGAATTAGAGCTAGAATACAACAAACAGAATGAGTTTCAAACAAGTACGCGTGGAATTAAAATTCGAGGAGTATTTCCTTCTCAAGAAGAGGCGGAATTTCGTGCTAAAATGCTTCGCGAAAATGACCCCAATTTTGATGTATATGTAGGTCCAGTAGGACTATGGATGCCATGGGAGCCTGATGCTTATAGAACTGGGCAAGTAAATTTTCTCGAAGACCAATTAAATGAACTTATGATGAATAAACAAAAGAATGAGTCAAGCGCAAAGGAATATTTCGACAAAAGAGTAAGAGATATGAAACGTAAGGCAATTGAAGATAATATTAAAAAGGCAACTGAAAGTGGTAATAAATTGTCCCAAACAATTGATACACAAGATAATTTAGTGAACGTTAAGAATGTAGATATTCGAAAAACGTTATTTGAAACGGATAATGTAGTTATTAAAAATTGATAAACAGGTTCATATAATAGATGTAGATGAATCGCATTATTTGTGTATCAACAATGTACATTGGATGGATTATAGCGCATTATGCATCCGTTCATGCGTATACTTACCTTTGCGTACCATCCACATTAGCTGGATTTTTACTATCTCCTTTTACAGCAACTTCTATTCAATGTATTACTCTTAGATGGGTTATTTATACTGGAGGAAACACTATTGTTACAATGTGGATTATTCTAGGTATGTGGCTAATAAAACATACAAAAGTTTAATTGTTCAGGATTTAAATGCTTAGGTATTATAAAACTTGTTTTATATGAAACCAATCAACATCTTCATTATGAATAATACAATGGTCCATTGTTTGTAATGCGTGTACAAACTCTAAATGCATTTTCTCAGTAATTTCTCCTGTCATTATCATGATTAAATAAATTGCAAATCCTGCTGCGTATTCATTACTTTTATACTTTATAAATAGTTTAGTATGTGTACCAATTGTACACGGGGTAGTTTTAATCCATTGATTTACTGAGGTACATTTTATGTCACTCCATTCAGGAGATTGCCATTTATTAAATGGTTTCGCCTTTAAACATATCTTTGTTTTATGAGTTGTAAATGGCTTACACGTTTGAATTAAATTATTACCGTCCTTTATGTTTTTTAAAACATAATGGATAACTCTTTTACTACGCAAAACGGAATAACCACCATCACGTGAATCCCAATCGATATCAATTACAAAACATTTTTGTTTTTGAGTCATTACGTTTACATTTATTTTAAATGTAAACAGTATGAAAGCTGTTTTAGTTGAGTTTATAGGAACATTTTTTTTCTTATACGTAATTATTTCTACGGGTAATTTTGCTGCAATTGGTGCTGCTTTAGCCGTTTCAGTTTATTTGGGAGGTAAAATATCAGGGGGTAATTTTAACCCTGCCGTTACAGTAATGATGATTATGGCAAAGAAACAAAAGATAGAAACACTTTTACCCTATATTATTGCACAAATAGCTGGAGGAATTGCTGCACTTGAATTATATAAACGTATTTAAAAAGTTAACTACTAGTTATGATATGAAGGTTTTATCCATTGACATTGGGATAAAACATTTAGCACATTGTTTATTTGACGTGTCCGATACAATTAGGATAATAGATTGGGACGTGATTGACGTAACGGACGAATGTAAATGTTTTTGTTCTAAAGCGTCGACCCATAAAATGATGGATACTTATTACTGTAAAAAGCATTGCTCACATGTAGATAAATCATTGTGTGAATTAATTTCATTATGTTCCAAACATAAATTACCATTAGGAACTACACTTGAAATGAAAAAAACGTTAAAACGAGAAACAAAACCAATTCAACCCTTTACACTTATTGACATTGGTATACAAATTATGAAACGTTATACTAGATTTGAACACGTTGACGTAGTTTTAATCGAAAATCAAATAGGACCACTTGCAAGTAAAATGAAAGCAATACAAGGAATGGTTTTACAGTACTGGCTAATGCGAAATGCGAAAGTAGAGTGTATTTCATCTGTGAATAAACTAAAATTATTTCATAAGGGTAAAACAACATATGCTCAACGTAAAAAATTAAGCATTCATTTTACGAATCAATTATTAATACTTAACAACATGGATGTTTCTGCATTTAACACACACAAAAAGAAAGATGATTTGGCAGATACATTTTTACAGGCAGTTTGGTACTTTAACAATAATTGCGGATTACTTAAAATTAATTGTTCTTAAGTGTTTATTATGGAAGTAATAAATCTTAGTGCTCCAGAAGAAGTAAAAATTAGTTTTGGTCCTGGTATTGAATTATTAATGAATGATAAAAAAAAAGATAAAGAAACCATTACATTAACGGACTTGGATAAACTAGAAAACGAATTGAATAGTCTTAGTGCTCCACCTGAAGTAAAGTTTTCAGAAGTAAAGTTTGATAGTAAAACAGTGGATGTCCCTAATTTTCCAAAAAACATAGATGTTACAAACTTTCCAAGAACTGAAGTAAAGGTAAGTGACCCGCCTAGTGTAAAGTTTATGGATAAAGAAACAAAAACATGGGATGGATTTAAACCGTTTCAGGGAGACCCGGATAAAGTTAAAGTGCAACCAGATTCACTTAAAGATAGGTTTTCATATTTAAGAAAATTAGAAGAGCTTGAAGCCAAAGGTGTTAGATTAACTCGGAAGTACACGATGGATTCATCCCTCGAAGAAATGAAGGGTGAATATGAAAATATTATATCTGAAAAAGAACGAACCAATAACGTAAAGTTTCAGGGTAAAATGTTAATGGCACTAATAACAGGGGTTGAGTTTATGAACTCTAAGTTTGACCCTTTTGACATTAAATTAGACGGATGGGCAGAACAGCTAAATGAAAATATTTCAGATTACGATGATATATTCGCAGAATTGCATGATAAATATAAATCAAAGGCGACTCTCGCTCCGGAATTAAAATTATTATTTCAACTAGGAGGAAGCGCAATTATGTTGCATATGACAAACACAATGTTTAAATCGTCTATTCCAGGAATGGACGACATTATGCGTCAAAATCCAGAATTAATGCAAAAGTTTTCACAGGCAGCGGTAAGTTCGATGGGAGCTACTCATCCTGGTCTTTCAGGATTTATGAGTTCAACCATGCCAAAAGAGAGAGAATATAGAGATAAAGAAAGTAATCAGAAAGAGGATAAACGTCCTGATATGAAAGGACCGAGTGACATTAATTCCATTTTAAGTGGGTTGAAACCAAAAGTAGTTCAATTAGATCAAGGAAGCACTGTTAGTTTAAGTGAATTGAATGAAATGAAAGATGGATTAAATTCAGCAAAAAAAGGACGACGAAAACGGTCAGATAAGAATACCATGAACTTAGATTTATAAATTGAATATAGTATTATAAAATAGTAATACCAACATGGATTGGATACCAGGAGACCCTTCAAATGGATTAAAAATGTCCAAATATTTTCAAAAATATAGACATGGCGAAATTGAAATAAAAGCAGAACCTATAAAAGCAGAATCAATTCAAGTAGCCGTTCCAGTTAAAAAGAAGAGTGTAATTCCCAAAAAAGTAAAAACAGACGTATGGAATACATATATCAGTCCACACATTAATGCACATCTGTGTCTATGTTGCAAAAAGACAATAATTCAAATTACAGATTTTCAACTTGGTCATGTTCAAAGTGAAAAGGATGGAGGAACTACTGAAATTGGAAACTTACGTCCAATTTGTTCTGCTTGTAACTTTTCAATGGGAACTACCAATATGGTTGAGTTTGTAAAAAAATACGGTTATTATATTGGGTAACTATTTTTAAGTTGTTAATTAACTGTATATTTTTTAAATATCATATATTATGGCAACTATGCGAGGACAACCAAGAATATTACAATTTAGTATTAATGAAGATGCAATAGCGCATGGACGATTAAATCCACATATTCCATTAGAACGGGCCGGCGATTGTACCGCAAATACATTATTTATGTTAGATATAATTAGTAGAGAAATTGGAGTAGAGTTATCATCCGCCCAAACAAAATGTAGGTATTTTACAAGCCGCGGGTTTAATGATGGAACGGAAGTTACTCCTGAGACTTTATTTAGTAAATATGTATATAAAAGTATAAGTAAACATTATATTACATTAAAAGTTGGTGAACAAGAAGTATTACAAATTTTAGAAGAATTAAACCCAGGACAGGGGACAATTGTAGTAATGTACCATAAAGATGCGTTAGGACATACACACGCTGGTCATGCTGTTACAGTTCATAGAAATAGGGAAGGAAACCTTGAAATTATAGACTTACAAAATAATAGAATTATTCCTTTTAGGGAATTTGCTAATTATTTTCAAGCAAATAATTATAATAGTTTTACTTTACCCTCTGCAAATCTAAAACGTAGTATAATAGAAAATGATAAAGAATCAAAACGCGCACGGGCATCAGTAGAAGGTGGAAAACGAAAAACTAATAAAAAACATAAATTACGAAAAACACGTAAATTACAAAAAACACGTAAATTTTAATCCATGTTAAATATAGTAAAGATTGGTAAACGTAAATAAATTGAAGTTTTTTTAATTAAATTTAATTAAAAAAATGGAGTGCATGATATGTTTCACAGAAACAGCATCAATTTACAAAATGAAAGGGTGTTCGCATACTATTTGTACAGAATGCTCTATTCAAATGAAAGATATGGAATCTTCGTTTGCATATCCTTATAGCAACATATTTACTTTAACAGTAGAGTCAATTTGTCGTTTAAAATGTCCTTATTGTAGGCAAAAGGAACCAGTTGATATTACATTAAAAATCCCATCAGTACGGGAGTATTTAACTCTTCGATTTAAAAAGTACAAGAAAAAAATGGAGGCATACCCATACCAATGGAGCCTACGTGAAATCGTTGAAGATTTTTGTGAATGGTATAATTATCAGTACACACAACATGCGTATATACAATATAAGTCATGCCTTCGTAAATATTATAAACTGTGGATGGATTTAGAATTAAGGTTTGACGGTGAAAAATCATGTGTTCTTATGCCGTTTAAACGATATTGGTTCGGAAAAAGAAAGAATATTTATAGGACGTGGATTATTTATAAAGATGACGACAATGGAGAAATTGATTTAAATTCATTTATAAGTTCTGATTATAATAAAAAAACTAAACATAGAAAACAAATTGGTGAGAATCGCCCCAATTTGAAAAATGTAAAACGAATGAAACGATTTAATCAATTATAATATGTAATAATATGGACCAATCGGATAAAATTATACGTAAAAAATTAAGAAACTTACATATAGATGTGAAACTACATGGTCTAGACTTGGAATATGTTCCAATTGAATTTTTGACTAGGGAAATTGTGTTAGAAGCTGTACGACAAAATGGAATGGCACTTATGGACTGAGTTCTATGACGTACCAGAAGGTGGTACGCGAAGACGAAAAAAAAGAGGGTATGATAAAAAGCAAAAGACACACAAAATAATATAGTAAATTATGGAACTAGAGAAGTGCAATTGTACGTAAAAATGGAATGGAATTAAAATATGTAGGTTCATTTACACCCTTGAAGAATTAAAATGAGACAAAAAATTATTATAACCTTATCGTATATATATGAAATATAATAACTTTATAAAAAATTGTAGTCATTATGGAGATATTTTAGCGATACCGTTCTTCGCTTTATTGGTCATTTATTTTTATAATATTGAACACAAATCCATAATAGAGTATGTATTATTATGTTTTTCTATAAGTGGATTTATATTAGATATTTTATATACGTATATATTTTTGTCTCATTATAAATCTTATAGGGTGTAAAGACATTGTACTAGAAGCAGTAAAACAAGATGGAATGGGTTGAATATTTACTCGTAAATGGACTGGACTATAATATTATAAAGATTGTACTAGAACGGAATTAATGTGACCAAGTTACAAAATAAAATTGATAAGCGTATATCATTTCACATTTTATAAAATGGAAAGAGATTATCCTACTATGTTCTTTTATGAATATGTAAACATTCGTGTAGAGCAAAAAAAATGAATTAATTTTGTTACTAATATGATAAAAAATTTTTAGAATCTATAAAAACTCATTATCATACACAAATTAAGGAATGTCATATTCAAATTTATTTAATACGTTTACGTGTTTTTTTAACGCTTTTACGTTTAGTTCCACCCAGGTTTGTTACTGCATCAGATCCTAGCCTATTTTCTATAGTGGTCCACCATGCTTCTGGCATCTTTACTTTTATTTGTGTACGAGCAAAATCATCCAGTCCATTACGTTTAACTGCCAATTTACTTAATATTCTCATTCCGTAAGGACGGTTTAAAACACTTTCTAAATATGTTTCTAATTTTTCAAAATTATTTGCTTTTACCAGTATGTTAATAGTTTGTTTAGTAGCAGTAAATAATTCTTGGTCATTCATTGTTGATTGTGTTGTAACGTCAAACTCACTCATATATTTAACGTATAAAATATTATAGAAATAAAAGTAAATTTCATTTCATGGTTATGATTCAACGAAAAAATCTTAATCATGGTATCCTCAATGAATGAACACGCAAGAAACTAATTATGTTATTAAAAACTCATGGACTAATACTGAAGATGTTGTTCCTTCTATTAAGTTTTTATATTTACAAGGAGTTCCATTTGTTGGAACCACATTAAATTTTTATTTACCATTATATTCACCAGTAACTTTATCAGTTAAATCATTAGATGAATTTTCTCATTGGTTTGATATTTATGTGTTAGATTTAAAAATGGGTAAAATGAAAGCAGGATCGTTAAAAAGACGGAAACGTACAAGAAAAACTAAAAATTGATTATAAGATTCTCAATTGTTTTTTTAAAAAAAATGGAAAGAGATTATCCTACTATGTTCTTTTATGAATACGTAAATATTCGTGTACAAGCAGGTATGTTAAAATGCAACGCCATTTACGACTTTTTATTAAATCCACAAATACCAGACGAGTATAAAACAAATCCAATCGTACAAAATGAATATACAATGTCTATTCATTTACAAAATGAGACAAATCCTAAAAAATAATAATTCGTTTATGTAAATGCCATTTACAAATGTAGTGACTCATTATAAATCAATTTTAGCATTATTTACAGTATGTACTGCTTTAAACCTACCTATTATTGTATTTATAGATCCAATTTCAAACTGGATTACGACTACATTTAGTAATATTGATGATACCGTAAATGAAACCGAAAATACGGCATCCTTGTCCAGAGGATATATATTTTTTGTATTAGTTTCAATCATTAATCTTCCACTATTAATTCATTTATTGAACGGTACAAATTATATGTATGAATTTATTTATTTTTTATTACTCATTTTAATTTGTATACTAAACCCATCAGAAGTAGTGACAACTATGTATAATTTACAATATGTATTAATAGGTATATGTGTTGCCTTTTTCTGTATTAAAAATATACCAGACACTACAAAAGAGGTATTAATTATATTATCAATGTTAGGTCTAAATTTATTATCAGAAAATGCGATAAATACATTATCCAATAACCCATCTATTTATATTGTCTTATTTTTACTTATTTATTTAATAGGTTATATTGTATTATTGTCAAATACATCGATTATACTATTAAATAACATTAAGGCAAATGGTGGAAGGATTATATCTAGAATAGGTTCATTACCACGCATAGTATTCGTTGAACTGTTATGTATTTTCCTGTTTTTTTACATGAGAAGTATTTCTAAACGATATTATGGCGGAACTCTTGTAGTACATGAACCAATTACACTATTAAAAGCATCTTCTTTTAAAATAAATCAATTGTATAATTATGAATATACAATTTCATGTTGGATGTACATGAACGCAACGTCTGCAGGACATTCACAATCGTCAAATGAATATACTGATGTTTTATTATTTGGACAAGAATTATTAATGGCTTACAATAGTGCGTTGAATACATTGCGGATTATTATGAAAAATAAGAACAAAAAAACAATATATGACGTTAAAAAATTGCCTTTGCAAAAGTGGAATCATTTTGTAGTATCCTATTCAAATGGAATGTTTGACTTATTCGTGAATGGCGAACTTGTAAAAACTAGTTCCATTATACCTTATTCAAAAACACATGAATTGATTACTGGATTTGAAAATGGGGTAAGTGGAAAATTGTGCAATCTTCTATATTTTAATAATGTTATTACAATTGAAAAAATAAATGATTTGTATACACAATTTAATGATAAAAATCCTCCCATTTTTTAGAAATCAGTCCAAGCTACTTTCGTACCTCCTTCATACGGTTGTGCCAAATGGTTTTCAATCAACCATTCATGTACTTTAATATCTCCAATTGTAATTTCAACCAATAGTCTACCATATTTGTCAAACTCAAAACATTCAACATCGACGATTTTATTTTCAATTAGAACCTTTAGTTTGTCGCGCGCATCCACACCCATCTTTTTTTCATTCATGTCTTTTGTTCTTAGTTCTGGAGTGTCGATGTGTGCAATGCGACACTTCCATTTATATAAATTTCCAAATACTTCAATGACTAAATGCACTGTATCTCCATCGTACACATAAACGACCTTGGCTTTACATTTATGACCCATCAATGAAAATATAGGGGTAAGAACGGAACTAAGTTCAAGTGACATTTTTACAATTGATTGAACGTATTTAATCATTCAATTTTTTATATAGAAATAGCTAAATTACCCCGAATCGAACTAAATTGGACACATTCGAACATTTATGCATATAGCAAAATAAATTGAATCAAATAAATTATAACATATTTAATATAAACAATGAATTACGACCCAGTTATTCGATTTCGTCCTATTGCTGAACCTCGCACATTTGTGACGAAATGGGAAAATGAAATCACAAACAAGACAACCCGTAAAAAGTCAATTTCACGTGACAGAGACGCAAAACGAGGTGAAAATTTTGAAGACACATATGAATATGTATACCCTCAAACCGACAATGATGATTATTATAATGAATTGGCTCGTGAAGAAAATGAATTGTGTCGTAAAGAGGCCCACGAAATTGAGAAAACCCTCCGGATAACAGATTTTATCCACGAATTTGATTTTGAACCAACGTTTACTGCGTTGACTTCAGAAATTGAAAATCAGAGAAATGAAGAATTGATTAAAGAACTTACATACAATGACATCATGTTTTACTTATATTTCAAAGATAAGTGTTTAGTGCATTATTAGATGAGTTATAAATTGAAATAATATATATATTTTTTAATAAGTAAAAAATGACGTTAAACTTTTGTGAAATCGATATTGATGCATTAATTCCTGGAAAAAGATACATGATTAAAGAAGAATATTACCAACATACCAGAACAATTTATTGTATATTTGAGGGATATTTCAGTCCTCATATTACATATTGGACTGACATTAGGTATACTATAAAGGATTGTACATGTCAACACTTTACAACAGGCAGACTACAGTTAAACAGACTACAGTTAAACAATATGACTAAAAAAGCTATATTTTATAAAATGATTTCTTCTAAACCAAAAATACAAAACGCCATGGAATTGAGAGCACTCAATATAGTTTTACAAAATGTTATTGGTGACCATACATTCTGTAATTAGGTTGATTTAAAATAGGTGGTCCTGGTGGTTCTTCTGAAAAAACTTTCCCAAAATATTCAAAGTATATAATAAATTGTTTTTTTTATAATTAGAACTATAAATTCTTTATTCTCGACGCAATATTTAAAATATATTCCTATTTTATAATGCCTTTGTTTGGTCTTAACATTCATCACTACCGCCCTCCAGTCATCCTGTCACTCACATGGTATATCCAAATGTTTACGGAATGATTAGAAAAATTCATCATCTACAATCACAAGCGCAGTCTACTGATAAATTCATAGGGAAGGTTGTGAAAGCAAACGTTCTTGATATATTTAAAGGAAATCCAACCTTGCCGCAAGTTGATTATGATAAAAAGTATACAGGACTTAAACACAAAAATATCTGGGTTGAAGGAAGAAATATCTGCGTTGAAGGGAGAAATACCCAATTAGAGCTATTTAATAGAAGAATCTAATTTTACAAAATATTATGGAGACGATGCGTTTAATTTTATACAATAAATTTAAAACGATTGCGATAATTTGGTATAATGTTATTAGGAATTATTCATTTAATACATTGCCCTATTTTAGTTATATATCCATATATAGTGGATACATATGATGGAGTATATTTATTTTATTTTATGTTAATAATCGTGTCTTATATCCTGTTAAAAAATGAATGTCTGATTAGTT